CGTCGTGGAGGAGCGGCGCTGCGACGAGCGGCACGTCCGGGTGAAAGAGAAGACCACGGAGAACGCCGCAGGCATCGCCGTCAACGCCGCGAAGATAAGTGCCGTGGCCACGGTGCAGACAGGTTGGTCTGTCCGGTGGATCACCCTCGCAGCCGTGGCCGGCGCCGTCGCCGTGATCGCCACCCTCATCATCCGCCTGGTCCTGGTGACACGGTGAAAGGCGTAACCAAGAGCTAAAAAAAAAAAAAATGATCGAACGCATCGTCAAGACCGCACGCCGCACACCTAAACCCGTCGCCCACGACGAGCGACACCCGCACGAGGATATCGTCTCATGGCGGTGTGTTCTTGAATGCGGGCACTCAGGGACCTACGCCGTGAGATACTGCGATCTCGATGGTGATGAGGACCAGGGACCTTACCCAGCACCCAGGAAACTACGGTGTTTGGAGTGTGAGGACGCGACAGACTTTACGGCGTAAATTCAACCCAATATATTAGGAAGCCAACTGTAGTCCCCAAAGTTGGGACTGAGCGTCACGCCCAAGATAGGCCGTTTGGTCCCGTCGTAGGTCTGCGTATAGCCCCCGCCTGAGCGGTTCAGCGTAGTCTCCCCTGTACGGATCCAAATATCACCTACAGCAAGCGCTGCGGTGATGGTGGCTGCACTTGGCGCAACTTCCGCACCTGTGGCCGCGACGACTCCGAATACGTGGGTCTGAGACACAACACTTCCTGTGTTTTTAATAACGAGTGCAGCGACGCAGCTTTGGCCGACGGCAAGTGCACTTCCAGCAAACAATACGTGGTCTGTTTGTGCGATGAATTCCTGCGCGACACTCCCTACAACACTAATACCGTGTGTCAAGTTTAGGTACCACGCAACACCGCTGGAGGGTGTAGTTGGTGCTAATGGGTAACAACCTTGCACATGATTTCGAGCGTGTGCTCGTAACTCCTCCAGGTCTTTGACGAGCTGGTCCATGGGGCTAGGGTGTTGTGCGTGAAATTGTCGGAGGGCTGTTTTGTAGCTGCGCATACTACTAGTGTATCAACTATTTTCAAAAAACTGTAGGAAGCGTGGTATAAGTGAGTGTAAGGTACGATGTAGTTATGGTTCACACTTAGTTAGCGTTACTGTTTCTTTTTTTTTTCGGGCACGAATTGGCTTCGACATGGCTGTACGATGCGAAGTGATGCAAGCTCCGGACGGCGTGGTTCCGGGTTAAAAAACGATGCCAACCTCAAATGCCAACGATAACATTCAGCTGGCGATGGCTGCCTAAACCGCAGTCCCGTTCTGTGGCTTCTCCCGCCTGTGACGGGTCATAAGAACGACGATGAACAGGACAAGGATTCACGCTACCGTTGGTCCTGGAAGTGCGGGTAGCAAAAGAAACCACGGAGCCTGTCGCTGGGCGCTTTGGTGGGTAATAAATCAGCGGACAAGCTTGTAGAGTCATTAGCTGAGCAGTTGTGGACCCGGATATCGAAATCCGGCGTGTCCAAACTTAGTTGCCACATTGCACATGTGGCTATTTGCGTCTGATGTCTAAATGTGTTCCCGTGTGGGCCTCTCAGGCGCGTTGATGCGTGTTTGTTCATGTCGCGCATCACTCCTTTTGCAACAAGGCTGTTTCTCCGCTGGGGCCTACTAACGGGAAGTTCGCGGAGTATCTTTTTTTCCACCGTTGTAGGAGAATAGCAGTATGCCAACAATCACCCAGTTGGTCCGAAAGGGCCGTAAGCGTATTCGAAAGAAATCCAAAACAAAGGCGATGCAAGGAGCGCCACAAATACGAGGTGTTTGTCTCCGCGTCTACACCGTAAAACCCAAAAAGCCGAACTCGGCGCTGCGTAAGGTGGCCAGAGTGAGGCTCAGCAACGGGATGGAGGTCACCACCTACATCCCGGGTGAGGACCACAACTTGCAGGAGCACTCGGTGGTCCTGCTTCGGGGTGGTCGCGTCAAGGACCTCCCCGGTGTGCGTTACCACGTAATTCGTGGGGCGAAGAATGCAGATGCGTCCCCCGTATCCCCGGGTGGGGGTAAACCCGGGAGAAATCAGGGGCGGTCGAAGTACGGGGTGAAGAGGCCCAAGAGTTAAACAAAGGCACACTTCCTAATCGGGGGTGTGCCTTTTTTTTAGGTCACACCATAACGCCAACGTTTCCCATCACAGTTCTTCGTTCCCCAGAAGTATCCTCTCCAGAACCAACCGAAGTCGAAGAGGAAACCCATCATCGGTATAGCCAGGTGGATGCGTGCGACTGTGTTGTCTATGTACCAACACAGCACACCCAAGACGATAAGCCACAAGCTATCAAAGATGATGGGTGCGATAAGGTAAACTGTGTGTTTAGTGGTGGGGAGCGGCATCTCGGCCCAGTATCGCGGGGACTTCCACAGCTTCTCGTCAAAGCTGTAGTGCCAATATGGTTTGATGCGTCCTTTGACGTTGTTTACGATACGTGCGAAGAACCAGTGCGCTGCCTCATGAGACAGGTTCGCTAAATTGGGTAGTAGAGGGAAGAAACTGAGTAGCGCGGTCACGCCGAGTGTAACCCAGTACCACCATTGCCAAGTCATCGTGTTTCAACGTACATGGGTACGCTGATCTCTGCGGTTACGGTGTTAGCTACCTTGGTTAATGTTGTGCAACAGAGGTGGGGTACGAGGTATACGTGACAGCTCTCGTATGAGGATAGCGTGTCGTGTATAACGCCGAGAAGTTGGTCCCCTAAGCGTTTAACTATTAGTAATGGTTCTGTGTGGTTGGGTAGTTCAAAGTCCCCAGACTCAACCACTGTGAAACGTTTGGTGTGGTCGATATCCAAATAGAGGTGTTCGTCTGTTTCGGAAGTTCCCTGATACGGGGTATCTGTGAGTGTAGTGTGTACGCCGTCGATGTCGTCCAGACGCTCCACCACATACTCCAGGGCGCGGGCACTTAAAACAAACTCCGCCTGGTGTTGAAGTTGCTGTGGATCGGCGAGGAGATAATCCAGGAGTAATTCGAGATCATCTGCGGCTTGACGTATACTGGGTACGCGCCGCTTCGCCGGTTTCTCGGTGAGTGCTACACTCATCGACCCACTATTCTTTGCCACATTGTTAAATGCCTTCGTTACTTTATCCATCTGGTTCCTCTTTTTGTCCGTGGAGCGTAAAGAGCTCCAGCTCACGGGGTGTCATATCGTCTATCCAGTTTACAAGTATGTATTTACGAACGTATCCGCGAGGGACACTGTGGAGATACTGCCCTGCGAATTTACCGCGTAAAAGGAGGACTCCTCCGGGGTACTTTTGAAGAAAATCTCCTAGGGGCTGTCCCTCAGAGTATTCGCGTCCTTTCATCGTATATTATCCAGTATGTAGTACGTTAACGTTGGTCCAGGGTTCTGTGTGCAGTAGTGCCAATACTCACATGTTCTACAGAGATAACGATCCTGTGGTTTCCGGGGGCGTTTGGTATACCACTTCTGAAAACAGTCGCTGTCTATATGAGAAGCGTTGTTACTTGTTTTTGTTTGGCATGTAGTTGGCATTCCACTTGTAAACTCCTGGCGATGAGGTCCCACCGAGGTTCACCACCCATAGGGTCCCAGTGCATACGGTTGATCTTGACAGCGTTTCCCCAGGGTAAGAGTCCGTGTTCTGCTTCTTCCATGAGTTCGTCGTAACCATCACGTAAGGACTTTAGGTAGTCTAACGTAATGGCCGATTCACACGCACGGTTTTCCGGGTCTTCAACTTTGCGGCGCTGTATTCGTTCCAAAGCACATTCCGGATCTACGATTAGGTAGATTAAACGAACCGGTGGGGCGATGGGGCGACAGAAGGCGTCGTATGCCTGTTCGTAGGTCCACCAGTCCAGCCGTGAAATGTTGCCGTTTCGAGCGTGCTGTTTAGCAAAGACACGGTCTCCTGAAAGGGAACGATCCAGCATGGCCCCGTTGTATCTCCCCACACCTGATGCTTCCCACATGGCGAGCTGTTGCATCTTTGCACGCAGCGCTAACAAACATATTTGCATGGGAAAGGCGTATTTCTTTGGGTCTTGATAGAACCGTTTGAGGTAGGGGTTTGTAGCGACAGGTTCTTCTATTACACGTAGATTGAGGAGAGGACCAATATTACGGCAAAAGGTTGTTTTGCCCGCACCCACAATCCCTTCCACCCATAACAGGTGTCCAGGCACGACTTTAGGGAGTCCAGGGTCGTTAGGGTCGGGGAGTGTGATATCCATTTAGTCTCCTTTAGAGACACCGCCCCCTACACCGACCTGTGTCTTGGTGGCGGGGCGATTACCGTAGAGGTGTTGATACCCGGCTTTACGTGCGCGGCTACCCGGGTATGTGGGGATTATTGTATTGAAAACTGCGGGGGCGGGATGAAGACGGATTAGTTCGGAAGCGCAAGTGGGACAGTATATTGTTTCAGTAATCACACCGCTGTTTTGTTGTACGAGATGTTCTTCAATGGTGCGGCACTTTTCACACTCATAATCGAAAGATATGAGGGGCATGTATGCGCAAACCTTTAATGCCGTTATTTGGCATTTTTAGTATGTTAGTTAGATAAACATACGCGGGGCACAATGTCAAGCAGTTATTGGGGGAATAACCGAGGGATAATAAGCGGCACCTCTTCTTTAACCACAGCTTCTGTGGGGAGTGGAGGAGTTTCAATAATAACCGGGGGTTCTGTCTTTGGCGCAGGCGCTGGTTCGGGTTGCAGCGGCGCTGGTTCATCTCGTTTAAGCCAACTCTTGAGGAGGTTGAACAGGCGTGTGGTATTCTCTCCCGTTGTTTTTACGTCGGGTTCTTTGTTTGCTACTTGGACGGCGCGGTTTACAAGCATGCTACCTGCACCGGCCTCTTTCAAGCTAAAGGGCCTTGAGGGGCACCTCCCTCAGCTCCCATCGGTGCGCCTCCTCCCATCGGCGGTGCTCCACCCATCGGCGGTGCTCCACCCATCGGCGCTCCCCCGCCTGCAGGGGCTTGGGGCACTTCGATCTCTACCTTGGCTTGTTCCCCTGTTTGAAAAATACTGGCGAGGCCCTCAGGCTGCGTCAACGCTTCTGGGGACACCTTGACGGTTGTAGTCTTCTGTCCATCAGGTGTGAGCTTGCTTTGTAGGCCCTGGAACGTCCCTGCAGGAAGCAAGGCGATAGCTTCTTCCGCGTTCTGCGGTTGCGGCGGCGCTTGCATGGCTTCTTGCCCGCCTTGCCAGAAGTTGGGGTCGCCTAGTGCAGGTTCAGCGTGCTTACGGAAATCTTCCGTCGCACTGATTGCGCCGAGTTGATATGCGAGGTTGAGGGGTGTCATCGTCTAGCTCCTATGACCGCAGTGAACCGCTGCCGTCTATAGTTGGTGCAAGGGAGTTGGTTCTTTTGGAGAACGGGTTCACCGCTGGTTTCACAACAGGCTTCACCGCAGGTGCCCTCGGTGTCGGTTTCGGAGCTTGATTATAACCCGGCGCGAAGAGCGGTTGGTTTTTAATTTTTTGCATGTACGCTGCCTGCGCCTTTGGGTTTACAATTTCCCGCTGCTGCATCCCGTCGTTGACCGGAGGTGCGATGGGTCCACCAGGTACAGCAGTGCCGGGCATACGTCGCGGAGCAGCTGCAGCGCGAGGAACCATGGGTGCTGCAGGCATGGGTGCGGCGGGACGTTGCATAGGCATGCGACTCGGTGTCTTGATAATGCTGGGACCCAGACCGAGGTCGTCTTCGGCTCGTTTACGGAAGTCAGTCTCCGCTTGAATTGCGCCGAGTTGATACGCGAGGTTGAGAGGGGTCATGTTTTTCCTACACCAATGTGTCGAGGTTAATACCCGCGCTACGGAAGGCTTGATAGTCCTCCGGTGAGTATTTGATATTTAATCCTGCGGGGGATATACCGCCTTCTTGATACATGCGAAGACGTGCTTGAGCGTCTTCTGTTGCGCGTCGTGATGCGTCCTCTACCGCTGATGGGCGTGGTGCTGCACGGGGGACGGCGCGAGGCGCTGCTGCAACAGGCGCTGCTGCAACAGGCGCTGCTGCAACAGGCGCTGCTGCAACAGGCGCTGCTGCAACAGGCGCTGCTCCAGTTACTTTTGGTGCCAACGCCGTAGGTTGACGTGCTGCACGTAATGCTTGTAAACCTTGTCCAGCGAAATGTCCACCTGTACCACCGAGTAGTGCACCACCCAAGATACGTTTAGCGGAGTAGTCTTTACCACTGATAGCTCCACCTATACCACCGAGTAGCGCACCACCACCAATTGTTGCGAGAGATGCTCGTTTACGGAAGTCAGTCTCCGCTTGAATTGCGCCAAGTTGATATGCGAGGTTAAGGGGTGTCATAACCTAACTCCTGGGACTGGTATGGATGCACGGTAGACGCCCCCCAATTTTTCTAGTGCGTGTAGAACGCCTAACCGGTAAGCCACACTGGAAATTTTTAGCTGACGTTTCGGCGCGTCGAAAGTCTTCAGCACCTGCGTTTTGAATTCATCAAAAGGCATGGCTGTTACGGAACCAAAAAAGCGAGGGTCGTCGTAGTGTTGCAGGTACGCTGCTTTGGCTTCTGCTGCTGTGTTGAAACCGAGCATATGTTTCTGCTCATCGAAGACAGTCCACATTTTTGTACCGTCTTTTGGTTTCTTCATTTGGTTGACGACGTAGACGTTTTTGGCTTGTTCGTTCGGCCCTACGTAGACGTCACAGTGGTCGCCGTCCACACCCAGGGTACGGCGTATGTAACCGTAGGGGTGCTTCATTAACGTTTTGCCTGACTCTTCTTTGTGCGGGTCATACCAATGACGATACTCTCCCTTGTCCGTCTCGATGGAGATGTTCAGGCCCTGGAACTCCATGCGACGGGAGAGGGTGTGGGCGCTCCCTTGTTTGAATGTGCGTCGTAATTGGTCTGTTATTGTAGGTTTGTCGGGAGTTAGTGCTTTAGCAGCCAAGGGGGCGAGTGCTAAACCACCACCCAACAGTGCTCCTCCGATTCCTAGACGCTTAATGTTTTTAACAGCGCTACTAATTCGACGGTGTACACCACCGTAGTGTACTAAGGGGTCGATCATATTCCCGTATTGTTTAGGTGCGGTCTTCCATCCTTCGCGGAGACGTAAATTCAGGTATTGTAGGAGTGGGTTATTAGAAGACCCATGTAACGCATGTGCGAGGACTTTTTCTTGTTCGTTTAGTCCAAGTTGTCCGAGTGCTTTTGTGTATCCAAGTTGTCTGGATGCACGTCGCAGTTCTCTGCCGACGATATTAGCGGCGTTACGGTCTTGATCAGGTACAAGATGACGAAGCAATTTGTCTTGTAGTACTGTGGCGTCTTGGTTGGCACCAACGCTTTTTAAATGTTCGAGGTACGTTTTGGGGTCAGCGTTTAGAAGTCGGGCTTCAAGGGACTCCGCTAATGCCGCTACTTCCGCTGCTGGGACGCCTGGAAGTTTTCGTTGCAGAACTTTGGGGAGTTCTTGACGAAAACGTGTCGGGTGTAGCTTTCCTTGATCAGCTAATTGTTTTGCGGTTTCATATCGCGCTTCACCGATTGTGGTCATAAAATCGTTACGTAGTTGTTTTTGACCGTGGAAGGAGTGTGCGTTCCCTCCGAGTATACGTTGAGTATGTACTGGGTTTTCATATATCTCAGCGGCCATACGGGTATACCCTGCGAGCGGTCCCTTCTCAAATGCTTTGTAGTGTAGTTGGGAACTAGGAGTGAAAGGTGTACCTGTTGCAAGCTCTGCTGCACGCCCCACTAATCCGGAATTACCACGGATCGCTCGCTGAACACCGGCACCCGTGTATTGTTTTCCACTCGGTAAAGTGATTACGGGTTCACGCGCTAATTCACTCCCCTGACTAATATAGCTACGAATCCAGGCATTCGTGGAAGTAGCATCCCCGCCGAGGGCTTTAAACGCATCAGCTTTACCTTGGGTTGCAGGGTCAACGAGGCGATATTTAGGTAATTCTTTGGACAGACGGTGAGCACCATACCCTACCGCTGCAGCTGGTACCGCGGCGGCAGCGCCCAGGGACCCTGCAAGGTTTAATACACTATCCGTTGTGTTTTCGTTCATACCTGCAACCCCGGCCATTACCCCGCTAGTTGTTTTTGCGGCTGAGAGAATGTGTTATTGAAAAGACGCTTCAACATCTTAGAGGTGTCCATCTCAGGCATCTTCACCTTGAACGCTTGCCATGCGACGGGAGAGGGTGTGGGCGCTCCCTTGTTTGAATGTATGTTGGATCATGAGAACCCCCCTTGTCGTGCAGCTCTACGTCGTCGAATCCACTCTAATGTAGCAGCTGGTGCGGTTGCGGCTAGTGCATAAGTCCCCAGTGCGGGTAGTAACGTCAACAGAGAAGAACGCCCATGTCTAGCGGCGCGTAAACCGCGGTATCCACGAAAAGACGCACGCGCTTCTTCAGCTAAGCGTGGTAGCCATGGTAGTGTGGTGGCAAGTGGAAGCGCTTTTGCGGTGGTGCTATCGGGGTCGAGGTACATCGCTGCTGGAAGTGCTGCTAATGATAGAAGCCCTCCCACTCTAGGGCCTGCAAGTGCACCGGGTAATAGTTTACCTTTTCGTGATATAGTGTGACCTAGCTCATGACTTAGCGTACCCGGTAGTACTCTTGGGGGTATCCGTACAGTACGGGCCGCGGGCGCGTAATGGGGAGGGATACGGGGTATATGTTGAATCACAATATCCTTGGGGATATGCATTTTTTTACGTAGGGTTTCAATTCCTGCGTCTGTTAGGGGCTTTGCGTAACGTCCTTCTGCTTTTGTACTTAATCGATATATAGGGCCGCTAAGCACCACAGGGGCTAGTGCTATACCCAGTGCTCCGCCGACATCAACTAGTCGTGTATTGTTTGAGACTGCGTACTTTTGCAGCGCGTACTCGATACCTCGGTTATAGAAATAACTCATACCCGTAACCCCGGCCATTGCCCCGTTAGTTGTTTTTGCGGCTGAGAGAATGGATTGTTGAACAGACGCTTCAACATTTTGGAGGTATCCATCTCAGGCATCTTCACCTTGAACGCTTGCGTTTGTTGGCGATGGATTTCTTTGAATGGGTCTTTGATGCCTCGCGTCGTGAGTCCTCCTAGTTTTCTCATCGCAGCATAGGAGCCTTGTTTATAGGCTGTTTGGCGGTCGATGTTTTGACCAATCCGCTTTCTTGCGTGGCGACTAAGTCGTGGTCCTTGTCCGAACTGTACGCTTTGACCACTGATTGTTTTTGTGGCATCGCGGATTAATTGAGCCTCCGGTCCAGCGGTGCGTAAAGCAACTATAGTATCTCCAGCAGGGCGTAGACTTTTGGGTAGTGTGGTCACTCTGTTGTGCTCTCGTAGAATCACATCAGGGTTACCGTGTTGCGCACGCTCTACAAAGGCTGTAGAGATTCGTTTAACCCCCGTCTCATCGACTTCGTGTGCTAGACCCAACCTATTACGTGCTTCGAATTGATTCGGTGTCAGTCCGCGTATTTTTTCACCACGTACAGACCCCCCTGCGGTGCTGAAAATGTGCCCGGGTTTGGCGGCTTTGGTTAATTCGTTTCTTAACTGGGCCTTCTCCCAATTTAGCCACGGGTCTCCCGACATATGCATACGTTCGATGTTACGTAAGTGTTCTGCTGCGTACGCTTTATTTAGGTGTGGATTCGTAGCGTGGAGGCCGATTTCGGTACGGGGATCGTGTTTCGGGAGTCGGATTAACCCTTTAATTTTTGTGGTAATTTTTCTTAGCTCACCAAGGTCAATCGCTTCTTTGACCCCCGCCGCCTTCGCGAGTCGTTTAATCAACGCCTTCCGTATCTGCGGCGCTTGCGCCACAGCCAACCCACCCAACCCGCCACTCAACGCGCCGAGTAGTGCCCCCTCCACCGGGTGATCGTACAGGGAACCCGAAGCTCCCCCGACCAACGCACCCATGGTGGCTTGTACAGGCATACGTGTGAGTGTCTCCCCCAGAGGTCCCTCCAGGAGTTTTAAGAGACCCAGACGGGCCGAGGCGTGTTTAGCGCCGGTGAGGTACGCGGAGGTCACTACCCACCGATACCCAGGGACTGCATCGCGGAGGACGCGCCACGGGTGAGGGGGCTATACCAGGACTCGGGGGCTTCTTGACGTCCGGCGAGGCCACCGGCGAGGCCACCAACGGCACCGCCGTAGAGCCCTGCGCGTCCGGCGAGTTGTCGTTTCAATGCAGTCATCCCTTCAGGGGAGTAACCTTCGTGTATACCTCGTTGGATTTGGCTTGGTCGGGGTACTGCACGTCCATCTAATGCACCTACGCCTAAACCTTTTCCACCCGCTTGAAGACCGCGGTACGCTCCACCTAATCCGCCCCCGATCGCACCCAGAGCTGCGCCACCCAGCGCTCCTTGGAGACCGCCCTGTAATCTTTCTCCACTGTCACTGCTAATCGCTCCAGTGAGCCCGCCCACTCCTGCACCTATACCCGCACCGTGGAGTGCGCCAGTACCAGCCCCCTGTAGTGCGGCCCAGTTCACACCTTTCGCAGCAGCAGCAGGGTTTTTTGCAAGCTGTTCAAAAATTCCTCTCCCTATACTTGTAACTCCAGCTTGTTTATTGAAATCCTCTTGTGCTTGCAAAGCACCAATACTGTGTGCGAGCTGTAGTGGGGTCATTGTATTCCGTCCTTTATTGTTGTGACAGCAACGCTTTTAGGCGCTCCATCGCAGTATCCTCGTGTTCTGCACCTGAGAGTCCACCAACAACACCACCACCGACACCCCCCGCTAGTAAACCAGAGCCGCCACCTATAAGGTCACGTCGTTCTGTGTTGAGTTGGTCTCTTTGTGCAAAAGGCATAGCTTCACCTTTTACTCCTCTTGCACGTATAAGTTTTTCGTAGTTTGCGGCGCGTACATCTTTACTCCCCTGTTGTAGACGTTTTAATCCCCGTCCTGCACCCGCACCCCCATAGGCCCCTGCAAGACTCCCAGCACCACCCAGCAGTGCGCCTAAACCGGCTCCTTGAAGTGCCCCCTGTAAACGGTTACCGCTATCAGACGCAACAGCGCCGGTGATTCCCCCTGCTCCAGCACCCAACGCAGCTCCAGGGATGGCGGACAGTAACACGTTACCCCCACGCGCGGCTAGGTCACTGAGGACTCCTCCCGTTTTTACGTAGAAGTCCCGTTGCGCTGTGAGTACCCCGATATTGTAGGCTACCTTTAACACGCTCTTCTCCTAGGCGAACGCCAACACTTTAAGTGTAGCGGGCTGTGTTGCAACTGTTACGGTCATGGCAGTGACGGTTCCGTCGGAGCACCAGACCATGACAAAGCCTGTGTCTTTCTTGAGCGTCAGTGCGTTGGTGTTGGCGTTCAACTTCGCGGTGATGTCGTTTCCTGTGGCGCGCAGGAGTAAGAACTTCGCGCTGGTCATGGGTAACGTCACAGCTTCGTCTGCGACGGGTGCTGCGAACAGTTTCTCATAATTGAGATTTGAGGTGTACGCCAAGGAGATCGCCAAGGGAATCTTTCCCGCTTGTTTGCCGTCTTCAAGGGGCCACTCAACTTCAGCAGTGACTGTTAGGTTGCGTGCCATTGGTTATTGTCCTTGGCTTTGTTGATATTGTTGGAGCAACTGCATCAGCTGCTGTTGTTCCGCCGCTTGCTCTTTTTCAGCAGCACGGTCTTGTCCGAACTGTCTTCCCTGCGTCGCGCCGTAGGCACCACCGCCCATCATGCCCAGACCGCCTCCAAGTAGTGCACCCAGCTGTGCACCTTCACTGGGAGTCCAGTCGGGATCTGCGCCGAGGGCACGAGCCAGCGCGATACCCCCGGCACCCAACCCTGCGCCCACGAGACCACCACCGATACCCCCGATGGCTTGACCCGCAGCACTACCTCCGGTGGTGGCCAGTCCCGTCAGGGCTTTTCCGCCCTGGGGACCTGTTAGCCCACTGGTGATGCCGGAGAGGGCGGGACCGTAACCAGGAACAGCGCCCGTGAGGCCCGTCAGGAAATCTTCGGCTGTACCCCCTTCGGCGTCCTTTTCGAAGTCCCGTTGTGCGGTAGCAGCACCGATGGTGTAAGCCATTTCGAGATGGGGATTCATTGTGTCTCCTGCATAAGTGCGCCACCTGGTGGAGGTGGGATGAGTGATGCATGATAGCCGGGTGCGGTAGCCCCGTCCAGTAAACGTAGAGCTACACGGAATTCGGCGATGTGCGTTGCAAACCGTTTGAGGTCACGAGGGTGCCAACGTCCCAGACGCGTTGTCCGTCCGGTCATGTAGGCCAGCAGAATATCCAGCGTTTTGGTGCCTGTAAGCTGAGTCATCAAGTTACTAAATGACGTCAAGTTTACGAGGTAAAGTAGGCGCACAGCACACCAAAAGTCCTGCGTGGCGGTGGGCCAAACGAGGGGGTAGGTGTTGTGCAGCAGCTCGGAGTAGAGGTTGATGACCTTGGCTGCAGCCTGCAGATTGGTGGTGTCCTTCTGTAGAGCTTTCTCGGTGTAGCTGAAACGGGTGGCGTCGCGTAGAGGGACTTGCATCAACCCTTGTGGCCTCTTTATCCGATCGGTACTCACCACGGTTGAAACACCGTTGGAGTCAGCGACCATGTGCGCAACAAGATACCCCAACGGGATGTTATCGCGGTAGGTGTTGAGCACAGTACCCCATTGCTGTCTGAGAGCGAGGAGGCGGGTGGGGAGGAGGGGGTACACTGTTACAGTCCTACTCCTTTCTTAGCAGCATCAACGCCGCGTTCACGCCAGATCATTTTAGGGTGTTGTTGTTGGATGGTCCAGTTACGGTGTTGGAATTGGGGTGTCGCTTCGTGCCATCCTTGACGGAATGACCCGGTCCCCTTCTCCACACCCCGCCTTATTCCGCCTCGTATTCTACGCAGGGCACCGTACCCCAACAGGGCACCGGCTGCTAATCCCGCAGGTAAATACCATGAGGGGGTTTCGGTAGGACGCTCGTACGTTCCACCAGGTCCCATAGCCGGATCATCCATGTAAGGTTCGTAGTTTGCCATTGGTCCAATTGTAGTTGAAGTTCTCTTAGGGGTCAAAAGGTACGTTCGCTTCATCGCTTGTAGCGGCAACAGGCTCCATTGCGTCGTTGAAGGTGACTTGAGCCGCGACAGTGCTGCTGGTCGCCGCAGTCTCGACAGCGGTGAGTGCCTGGTCAATTGATGCGACAGCCGCTTCCCAGGCGGTGACTGCGGGTGGGTTGAAGAGTAAGTTGATGAAATCCTTGGTGCTCTGTAGCGAGGCGGGGTTCGTCGCACCCGCGAGCAGCACAACACCGCCGACCAAACCACTCTTGAAGAAGGGAGGTGCTGAAGTGTCCGCTTGGTCAGAGAGGCGCTTAGCGAGCTCCGACGCGAAGCCGTTGATCCCCCCTGTGGGGAGTTCGATGGTTGTGACGTATATACCCGTCGCAGGTATATTTAGGATGTCTTTGAGTTTGGCGAGTTCTGCGGTGATCTGTGTGACGTACTCGGCGTAGCGGAGTCCCTCCGCCTCTAAGAAAGCCACGTAGGCTTGTAGAGCTTGGAACCCCCCGGTGAGGCGTGATTTGTAGCTGGTTACGTACGCTTTTATAGCGTTGACGGCGAACGCCAAGGAGGGGATGAGGTTGAGGAGTGAGGTATGTGTAATCCAGTCCGGAGCAACACCGCGCGACGGTGCGAGCTGCGCGGCGATACGTACCTTGGCGACGTTGCTAATTCCGTCGTAATCTTGCATGACAAAGGCCACGTTCGTGGCGGTGTCGCCCGGGGCTGTCCCACCGGCGATGGAGTACCGGTAAGCAACGCTGTAGTAATAATCGGTGTCTCTTAGTAGAGCCGCGTCGTCGTCTATGTAGTTTGTACGCACACCGTTAAAACGAAAACGGTAAATGACCTTGGTTTTTTTATTCGCGGAGACTATGCTGCTGGTGGTTGATGGTGTGCTTTCAGGTAAGGCCGTAGGTTGGGTAGCACCGAACAGGTCTCCCCAGTTAGTGGCAAGCATCGCCTGGTCGTCGGTGGACCGTATAATGGCTAACTCCTCAAGGCGCACAAAGTCATTACCGTATCGTGGCAATGTTTGCATGGTGGGTGGGTTTACCCACGAGAGTAAAACACCAATGCCTGTACTTTCCGGCGATGCGATGGGCGTGGCTTTCAGCTCTTTCACTGATTTGAACGCATCATCGGGAATCAAACTATTATTCTTGAGCGCTGTACCAAATATTCGCTTGAGGGATTGTAGGGCTTTATTTACCTGTATGAAGCTGCTACCCCCCGTAACGATAACGAGAGCAAAGATAGCGCAGTCGTTGTCGTATTGTGGTCGCTGGGAATCGGCCTCGTCGTAGATTGATTCAACAACGATACGTGCAAAGCCTTCGTTACCGCGGTCAGCTTTTGCGATTACAGCCATTGTATCGCTAAACGCCTTACGCTCCGCGTCTGTCATGGTGTCGTTCAAGGACCACGAGTCTTCACCTGAGGAGACGGCAATCGCGTCGGATTCATCAAATGGGTTTTGAGGGAAGGGAGCGACGGGAAGCAGGTGTACGCGCCCGTCTTTGGTGAACTTATCGAGGATTGTTTCAATGGTCGTGAGTGCTGTCTTTAAAAGTAGCTCATTACTGTTCAACACCGTAGATGTGAGAAGGATGAAGGCTTTAAAGATAGCCACCTGTAGCGCATTAACCGCGATTACCGTATGGGAGATGGTTGTTAGCGTCTCCTTTACGGGGTCAAGTAGGTTTGCCGGGGCTTTAACTGATAGTGATTCCCATTTGCCGTCACTCATAGTGTGTCCCTAAGTACATCAATTTGTTGCTGTATTGTCTTGAGCTGCGCTGCACCTTCTGGAAGTTGCCGTATCTGTTTGGAGTGAATATGCAACATACTCTGTAGCGCGTTAATGTGTTGGTATAGGCGGAGACGATGCGCACGTACAGCGAGGGCTGCGAGTTGTTTGAGGTGGCCTAAACCACCGTCGAATGTGGTCCATTTTTGCTCGTTCATAACAGTCAGTATACACCAAAAAACGGGGTGTTTTTTGGTATAAGTAAGTGTTCCAGAAGAGTAGCAACGGCAATACTTCTGGAGTGAGTGAGGATTCTCCTTGCTCACACCCACACGCTCGTACATTGGAGGTGAGTTATGTTGTGGGGATTGATTGGCAAACCAGCGATTATTCCGGTCTGGCAGCAGATTGTGGTCGGCGTAGGACATACGCTGACGGTGTATGTAGCGCCCGCGATGGCGGTTGCTATAGGATGGACCTTAGGAAAGCGTTGTGCGGGCGACAGCCCGTACAACAATGAGAGCGAGAGGCTGCGGGCGGGTGAGGATTTCGCCTGCGGCCTGGAGAGGCGCGCCGCGCAGGCCCGTCGCTCCCAGCAGCACGTCCAGTAGACCCTCCTATCCTGAGGGGTCGTGACCGTCGAGTCCTTCGATGGTCAAAAAATAAAAAAACAGAGAAACCCCCCGTGGGTTTTTCTTAGCTTCGAGAGGAGGAGTACATGTGGCCGTGGCTGATACTAGCGGCGGTTCCCGCTGCGCTGACGTACTTAGCGCGGAGGGAACAGAAACGTGAACAGGAGGTGTACGATATTCAATGGGCCGAGGAGCGCGCAAAGGAGGCGCGCGCGGTGGCCGAGGAAGCAAGGAAGGCTGCGAAGGAGCAGCGGGAGTTAATGAAAGAAAGGCGCGAGGAAGAGGAGCGCGTCGTTAAAAGAGCGGGGCGGCAAGTGGCGCTCCGTGTACTAGAATGCGCGAACGCCGCACTTACCGTCGACGGCATCGTCGTGGCGGGAACGGTGGCGGACGTGTCCAGCACGCACGTGGTGCTGGACTATGAGGATGGCGAGGAGTACGCCATCCCCATCGACGCTATTGATGCGGCGTCGGTGGTGGTGGTGAAGGGGGGAGAGCCTCTTGAAGAAGAGGCTGAAGAAGAAGAGGCTGAAGAAGAAGAGGAAGCGTACAGTTAGCAGGACAGGGAAACACTTCCATGTGGTTGTGTTTTCCTTTACGTTCCATGGAGGCAAAAAATAATGACCAAAGAAGAAGTAGATATCCGCCCTGTTCCGGTGGATAAATTGAGTACCTGGACTGTCGAGGAATTAACGCGTAGGCAAACGCGTGCACAGGAACTCTGTAGTATCTACGCACAGTACGTACAAGCGGCACAAGCAGAACTCGAATCCCTTCGTAGGGTTCATACTTTTTTAACGTCAGCAAATTATGACGCGACGTTGTCCTTGAAGATCGTACAAGACAAAGTTGTACGTGTGAAATGTATGGAGTGTAACGGCACCGGGCAGAAAGCCCTGGACGTGGAGAGTGGACGCATTATGAGGAAGAGCGCCTTTGAGTTTAACCAACCCACAGGACCTATCGTAATGACCGAAATTCCCGATGAATTTAAATGTACGAATTGTCAGGGCCGAGGATGGCTCCTGATGGAACGGTATTCAGGATAACTTCTAGTTTTCGGGGTAATAAGAGGCGTTGGTGGGCCGGGGAGAGTCCCGGGGTGACCCGCCTTCGTTTAGCTCCGAAAGGAGAGTTCAAATGGTAAAGTATTTGGGGCGAAGAGCGGGTGTACCGGAGTTTTGTAGCGTGTGGTATCTTTCAGCGCTGGTTACATAAGATCGGGGTGTTAGGGTTCGCGGTGTGGCCCGTTGTGGTGTATTCAACTGTGCAGGCGTCACAAGAGGAAGAGGTACAACACCATGAGCACCAACACATCGTACAGTATCGGAAGTACGGTCTGGTGGGATTTTTGGTGAGGTACGGGTTTTATCATTTACGGGTTGGCTATGATGCTAACCCCTTCGAAATCGAAGCGCGGAAAGTGGCGCGACGACAGGTGCAGGGATGATTGTACCATCAAAGGTTAAACGTTGTTTGGACGATTGGGGGCTCGCAACACTTCACCATACTGTGCCGATCTATAGGGGCACAGGGTTACAGATGAGTTATGGTGATGGGTATATTACGATACCGCGGTGGCAGACTCTGCGTGCACGTTTTGACCCTAACTACCACCGTTCCATTCTACATGAGTACGGGCATGCGTACCTGGACCTATGTGATGCACTAACACGTACGCGTTTAACGCAAGTATTTGGGTCGTTTACATTAGTAAATTACCCAAGCAGACTTAAGTGTCTAACTGGGTGGTTAATTCCCAGGCCTGACGGTTTCGTGAGTGGGTATGCTACACTTCACGCGGTGGAGGACTTCGCAGAAACGTTTGCTCGTGTTGTCGTAGGTGACGTGTGTACGTCAAAAAAGATGTGTAGCGTACGTGATACGTTAAACAGCCGCAGCCGTCCCTACAGCGCCCGCCGTTCCTAACCCTAGAGCACCCAATGCAGCTGCTTGGGGTGACCAACGCCCCATGACCTGACGGCGTAGTTGCTGGGATATGGCTGGGTTGAGTAAACTACCTAGAGGACCAGCGTTCCCTTCCACAAGGACAAATTTACCGCCTGGTAGTTCAGCAACATCGTATCCGAGATGTGCCAACCCTTGTCGGTGTTCAGCGGGGAGTGTGGCTTCCGCTTCTTCTACGAATTTGCGCAGTCGCCTGCTCCTTAGGGGGTTTGTTGGGAGGAACACGGAAGACCCTACCGGCTTGCCGGTAATCTTGGATAAGGTGTTGCGTACTATTTCGGGGAGGAAGCGTTGACTGGTGGAGTAAGGGTGTCCAGCTAATGAGTGTACGCGGTATTCCTTATTGATAGGTAAACGGGGTTGGATGAGCATATCGTCTGTAGAGTTACGCAGCGCTTGTTCAAACTTCGGAGTGCCACTCATGAACACGTTTTCTCCCTGTGCTCCCGTACGGCCCTTGATTACCGCACCCCCAGGGTACGCTTTATTGATAGCGTCTAGACGTTGGTCTATTTGCCAGGCTTGACGTACTTTCTGCTCTTGTAGTACGTCATGTAGCGTACGTGTAGGGATGGTATGTTTAGGCATCAGTTCGTGAAATCGAAGTTTGTCTTGCAAAGCTTTTTCCGTCGCAGAAGTACCAGTCCCTAACTCTACTGCACCTAGACCTTTACCTACTTCGTCGGGGAAGTAGTGATACACCACCTGGTCAGAAGCTTTACGGGGGTCGGGGGAGGGTCCTCCGAGACGGTATTCAAACTGTTTTCCAGAACTGATCTCGTGCCCTGCGGCTCTAGCTTGAGCTAGCTCCTCTGGTGTGGTGACTTTGTACGGACCATGGGCGTCACGCGCCAGATTTTTAGGGATACCCCCCACTGTGTATTGTTTCCCTTTGGTCGCTTGCTGTAATCCACGGATACGTGCGTTAGGCGATAGACGGAAGCGCCGCATTAAACCGTAACCGAGAGCACCTAACCCCAACCCTGCAGCACCCGCTAACATCCCCTTCTGCCAAGTTGGTGTTTCTGGTTGTTGGAGCCCTAGAGCTTCCAGGCTGGAACTTACTCCTTCTTTGTAGAAGTGGTTGGTCATTGTTTTTCATCACTAAACAAATGCCTAACCTGTTTATAGAACACCGAGGGCATGGGGGAGGATTAAACAACAACAATCAGAGTGGTGCGACTGGAGTACCGACCCACGTCTAGCTCCAGTGCGACGGTTGCACCAGTGACACTGATACCTGCGTCGAAGTCACAGGTAATAGACGTCGCGCTGTACTCGGAGATGGGACAGGCGGTGCCGCCGAGTGCGAGGGCGACGCCGGAACCCAGACCACCTGCGAGGGGGGTGGGACCAGCAGCATCGACGAATGAAACACCACCACCGGCAAAAACCGTCGCTTCCACCAGAAGAAGTGCAGCGGCGTGTGCGTTGATAGCGGCGACGATGGCGGTGCATGTACTACCAGCACCACCAAGGGTGACAAGGATAGCCGTACCGATTACGCTGACAACTAGTCCACCTCCGGTTACAATCTCAATGGTGGTGGAGTTACCCACGGTGCCGGGTTTGATTGCTACAAGGTCTATCTGTGCCGTGCCAAGTGTGTTGAGCACACTCAGCTTAGCCTGCACTTGTTCACCCAGCAGTCCAGTACCGGTTAGGGTGACGCCGAGTTTTCCACCGCCGTTGCTGTAGTTGTCCTCATTACAGGTAAGTAGTTTGGGCGCGTTGGCCGGAGGGAGCATCGCTAGAAGAGCCATGCTGCTGTAGTAGCGCCCGACGCCCAACTCCAGAACGAGTGCATCACGGTTAACACCGATACCCGTGGGGAGGGTGCAGGTGATGCTGGTGGCGCTCATGGCGGAGATGGTGCATGCGGTGCCGCCCAGGGTCAGGCTGACGTTGTCGCCCAGGCCACCGGTGAGCGCGGTGGCTGCTACAGCCAAGGTGAATGTACCCGCGACACCAGCAGTGGCTTGTACCAGGAGTAGCGCGGCGGCGTGTAGGTTGATGGCTGCAGCGATGGCGGCGCTTGTGCTACCAGCACTACCAAGGGTGATTGTGATGGCGTTAGCAAGTACGCTGATAGCCAAACCACCACCGGTCGCGACTGTGACAGTGATGGCGTTACCGTCCGTGCCGGGCCGAACCGCTTCGAAAATGACGGTAGCTGTAGCGGGCGTGGTGTTGGAGATGGTCTTGCCCGCTTTGGTCTGGTCCCCGAGCATCCCTGTGCCTGTCAGGGTGATGTTCGCGGCACCGGTGCTGGGACTGTAGTAATCCTCACTGCATTTGAGAAGGCGAGGCGTGTTGGCGGCGCTCAACCGTGCGGGAATCGGCAGGATGCTGCTGTGCGGCCCTACAACGAGGTTTAGGTAGACCACGGTTTCGCCCAGGAGGACGTCTGCGGGCAGGCTACAGGTGATACTGGTTGCGGAGGTGGCACTGATGGTACAGGCGGTACCGGACAACGTCAGGGACATGCCCGGCCCCTTCCCGCCGTAGAGATAGGTCTTGGCCACAGCGGCGGTGAAGGCGATGGCGTCACCGAGGCCCACAGTGGCTTGCACCAGTAGTTTGGCCGCAGCATGTACGTTGATGGCGGTCGCGATGGCGAGACATGTGTTACCTGCGGCTGCGAGGGTGACCACGATGGTGTTGGTCGAGGGGACGGTGATTGTCAGCGGTGCGACGCCTGTGTCGACGGCGACCTGACAGCTGATGTCGTTGCCAGTGCTACCGGGTTTAACCGCCGTCAGTATCAAGGTCGCTGTGGCCACGGTGAGGTTGGAGATGTTCACCGAGGATTTAACCTGTTTGGTACCCAACAGCCCGGTACCTGTCAGGGTGATGTCGGCGTTGCCGCTCTCCGCGTCGTAGCCTGTAACGCTGCTGTACAGGAGCTGCGGTAGCCCGGACAGCCCTTCACTCAGGGCACGGTCGTCTTGGTCTGCACTGGCGAGGATGCTCCAACGAATACCTGTGAGGACGGTGTTGTTTGTTTGACGCGGTTCACCTTCCAGCAACGCGAGGGTGGGGGCGATGCGGTCGATGAGGTCTTGACTGACGTTGTACGTACCGGTAACACCGGAAGCGACATCGGCCTTCCAGGAGGTGTACCCCTCTAGATCCTTGATGACCACGGTTGTAAGGCCGACATTTTCAATACTAAGTTTGGGCATCTGTTCTACCCTCCAGAGAGGTTGAGTTGTTTTTTAAGTGGAATCACCCACTGTCGAAAATTATAAGCGAACTTTATGATTGACACAAGTGTTGGTATATTGCATCCTAAAAAGTCAGGACTATCGGGTCTGTCCTTCCTGCGGTGTGGTACACAACAGAGATTTCAATGCTGCGGTAAACCTTTCGAAGCTACGGGTGGGTAACCCGAATGTTAAGCCGGTGGAGATGGAAGCTCTGGCTGATCGAAGTTTGGTCAGTGAAACTGCCGTCTGTGAAGCCGGAACAGGACTTGGGTAAGTTTGTCCAAGTTCCTGAAACCAGGCTGAAGGAGCAGGTCGAGCCCCTACGAGGGCGGGTCTTTGGACCGGAGAGAGCCTCGTTACGTAAGTAACCGGGCTCTCTTTTTTTTTTAGACTTTACGCCGTAAATTTCGATAAGGATTCGAGCGCTGCCACTTGTTGATCTGGGGGTAGGTCGGGGATCGTGAGAAGTGTGGCTGCGGTAGTGAGGTATTGATCCTCGGTCATATCGGGAGGTAAGTGGCTGACCACGTGTTGTAGCGCGCCTTGCAGTTGTGCGCGATGTGCCTCTACCGAGGGGTATTTTGTACATATCTGGTTCAGTAGTTCGGGGATAGTCATCGTTATTCCAGGTCCACTTTGTTGGAGAGCATGGTTCGAAGCAATGCCTGAAGAGATAGGTCAGCCATGTAGTGGGCGGTGTTAGTAGCGAACTCCCCTTGAAGTTTGGCGAGCCATAGAGGTCCTGCCAATATAAAAAACAACATGGGTCCAGCAACAGGGATGATGTAAACGATTAGTAGCGGGGGTGTTATTACGGCAGCGAGTGCTTGTGTCGCGGCTAGATACGCAGGCATCGGTGCGGTACGGGTGCTTATTTGTTGGTTAATGAGGCGGTTATGTGTGTCACCGTGAAGTGCCGGATGGAACGCTAGACTCTCCTTGCCCACTTTGACTTTTACACTACCGTCGATGTTGGCGGTCCCGAGTTTGGTGATAATGTGAATCGCACCCGCTAATGTGTTGAGGTCGATGTCCCCTTTAGTAGTGATCGTATGTTCAATGTCACCGGTGAAGACGCTGATTTTATGTCCCGCACTAGCTGCAGGGTTTGCGCCGTTGGTTGGGCTACCGATCTCAATTTCCCAGCTACCATTATTGATAGTGGTGCTCCGCGCCACGTTACCTGATTTTGCGTCTGCGTAGGACCCTCCCACGACTTTGTCGTCATGGTTGCCATTCACCGTATCTACACGGTGTCTCCCCACGCTCTGTGTGACATCGTTACCTACGACGAGACTGTCGGAGCCGCTGATCGTTATGTTTCGATCTTGTCCAACCGTCTTGGTTTGTGCGCCTCCGATCTCCTGGGCATCGTCCTTTTTTATAACGAGAGCACGCCCCTCCAGGTGTTTTTGTGTATGTGGCCCCCCACCCATGAGGTCTATGCCCTGGGCACCAAACAGTTCGATCTTCCCATCACCACTAACGTGGAGTCTAAATAATGTAGTGCCGTTGGGTCGGGTTAGTTCGAAAGTGAACAGATCCCCCTCAGCTCCCAGGTCCATACGTATGGTCCAGTTTTCTTGTGTGCTCCCGGCTTCTTTTAGTTGGTCTGAACCGCCACGAAATTTCCAGGAAATACGCCCTCCTTCGTTTTTGATCTCGGAGGTGCCCATCGCGGTGTGGAGTTTGTAGTTTTGACATATGAGTTGGAGTAGGTTGTTTACCGTGTGTACCTGCACCTGAGACATACCGGCCTTAAGCATGGCGACGCCTCCGGCGAGTACACCTACTCCGGTTGTCCCGTCTTCATCGGTCTGGACCCAATCTCCAGGACCGATATCCGCAGGGGTGTTCGGCGTCCGGTGGTTTGCGCTGTACGCCTTTCCGGCTGTTAATGCCGTGGGGGATTCAACTCCTGTAAAGCTGATGCGGTTTTCGTTAGCACTCTGTTCGTGGGTATACGGCAACATCCCTGTGATGACCGCAGAACCGTAAGCGTGGGAGATGGTGACGTAGGTACCGGGTGAGAATTGACGTTTGTCCCCTGCGTCCTGGGTACGCCGGGGAGCTGAAAGAATACCCCCACTATCCGTTTTTATTTGGTAGGTGTGTGTTTCAGCGTCGAAATCTATGATGGTGCCACACTCCCCGGTATGTGTGTCTCGTGGGGCGAAGATTTGTCCTCGCTGATTGTCTAAATGACGCTCGCCTTGATCAGGCGGTAAGGGTGCTTGGCTGAGGAAAGGGAATAGTCCGCGGAAGGCTTTTGTGTAATCCGACATATGTTGAGGATACGTGTCGGGGAGGACTTTTACAAGATAAGGTTAAGTAGGCTGTATCCCGATATCTTTGGTGGTTTGGAGGTTTGTAACGGTGTTGTCGGTGAAACCCATGACGGCGTGTAGTGTAGCACCCTTTGCCCATATGATAGCGGAGCTTTCGTAGTAGGGGTAGAGGCGGTCAAAGACCAACGTGGTTTGTTCCATGATCATGTTCTGACCAGCATTGAAACCCACCGCGTAGCTGGTGATCATCATCAGTTCAGCGTAGAAACCCCCCAGGTTTTCGTGGATCTTGTCTTGGAACAAAACTGCAAGACCGATGGGGATAAGGTACAACTCGGAGTCCAGATTGATGTAGTATTGCGAGTTGTCATTGATGCTCGGTTTGTCGTCGAATTCGGTAACGGGTACACTATTAAGCCGGGCATTGTGGTGTAGTACCCGCATCAGGTTACGTCCGTTGACGAAGAGACGCCCCAGCGTAGCTTGTCCTTGTGCTTTCCCTGAGACGAAGAATGTACGTCCCGAACCGATAGCCATAACGGGCTGGGTGGGTTTTTGCTGTGTAAACTGACAGGACTGTAGGTGCCCGATGGCAAGCAGTTTCTCGCCGAATCTAACACCACCTTTAGCAGACGCGGTAGGTATGCGCGGCGGACCTGCGAGCACCAAAGTATCGTCCGGGTGTGCCGCGGAGTAGGCCGCATTGTCCATCATGCGTTCGACATAGTTGTTCTGCATTTGCCAGTTATCGATACCGAACGTAATTCCAGTTGCGGGCATTGGTCACTCCTCAGGGTTACCTATTCCAACCACGCCCAAGGTTCTGCCATTGTTGTTGGGCGCCTTGAGTATAGTATAGCGGGTGCATGTAATTAGGTCTAGGTTGTTGTTGCTGTTGCCATGGTCGTTGTTGTCTAGCAGGTGCCTTTTCGAATAGGTCGTGCGGGACGAGTGAACTGGCACCGATGCCTGCAGCCAAGGGAACACCACCCAGCAAGGTCTTGGCACCGATGCTCTTGAGCCCGACGTCCTTGAAGGCTTTACGTTTGGCTTGCCAGTAGGGTTTACGCAGCATGTGTGTGCCGGGTATGTCTTTGCCCAGTAGTTGAAAGTTGGCACCCTGGTTAACTTTTTTGACAGTACCGGTGAAGCCTGGGCGTGCGGCACGGGATACAGGCATAAAATGTTTACCTAATCCCTTGTAGAGGCCCATCCGTGCGATATTACCACCCCCACGCCAAAGACCACCACTAGTCATACCTCCTGCGAACCCTCGGCCAAATGCGTCCAGACGCTCTCCCGGTTCTGCGAACGCGGCATTTGTACCTCCACCGAAGAGACCAAAACCGAAAGCTTCACGTCCCGAACCTTTACCGACACGTAGCAACGTGTTTGTGACAACCTTGGGCGTACCCAGGCGAGAGAGTTCACCTACAAGTCCCTTACCGATGCCGCCAAGGATACGGCCACCGAAAGCTTCTTTAGTGAACCCCAGCTTCTCCAGGGCGGACTCCGTCCCTATGTCGTAGGCGGTGGGCATCTCTTAGCTGCTGACGAGGTGCAGTCCAATTCGGTTCAAGGGGATCGGTAGGTTGACGGTCATGTACGCTTCGACGCGGTCACGGACGGTGGCGTGTTGCGCCAAGGAGGTGATGGCTGCGTCGTTCAAGGGAGCACCGATCTTGGCGGCTTTACGTAACTTGAGGACGTCGATGCCGGTAGTCAGGGCCTGTTGTAGGAGACCAAGGGTGTCGGTGTTAATGTTGTAGTCCCCGAGGAACTCATCCAGGATGTCCTGGAAGAAGTACGAGACGAAGTCGAAGTTCTTGACGACCGAGTATTCGCCACTCTCCAAGGTTGTGGGGTCGGTGGTGAGCTGGTGAATACAGAAGGGCAACGAGCTGGTGCTGGTTTGCCCGAACACATACCACCCGCCATCCGAGATGGTGGTGAGCTGTGTATCGCTGAAGTAGCGCGTCGAGTTGGTGATGCCGCTGATCCCCGCGATGCTTAGGTTGGTGAAGCCCTGGTGCGACGGGAGACCTGCTGTCATCCCGCCCACAACAGCTGCGAGGTAGTAGCCGGGCTGTGCGTTAGCTGCTTCAGGTGTGCTGCTAACGGTACGTGTCTTGGATCCGTCCACCAGTCCGCTGACCGTGGCCAAGTTCGGCCATACCAGAACGATACGGCGATTTTTAACGCTCTGAGAGATAGTCACCAATTCAGTGACCTGGTTGGCCTTGGACAGGGTGCGGCTAACCCGGTGTCGTAGGTTCACATCCCCCGCCAAGGGGAGGGTGGCCACCACGTCTACGTTGGTGTCCATGACCAACAAGTTCTCGTTGGCGACGTAAGCGATCTTGTGCGCGAACGAAGTAGTGAACGAGGTACCGGTGATGGGGTTCGGCACCTGGAGGTAGTCACCGGCCAACACCTTACTGGTGCTGTACGTCGCAGCGGCTTCTGTGATGGTGCGGAAGGGACGACGGTGGGCGGTTGTTTTGTTTATTCCGGAGGAGATGGTGTCGAAGATAGCGCCGGCTGTGATGCCTACAACATCAGCAGCAAGAACTTGGGTGGCGTGGTCTACGGTAGCAACACCTGGTGTTGCTACGGTGCAAGATATAATGAGCCAATCGTAGGCATTTCCTGCAGGGGCTGTTATGCGGAGCACCTTTCCGGCATACGCTGCAAGGCCGGGGATCAGGGTCATGGTGACGGTGCCGTTGAGTCCGAAGACGCTACCGAGTGTGGATGTACCTGCGGTAAATGTAGTACTTGCGACAGGCGTTCCGGTCCCTCGGATGATGTAGTAGTACGTAGCGGCGACAGCCTTCGATTCCACGGGGAAAGGAACAGCAGAGGCGATGCGTAGACGTTGCTCGTCATATACCGCGGCGACGGTGTAACTTCCTACGTTTGTGTTGGAAACACCCGTCGCATTGGTGATTACTAGAATATCCCCAACAGCAACCCCGTCTGTGACGAAGGTTGCGGAGGCATCAACGAAGACGTCGATTACGTCCGCCGTTGTGATAGGCGTACCGGAGATAGCGCCGCTCACGGACCCGTGCCTTCCTGCGATATACGCGGAGTTGGCAGTTACCAGGTCCGGTGCAGCAACAATTTTGGTGGTGGGTAGTGCGTAGGCTCCCAGGACGACGCGCCACTTTTGTGGAATACCGGTGGTACCCGCGATGGCGGGGTCGGCCAACGATTTAAACTGCGCGCCGTACGTGTTGAGGATTGTGAGGTCTTCCGTGATGGGTACCACGGCGTAGATGTCTGTGCGTCCCTCCAGGTCCTCTTGGGCAAGAGTGTGGCCCGCAGCGTTGTTGGTCTTTAGACCGTAGTATTGAACGGGAGTGGTGGTGTTCTTGAGAGCTGTCATCAAACAACCCGCCAAGGGGTTTCGTGCATCGATAACGTCGGTGGAGCTGTTACAGATGGTTTTGATGACGTCGCTCTCCGAAGAAACGGTGCCGACATCGGCGAGGTCGGTGCGTAGCGACCGGTATTGAATGTAAACGTCGGCGTACTGAATCGTGCGGGCCACACTCTCACCGGTTAGCGTGGTAGTGGCACCGCCCAACACGAGGATGGAGTTGCCGCTGACAGACTGAAAGGTGCTGCTTACCAGGATGTCGTTGACTTCGCGCTCGACGCGGAGCATTTGCGTGTTGGCGTCGTGCCCTTGACCCGTTACGAAGTTGGTTGTGCAGTAGATGTAAAAGTTGGTGGTGTCGACGCTCTGAATCGTTTTGACAATGGGGAGGAGTGCACTAGACTCATCGTCAATGATGACATAGTCCCCTGCTTTAGCACTCGCCATCGCGGTCTTAAAGGGTGCGGGGCAAGCAGCATACCTGATCCTGTTGTGGGGCATGGCGTCGGGCGTGGTCTCCGTGACGAGAGCCCCTGTAGCCACATCCTGCGCAATAAGCACCCTACAGTTGTCGAAGTACAGCTTCACGCTGGTCGAATCGACGTAAGCACCTGCAGTGTTCCCCGGTGCGTCTGTGAGGGTGATCGCCGTGGTGTTCAGCAGTGGTGGGACGTAGGTGTTCACTGTGTTTTTGGTACCGTAAGTTGACGTGACTTTACATGCGGTCTTATCGTCCAGGTAGTCCTGAATCCAGTACGCCGGGCCAACCACGCAGCAGTTCAGCTCCGGGATTGTGGGGGTTACAGTAACTGTTGCGGTTTCTTGGTAAACTAAAACGACAGGTCGGGCCATCGATTTCTCCTGTTACAGGACTCAGGTACGCTCAAATTATAGGCGAGCCACCTTAGATTTACAAGTTGGTTATTCTGTATCAATTTGTGTGACAATGGTCTGTCCTGCGTACTGCGTCAGTCCTGAAGAAGCGACGGTCGCCACTGTCTGGAAGTGTATACTGGTACCTGCTCCTGCTGTGATGTGAAGGGCAATATCTTGTAGCAACGGTGCTATGGGGACTGTAGCCCACCGTACATTGTACTGTACCTGGAATGTGATGGGTGATGTCCACGCTTTTTTGTCAGCCTCGTAGGGGATCGTTTTTCCTAGCCGCGGAGGGGACATACTATGGAAACCAAAGACACCTTGGATGATGTCTGAAGCAGAGTGTAGCGTCCACTGTACGACGTCCCCAATACTTGCACTTTCTCCGCGCCTACTTGCTACACAGTCGATAAGGATAGGGACGGTTGCTAGTGACCAAAAGAAGTCTTGGCTAGTGAACATGTTGCGTCCCGCACGGTCACCGATGACTACTTTCCCGTAGATAGTTTCTTCTTTATCTATGAAGATAGCCGGTTTGAAATTACGATGTTCGTCACTATCCGCGAACGCCGACTCAATGGTGATTTTGGTCTTGGTGATGTCAGCGTACCAGGGGTAGTTCACGATACCCTGACCCGGTGCGTAGCGTTCACGCAGGATACTGACAAATACACCGATGAGCGCGAGGGGCGATCCGTCGATGATCATACTCGGTTGATCTGCAGCGCGGGGCCTTTCTACGTCACGTGTCATAGTAGTGGCAGTGTAAAGGATAGGTCCGCGAGGACGCGGAACTCAATGGAGTGATGGTCTACAGTAGACACTGTAAGTTCTTGGTGTACGGGTTTACGGCGTATCTCCGTTTGTTCCTGGAGACGTACAATGTAGCGCTCATTTGTGTCTATCTCAACAATCAAATCACTGTCTTGTAACCGCGGAACGTCAATCAAGTGTATCCGTTTAGTGGCTGTTTCTTTTACGTCGCGTTCGGTTGTTTGGGTGTTGACGTTCTGTGGAGTGACGATTCGTCCCCAGGTGATAACCGGAGTATGGTATCCCCCTGTGAATGATGTACCGAAACAGGTTGAACAGTGCTCCTGTGTGACACTGCGAGTTGTCGGATCAAAACAAACTGTGCAACGCGCTCCCCATTGTTTACGTTTCAGTATCGCCAGTTTCATACCGTTGAGTCTACGCCAAAGGATTTGTTGGTCGTACTGTAAACGTCGACGTAAGCCCGCTTGTACAGGGGGGAGGTCGGGAACAAGTCCGTGTACTGCGCTAACTGCTGAAGCGCCTGAGGGCGCTGTCACCGTGACGCGATAATACACTTGGCGCTGCAGAGAGAACAACGCTGCTTTGGTTAGGTCTCCGCCTGTTTGCGCTCCCAGATCGTCAATATAGTAGAACAGGTCACTTTCCGAAGTGAGCACCGTCCAGGCACCTCCACTCGATCCACTACGCTCTACCTTAACTGTGTGGGTCCCATCTTCGGGTATTAAGATGTTCCACTGGAGAAACACCCGTGTCGGAAACAACGGCACCACGTTGGTTATTTCTACACTCAGGCTCATGCGTTAAATGTCCCGTTTCCGCTGCCGTAGCCGGATCCGAAGAAGCCGTAAGCGCTCTCCATATTCTGTTGGGTCTTGATACCACGTACCAGGATGTCCCACTCTGCACGCAACGCTTGGGCAAGGGCTCCGTAAATTTGTCCTTTTTCGTAGATCCCTGTGGGACCGATGTTACCGTCTTGTACCTGTACTTGATTCCGTACCTGGTGAAACGTTTCGGACATCATTAGAAAACGTGTAACACCGATGAGGAGGACGTATTTGTTAGGGAATTGAGCTGCTGTGATACTGCTGACGGGTGTGACTGCGTTGTATGCTTCTGCGGTCATCTCTAACGCGAAGGTCACCTCAGCCGGTGTGAATTGAACGTCGTCGAGTAGGATGTTGCCTTGTCCCCCTGGGAGTTTACCCAGCGCGTAATCACGCATAAACATACGCACCTGGTCGCTTGTGACCAGGGGTAGGGCCGTTGCGGGGGTGGCTGGGACGGTCATCGTTCTTTACTCCGTAAAGAGTTTATTGATTTTCCGGCTGTGTGCGGAAATAAACACGTAACCACATAGCTGCAGAAGCGCCGGTAGTAGTGAATTGAACCTGTTCTCCTGGGAATAATGTGAATCGTTGGTTGGCGAGATGGTTGATATACCGCCCTGTAGCGCCGTCGATTTGGGCAGCTTTAGCTGTACCGAGTACTGTAACCAGACTGAGCGTCCAGGCAATACTACTCCCCAAGTTACCGAGTATATTAGTGATGACCATCGGGCGATCCGTGGTGAAGGTAAATAATCCACCCTGGTCCCCTTCGACGTTGGCAGGAACGGTGCTCTGTTTCATGCGTATAATGCCGTCGGTGTCATCAAAAAAAGGTGCAAATGCTACCGTCGCAAGTCTGGGTGCCGTACCATCAAACTCACTTCCGGCTACGATACGTTGTTCCACGCACTGGATTATGCTGTACGGCGTAATGTTTGGTTGTAGCGTGTCAGCCATGCGGTGCTCCTAGGGTACGGTTATTTCGGTAGTGTCGGGGCCGTACTCCCCCAGTTTTAAGTATTGTACCGTGTAAGTGTATCCGGCTTCAACGTAGATCGGATCTGTCCACCGCCCGTTGGTATCCGTACTGCTTTTGCCGAGGGCTGCATCCCAATCCTCTTGGTCGTAGTCGATTTTTTTGAACACACGGATCTGTGCTCCACTAACAGGATCCCCTCCGGTTGTAAGATAGCGTAGCGCGTCGGCAATACCGTAGTCGTGGTCCAACGCGATTTGGTTTGGAAACACCAGGAGGTTAGGTGGTTGAAACGAAGGTGTCCACGGGCTGTAGTTACCCAGGTTGTCCTTGCTGCGAATCCGGTACCAGAGTTTAGATGTGCCGGTGACATCTGTGTACGAAAATAACCCAGTCGTTGCGTCGTAGTTCGGACCGGATAAATCGTGAGGTACTTCGGCCAGGGCAGCAAAGGTCCCTGGGAGATCTAACACGTCGGGAGCGCGTTGGATTACGTAACGGTCGATGGTTCCGGTGACCGCAGGCCATTTAATGGTGATGCCCATCATTATCCTGGTGTAAAAAGGCGCGTGTCGAATTAACGGCACGCGCCTCAGTGTTGATTGATCGCTTTGGACGCGATTATTTTTTACGCGTACCTTTCTTCATTACTTCTTCCACCACCTCTTTCACTACTACTTTCACTGGTGCTTCTTTCATTACCACCTTTTCCACAGTCACAACTTCAATAGGCGGAGGCGGAGGCGGAGGCGGAGGAGGAGGAGGAAGTGGGGGCGGCACCGGGACTTCCTCGGAGATATACCATACGTCCATGCTAGCTAAAAAAGGAAGTAGGGTGGCGTCTTCGAGGGTGTCTTCGGTTACTACCCGCATTACACCGGGTGCTTCAAAGTGTAGGGGTCGCCCTTGGTCATCTAGAAGTGAGTAAACCTCTAGAGCACCGGAGCCCCGCCATGTTAGGCAGACCTTACGCATCGAACGAAACCTCTTACGTGAACTGCAGGACCTGCGCGGCCAAGGTGTTGCCGATGCCAAGACCCGGAGCTGCGTAACACCAGAATTCGATGATGTCCGCTTCTTGCTTGATGTACAGCGTCGCGTCCTGCAACAGGAAGAAGCAGCCCAGGAAGTTCTCGGGGGCGAAGATGTACGCTTTCTTGTTGCTGAGGATGTCACCCTTCATCGTGGTCACTGCGGGGATACCCCACAGTTTTTCCTCCGACTCGATGCCCTCGTCGTAATGGCGTGTGGCGATCGCATCGCCGACGGAGGTGGCGGGGAGGTCCAGCGCCTCGTAGTACAGCTCTTTGGTGAGCAGAATCTTACCGATGGGTTGCCGACGGGCAACCATTGCCTGGAAACCTTTACGGAAGGCGGTGGAGTTGAAGGCCGGGGATGCGGTCAACTGTACTGCCGGGTTCAACGCGATGATGGCGTCGATGGTTTCAGTGAACTTCTTGTCCTCTTCGTCCGCCATATCCTTGACAGCGTTGTCACTGAGGATCTTCCGGATGTCATTCTGGTAGGTCATCAGTTCGAACTTGGACTTGGTGAAGCGCTGGGACTCAGTCTTGCCGAACTTCACCGCGAAACGCTTGCCGCGGAACCAGGTTCGGGGGCCGGTGCCCTGGAACGTGACGAAAGTAGCCAAACTATCCGGCTCCTTCTCCACGATCTTCTTGGGCTGGTCTGTGTCTTCATCCCGATCAATCTCGTCGTCTTCCAGAGTGATGGGGTGGATGATTTCACGAGAGAACGCCTCTTGCCGCACCTTCGTACGGATGAATGCGGACCCCTCATCTTGGGCTTCTTTGGTCCGACCATCTTCCAGCTTGCGCAGAAAGTTGGAGTTAATCAGCTGAGCCGATACCTCCTGAGTTTCTGTTTTATATCGTTGATCCATTAGCTCCTCCAGTTCAGCTGAGTGAACGTATTATTCGTACTTCTTAACAAGCGATGGTGATGGTGCTGTTCGTCGCGTCAACTTCAATGACGGAACCGATGATCTGCTCGTTGGCTGCTTTCACTTTGATTTGGCCCGCAGAGAAGGACACCTTGGTACCGATGGCGTAGGACCCAGCGGCGTAGTCAGCGGTGGTGAAGATGAAACCGCTACCGAAACGCAGCACAGACACCTTCTGTACGAACGTACCGGAGAAGTCGTCGTTCCCCTCGATGACCAGGTAGACGTCGATCTCGTCGGCGATTGAAGTGTTGGGCGTTGTAGCCAGGGTCACTACGGGTAGACCACTGGCTGCTTGGACCGTTACGATCTTGCCACCGGCAATCGCTTCGTATGTGCCGCCTGTCGATTTGACAGTGAAATCCCAGTGAACTGCCGAACCGTTGGGGTATCCACGTTTAACGTCAAATTTGGAATTTAATAGTGCCATGCGCTGTCTCCTTGTTCACTATCAGGATAGTCCTTTAGGAATTCATAATCCACTGAAGAAAAGCACTATCTGCTTCAGCAGCGGCTTGTTTCACACGTGTGCGCCCTTCGAGTGGGGTTGTGACACCCTGTGTGTCATCTATATGTCCCAAATCGTCAGGTGCTTCATTCAATCCCGCCACCTTCTCGGTTAACTGTTTAAGTAGCGCATTTATGTCCCCGTCGTCAAGTGCGGCGAGTTTTTGTACAGCATTTTCGGGGATATCGTTGCCGGTCAGCTGTGCGAGACGGTCTTGCCAATCTTTAGCGACAGCGTGTTGTGCGGCGGTTTTCTGCTGTGTAGCAGTATCGTCTTCGGCGTCGAGACGCAAAGCCATATGGTCCAGCACGGTGGCGACTTTTCGTAGTAAATCAGACATCTTACACCTCTTGGGTTGTTGACCCTTGCTTATACCAAAAGAAGCGTGAGTTTACGCCGTAAAGTATCTAGCCCCGCTGAAGCACGGATAGCTTGTGCGCATTTTCTAATGTGCTGGCTGTCACGGTCATCCGCTGCTTGCCTCAACATCGTGGCAAGTTTACGTAGCTGATCACCATTTATAGGCGTTGGCATTTGTCGATAAATCCTTTGAGGTCACCGAGTGTGACAACAACGGGTCGTTCTGCTTCTTGGCGACAGTGAGCTGCAAGCTTCTGAAGCTCTCGGCCTACTTTGGTACGCATTCCACTTTCCGGTGCAGCGTTTGCTGTTTTCTGTTGCCGCTGTTCTTCATCAACGTGACGAAGTACTTCTTCGGAAAGCTCTTGGATAGAGGGGTGTCGTGCCATTAGTAACCTCCCCCGGCGTACGGGTCGTACGCGTCGGAGTAACCCGACTCGGGGTAGAGTCCCTGGTTCATGTTACTTACGCCCCGAGCTATGTGGCCTAAACCCCGCACCAGTTGCGGTGCTGCGAGTCCTGTTGCCGCACCTGCACCGAACGCAAGGTTGCGGGTCCGGATCGCATCCTCACTACCTGAGGCGTTTCCCATGGCGTACGCTGCAGGGACACCAACACCACCAGCAACCGCCGCACCTGTGCCGAACCTTCGCCAGTTTTGAGCGGAGCGTTGAGCGTCGGTGAGGGCACCCGGTGTGGCGTTGAGTTGGGCGAGTTCGTTCGTGTGTTTGGTCGCTTGTGCGGCCCGTGCGGCTTCTTGTTGTGCTTTTTCTACAGCATGTTGTTTTGCCTGACGTTTAGCGGCACCTTCAGCGAGCGTTTGTCCGAGTTGAGCGTTTTGTGCTTCAAAGGCAGCGTTTTGAGCGGCTACTCTAGCTTGCTCTTCGCTGGCCCGAAGTCCCTCTATCCGCTTCGGGTTTGTGAACATACTATGCCCACGCCGATACACGTTCTGTGCTTTTTCCCCCAACCAGCGTGCAACCCCCGCGGTCTTCATGAGCCCCTGATGGGCATCATGGAAGAGTTCGTCGTACAGAGCGTATGTGTCGTCGGTGTAGACCATGTTTATGCGTTGGCTCGCTGCTGCAGCGCGTACATCACGTTGTTGATGGTGACGGCACCGTGTTTGTAGCAAGTAGAAGCGACCTTGTGGATCTGCTGCATGGTCTCGTCGTAGCCTTGATAGTACTCATCCGCCGCTTGTTTCTCCAGGGCACCCCAGGTGCGTTGGTACCCCAGCTCGAAGGCTTCCTTGGTGAGTTCAGGGTTCTCGTTGGCGAACTTGGTGAACGCGGGGGACGCAGCAGCGGTCTTGATCTGGTCCACGGTAGGGTCTCCAGCATACCCGTATCCCGCGGTCTTTGGCGCGGGGATATCCTGTGCAGCAGCCTCGTACTGTGCGTACCGCGACATGAAACCGTCGGCAACAGCAGCACCGTACATCTGCGCTTGCTTCTGCATCAGGGCATCTTCAGCGTCGCCGAGTTCTTTGGCGATCTTGAGTAGCCCGTCACCCACGTTTGCGGCGTCAGCGGCGGACGCTGTTTTGGTTGTGTCAGTCCCGGCGAGCGCGTCAGCTAGCGCCCGGTGTAGCTCAGCGGAGGCTGGCTGTGTCGCGGCGGCAGTTTTGATCCCGTCGTTTGCGGTCTGACTGGCCTTCACTCGCTGCATGACTGTTTCAATGTCCATTGTACCCTCGCATATTTCCGGCTGAATTTTCAATCCTAATGTTAGAGTGAAACTCCCGGAAAGACAAGTTAGTTTCTATCAATTGTCGAGTATATTAAATTCCCGACTAACATGGCGATTTTTTCAATGTTTGGCGGTGTCGCAACAACGCTGTACTGTCCCGCCGTTTTCGGTAGTAAGTCTAGCAGCGAAGGACCCCCGGACTCTATACCAAAATGTGCAATTTTAGATAGTAGAGCGTGTAGGGTGCCGTGCGTACGACAAGCGTGCTTCGTCAGGAACGAATGTTCAAGCCCAGTTGTGTGTATTTGGTTAAGGACGTGACTCTGTTTCTCTTGAAGCTCCGTTAGCTGAGGAATACGCTCCCCGGTGGTCGTCTCGTATGTATCCGGCTCCTGTAGACCTGAACGACCCAAGGCGTAGCTCGCGCCTGCCAAGGGTAGACTCACCAGTTTGGAAGCGCCGGGGAGGCTGGTAAGCGCTTTGTACGCTCCCGCCATCAGACCCGCGCTACCCAAGAGTTTTTTAAGCTGGGCTTCGTCCAGGGAGTCCTCCGTGTTCCTAACGGCGTCCCGGTTCGTTTGATATATCTGTCCCGTAGTGGGGTCTTGTACGTGGAGCAGTTCGGTCCTCGGTGGGTCACTATGTTTGTACGCCTCGGGCGTCATGCGACGCTGAAGGTAGCCCATTGCAGTGGACCGTTTTTCCCGCAACGTGTCGGTCTTCTTTTGTAACGCGTCGCCGGGTTCATCCTCCGTCTGTAGCGCAGGGCTTAGAGCCTCTAGCAGCGTAGGGTGCTCAGCTAGTAGCGCGAGAATCTCGGTCTGAAGCGCGGTCAAGTGGTGGAGCACCTCTACAGGTATCTTCGCCTGTGGCGCTAGTTGCTTCATGAATAGCTTAACAAACTCCGGCGTGGTCAGGGTGATACCTGCACGAGACAATGCCTTTAGTGTTTTCGGTAAACTGTACATGGAAAGCGCTTGCAGTACTTTCTCTGGTAGTAGTTCTGTGCTTTTCGTAACCTTCGAGAGGGAGGTGTCGCGGTACTGTTCAACGAGTTTGCCCTCGGGGAGGTCAGACGAAACCATGGCGGCGGGATACCCACGGAGGACCTTGTCGATGGCTCCGATCTTACGCACCGCTGCTGATTTGGCGTCTAGCGCGTCGACAAGCTCACCCATCACGCTGCTGTCTTGCAGCTCGTAGGCGTGGGTGTTGGCCACCTTCTTGAGCATGTAGCCTGTGCGGTCGGCGGGGCGAATAACCCAGGAGCTGTCGAAGAAGCGGGGGGAGGGGTTCAACGCACCGTATCGGATACCTGAACCAGGGTCGAGGTGTCCCATTTGCCATTTGAGGTGATCGCAGTATTGAGCACGAGTGGGAGCGTTATGTCCGCATTTTGTGCATACGTCATACTTGATCCTACAACCCATCGACGCAGCCGGGTATTGCCCACCGTTTATCTGTTCTACCAGGTCTGGGGCCTTCGTATTCTCGATATCCTGCAGGACCTCTACGCGGTGCATGTAGGGATTCCAGAAGGCTTTTAGGACCTGACCGATGGCTTTTTTTGGATCTTTGTTACAGTGGTGGCGATAGACGGCACCCTGCTCGTACGTCTTATAGTGGTGCTGAACGCACTCGTCTTCGAGCACCCAAGCGTCCCGACTCGTACCGCAGCACCCACATGTAGGTTTTACGTTCGGCTTGTAGGGTCGCTCATTAAAACCGTCACCGTTGCGGTTGAGTCCGTAGTACTCGAAGCTGCCCAGGCCAATAATTAAAACGATGGTGCGTCCAGGCACAGGCGTAACTGTCTTGATGTACTCCATCGCAGGACTATGTGTCGCGACCTTGGAGTGCTCGCCGTAGAACGGTTTACCGCGTAAACCCCAAAGAAGCACAGGCTGAACTGTAGGTTCGCCGGTGGAGAAATGGTCGTCCAGTACGATGATTTTGGTGCGCATCAGAGGAGCAGTTCTCTCAGGATGGAGACACCGTGTTCAGCGTTGAGGAAGCGGCACTGCTGTGCGTTCTCGCGTGTCTCAGCGGTCTTTCCATACGCTGCTTGTGTCTCAAGCACGACATCGAGGTAGCCCACTGTGGCGAGCTTTTGGAGTAGAGGCTCAGCTTCGGCGGAGCTTTTTTTAACACCAGATGCGTGCTGCATAACCATCTTACCCGTGGAGGGGTCACGGCCATAGCTAACACTTTGTGACTCCGTCGGTTGGGTTAAGCGGTGCATACCCAATAACCCAGCCCCAACACCGCCTATACCCAGGGCAACCTGGAGGGCCTTGTTCCGCATGTCTTCGTTGTTGTCCGCAGCTACGTTGCCTGCGTGAGAAACCACCGCAGCAGCGGGGATGGCAGCACCCGTAGCAGCCAAGAGTCCCTTACCCATGGGTGATTTAGCTGCGGTTAAGAGCCCTTTACCTACCGAAGATTCAGCAGCAGTCGAAAGCCCCTGTCTGGCGGCGCTTAACAGGCCCGCTTCTTTAATCGTCTGGAAGAGCACCCAGTCATGCGCGGTCTTGGCCTCCAGGGTGTCAGGACGCAGCGAAGCTGTTTTCTCCAAAGCAGCGGAGAGGTGGAGTGCGCGTAAAATGTCACCGTAGAGTTGGGGGTTCATGGTCTATACACCTTGGTTCAGCCGCACCGTGTTGATGATACCCTCCAGGGTAGCACGTTTCGTCAACCAGTTGTAATGCGCCTGGGTGCCGATAAGGTACGCCGCCTCCTTCAGGGTCACCTCGTTCCGGTTGATAGGGAAGGGTCCTCGGTTCGCCATGACTGCGGCGACCTTGTGGAGCGCGCCGCTGAGGACTTGCCGTGTGTGTGGCGACGCTTTTGTAATGAGAAACATGGTTATCTCCTGGGACCCTCTTGTGCGTCTGCGATAGCACGTTCAGCGTTTGCAATTTGTTGAACCGACATAACGTTGGGACCGGAGCCGTACAGCGCGCTCTCACGTAGGAATGTACGAACAGCGTTGGGGTCTGTCGCGAGTGTGGGGGCGAACCGAGCCATCGTTTGGTACGCGTCCATCACCATCCTAGGATCCGCTTGGGACAGCACGTCGTCGTCTTGTTGGAGTTGCTGGAAAACACCTCTACCCTGATACCCTTTGGTAAGTTGACCCGGTACTTTTAGGCCGCGATTGATTAGACTCCTGATCGCCTCACCCCCACCTGTCGCAAGTTCTTTACCCGCCTCCTCCTGTAGTTTCTTGATAAATGGGTCATCGGTTGTGCCAGGAAGACCCATCCGTTCACCAAGGGTTGGGTAGAAGTGTTTGCGGACGCGTTCACCCATGGAGTTGAGTGTCGGAGCGGTTAAGGCACCAACACCCAGGAGCGTTGCGCCGCCTAACAGAAGTCCTTTACTGCCGAGTAGACGCTCCATGAGACTCTTGACAGGAGCAGTAGGTACAGCTGCAGTTTTAACGGTGTTTTTATCCTGTAAAGCTTTTCGTAGCCGAGTGAAATTTGTAGAGGCAGTCACGACACGCTCTCCTGGTTGCTTCTTGTTGGCGGACAACAACGCGTTGAGAAAACGATCGTACCGTTCTGAAGTACGAGTAGCCGCGTCCTCTATGTTTGATACTATCGGAAGTCTTTCAGTTGGTCCAGCCACTGTTTTACCTTCTCCTGTCCCGCGTTAAGTCTGCGTATTTCGGATGTGTTCCTGTGTAGCTCTTGGAGTTGCTGCATAGGGACAGTATTCAAATCAACGACGCGAGCAACCTTGGTGAACTGTGCGTGGTTGTACGTCGCTTGCGGTTTCCGTAGGGCTGAACGTAAGAGTTGTAGGTGCGGACATGCGTCGCCGCCCCAGTGATAGAAGGCGTCTTTTTCGAAAGTGTCGAACTGGTCCGGGTGATGGACGAGATGGTGTGTCATCTGGACGAGACCAGAGGTATACGCTTCTCGCTGCTCCATCATTGCTGCTGCCAAATTCGCCGCTGTCTTCCTCAGACGGCGAACGATGATGTGTCCGTCGAGCTGCGCTTCTTTCACTTCTTCCTTACGGGGAGGGGGAAGAGGCGCTGGGGTATTAGCGTGGGTTCGTGGGAGTGGTCCCGAGTCGTTACTGTCCTTGGGTGCAACACGTCCCTGGTACATCGCCGTCTTTGCGGTGTCGACTAGACGAGAGAGCGCCGCGTCAGCATCCGCGGTCTCAAAGGTCACTACACGGTCTGCTTCACCTTGTTTTTCGGCGTTCTGAAACCGGCGTAGAAACGTCTCGTTATTCACAGACTCTGTGAGCCGCCGCACCTGTTCCGGGTTGAGGTCTGCACGCTCCGCAATCTTTACGACACCGTCGGTCAGCGGCGTGTTGTCTTTGAAGTGTGACGCCACTACTTCGTTGGTGAAGCTACGGAGTTGAGGATCAGTTAACATCATCGTGTTCCTCTCAATTGACTAAATCGTTAGGGTCTGGAGCATCGATAGCGTCACTATCCCACACTTCGTCCTGGTATGTCAGGGCGATACGTAGTTGGTTGAAGGCGTCGGTGCTCTTGGACGGGTCGATACGCTCCAATGCAATAGCGTTTTCACTCGCTTGTTTAGACCAGACACGCGCTTGTTTGGAGACCTCCGAAGTGATGGGTGCATTTTTACCGCTTTCGCTTCGGTAATGCGCGCTTAACATTTGCGCACGCAATACTTCTTTGGTCGTTATTTCCGGTTGGTGTCCAAGCATCCAAGTAAGGTACTCCATGCCCGCACTTACAGATGCTTCAAACAAGCTGCTCTCATCGTCGGGGAGATACTGACGGATAGCTTTTACGTAGCTAACCTTTTCCAGTTGGTCACGAAACACCGTAGTGTCAAAGATGTACGTTCTGTACGCTTCAACTATTTCAGTAGCGATATCCGTGACGCGCCGGATAAGATCAGATGGGGCACCGGCTAATAGAAGACTACCAAGCACGCTACGAGACACACTATCTTCGTATTTCTCGATGGCGTAGCGTAGGTGTGGGTCTACTGTAGCCCCGTATAGGTGTTGAACAAGGACCTCCATCCGAGACCCAACGGGCGGCGCAGTACTGGACTCAACGCACGCCTGCGCCGAGTAAATGAGGTGATACGGGTCGCGGGTCATTTGAGGTCCCCCAGGACTATGGTATTTCGATTTAATTGGAGAATGAGTTTACCGAGTCCCTCGAAGACGTTACGTGTACTGTCCTCAAGGCCAGTATACTCTTCTTCGCCTAGCGCTTGTTTCAACTCACTTTCTTGTATCCACATGGTGAGTAAGACGCGCCCCAGGTTATCCAGACTGCGCTCCAGCACAGGAACGTAATCTAACACCATCGCTTTGAACGCGGGTGCTTGAGACATGCTGGAGATGGCAGCAGCATCAAACACGCCGGTGTCGTTCAGCTCCGCCGCTTGCTCCAGGAACTGAGGGTTCACCTGGTTTTGAATTTCTGCAGCGGAGGGTGTCTCCGTGGCCATAGTTGCAGTGCCACCCATCATTTCCTCACCGCCAGCCATACCTCCACCCCCAGCACCGGGCATAGGCATCGGAGGTGCGCCCATTGCCGCTGCTTCTCCCCCGCCCATGGCGAGTTCCTGCGCCCGCTGTTGCACCATCTGTAGTGTCTGAACCTGACTCTCCAACGCCATTTGTTGCTGTTGGAGATCCGCCATTTGCTGCTGCAGCTGTGTATTCGCCTCACCTACAGCCATATCCAGCGGAGACGGCGGTGGCGGCGGCGGCGGTGGCATCATTTCAGGAGGCATACCCTCGGGCGGCATACCTCCAGGAGGCGGCGGAGGTGGTGGCGGAGCACCCTGACCATTCATCATGGACGAGGGGTCCATCGCGGGGCCTTGAGCGTATTTCATACGAGCGTTGAAGTTTCGAACCAGGAAGTCCCGTTCTTGAGCACCCAGGATAAACGCTTTGGCGTGGGCGCGCGGGTACATAGCCGCCTGTTTTACTAAGGTCAATGCATCACCGAATGGGATATCCCATCTACGCGCGACAGCCTCCGCTGTTTTAGCGACACCGTAGTGGTGTTCCGTTTTGTTGATGACGAACTCTCCCCCACTGGCGTTTTTGATGGTGAGAGGCTTTGCACGCCGCACCATCTCTCCCTGGAACAGCTCAGCAACCGCTTTCGGGTCACTTAGCAGGACATCCTCACTTTGGCGTTCCTGATCTCTGGGGTTAACCAGTCGAATAAACCGTGCCGTTTGGGGGATGTACATGATCCGTGTCTGCGACGGTTGGTGAAACGACTTGAACACCCCCTTCGGATCTTGAATGAGGGTAGTCTGGTCGTAAACGTCACAGGTAAACCGCTTCACTCCAACGCTGTCCGTGTTGGCTGTTTGAATCGTGAAGGGTTTCGTACCTTTGAAACTTTGTCCCGCTTTATACACGAAGATTCCGTGGTCACCGACCTTGGGCGTATCACCACGCGAACCTTCAAGGAGTTTACCCCAAAGGTCTGATTTTTTGGCATCACTTCCTTCGAGTCTTTCTCCTATTAGACGGCTGCATCGGATGTATTTGCCGTCATTCAAAATGACAAGTCGTGGGGTTGTAGTGTGGCGTTTGCCACGAAGAGTAAAGTTAAAGCATTGGTGGTGATCAACGGATGTAGGGTCACAAATCACGAACGCGGGTTTCATTTGTCCCTTGTCTGTAAATACCGCGTAGAACCCTGAGTCCGCAGGTTCTTGCAGGCTCGTCGGGGTTTGAATCTGTACAGCGACATTGTTGGTTTTGCGAGTATCCTTGGCGGCAAAACCATCTCGACGCACACCCTGGAAAGCTTCCGGCGCTTGGTCTCCGAAGATTTCATTTAAGCGCTTGGGTGTAGTGGTGTCGTCGGCGACCCACAAACCACCACCTGTGGAAGATGTGGCACTAGCGGTCTTCTGCAACGCGGCGCAGAGTTCATCCAGTCCGTACATCCGGCTGACACTGGACGCTAGTTTTGTATTTTTGAGGAGAATATCTGCGAAAGCTGTACGCATCTCTTCAGGTGCTCGTTGAAGAAAAGTTGGAAGATGCGCCACGGACGCAGCAGTTTTGGTTTGCAGGTGCGTTAACATCTGTAGAAGATCAGCTTTGATGTCTGGTGCGCCTGTCCCTCGTGCTGCAGCGTATGCAAAACGCCCCGCTGTAGGCGGCACCATTACATGGCGTGTGTCTACATCACGTTGTAGTGATTTAGGCGTATCGACGTCGTTGCCCATCTCGTCGAGGGTAAGCTGCTGTACTTCATCTAACCAGTCGTTGTTGAGGGGCAGGAACACGTTTAGAGCTTTATGATAAAACATGTCTAGTGGTTTAATTTGGTTGTCGGACATGATAACCGGAATATACAACGTGTCCGTTCCGTGCTGTACCACGAAGGCACCAACACCGACGCCCTTATCCACGTCGGTATCCAGAATGCGGAAGGTTATTACTTCAGGGAGTAGGTCTGGAAAACGAGACGTCAGGACGTTATACGCCATCTGCGATAATCCCTGCTCGAACAGCTGCTTTTCTTCGTCTCTCGTAGGGAGCCCTTGCATGAAGCCCTGGGTACGCGGCGACAGTGGTGCGGCTAGTTTTCTCATCTACATTCTCCCGAGCTGGTAAATCAAACTGGGGGACATACCGCTTGCAATATGTGCCATAAATCCAGGACCCAGTGTACGTATTGCTTCAAGTTTATTGGGACTGTTCCGTACTGCACCTATATTTGCACTCGCTTCTTCCATTAGTCCGGGGGCTGCAGCTGCTGCCGAGACCGCGGCTAGTGTTTTAAGGATATCATCTCGCTGTCCTTTATCCTTTAAAAATGTGCGTAGGGCAAGCACAGTGGGTAGCGCAGCGAGGTGGTTGAGCTGGGACACGCCGTGTGCGATTTGCAACACCTTACGGTACAACCCGTGCTGCTGCATGCTGTCCGCATGTTCCAGTTCATGTGCGAGTACGTTAGGATCTACAATCCCCAACACGATTTCATTTTTGTTCACGTTATAGTACGCGTTAGGGAAACCGGGGCGAATGACCACGGTGGTGGTGGCTAGTGCTGGATTTTCACGTAGGGCATTGCTAAGCACGGAGTGTGTAGCGCTCTGCATCTCCGGCGCGGCGTAAGGGCTACGTGCCCCTCCTGTAACAGCGACTAGTTGCTGCATCCCCGCGGGGGTATTTAGCTGTTGGAGATTCATTGTCCCGCGGCCTCTCCACCCCCAGAAGGCAGGACAACCTTCGGGTCTGGTTCTCGGGCGGTAAAGCGTGGGACTTTACCGAGTAAAGAAAGCGCGGATCTTCCCGGATTCCCCAGATTAACACCGGCCTGTTCGTCGGGAGACGTGGTGGCGTCCATGGTTTGAGGAAGACGTTGGTCTTCGATCATTTGGGCTGCGATTTTAAAGATCTCTGTAGACAATCTCATGCGCCATCTCCTACCGGGTAGGCGCGAGTTGCCGCCAGACACCGGGGCGGGCTGCGATGCCGAACGCGGAAGCTAGCGTCGTGCTAGTGTGGTGTTGAACTCACGAATTCGTGCGAGGATGTCGAGACCGGCTTCTTTCTCCTTCTCGTCCTTCTCGTCCTTCTTGTCTTTCTTATCCTTATCACACTCCTCTTCCTTGCCCACCATGGCAGCGGCCAGGGCTTCGGGCATATCCTCAGCAGCTTTGCTGTGTGCCTGGATGAGAGCCATGGCTTGCTTGATGCCGGTACCTGCGTTCTTGTGTAGCGAACCCAGGTAGATGTTCCGCTCAGCGGTGGTCTGACCCATCATTTGACGGACATGTGCGATTTTCTGTGCGTCGGACATGCCTTCCGGTAGGAAGTGCGCGACGGATGAAGCGGTTTTTTTGAACAATCGGACGAACGCCGCTTTGTCAGTGTGCTCGGTGACGGAGTTGCTTGAAGCACCAGTGCCCCTTTCACCGGGCATATCTGGGTGGTCCTGCTCCGTACCCACCACAGCGGCGAGTGTGACAGGTAGCGCGGTTTGACCGAGGCTATTTGTGGCGTAGCCATCGGGACGCCGATCAGCTTCGATCTTGGCTTCGCCGGTCACACCCGCAGCTTGGGTCAGGGTGTTTCCCTTATCGCCGCCCTCGATGGTCGCGCCCATGGCGAGCTTGTGGATGATGCCATTCAACCAGCTACCGGCCTTTGCCTGCTCGATGATGGAGTTGCTGGACGCGCCAGTACCATCCTCAGCGGGGGCGTTTGGTGCGGGAACTTGTTCGGTACCCACTGCGCCCTCACCTACCGGGTACTGTGTATTGCCTACACCCAGGTTGTACATGCCTGCGGGTCTGTTCCGAGCTTCCATCACAGATTCACCTGCGATAGCGTCGGCCAAGGTGTTCCCCTTGTCTCCGCCCTCGATGGTAGATCCCATTGCTCGCTTCACCTCGGACGCGGCTTTCACCATGACAGCTTCGGCTTGCATACTCGCACGAGTATTCAGATCCGCAGCAGCAGAGGTTTTCAGTGCCTCTTCGGGGGCTTGAACGGGAACTTCGCCTCCGGGCATGGCAGGGGGTCCCGCTTCGGCCATCAGCTGCTGTGCCGACTCGACCAGTGTGGCGGCGACCTCCGCAGCGGTGTCGGGAGAAACACCTGCACCTGGTGCACCCTCAATACCTGCCGGTGCTTCCTCAGGCGCTAGTTCCACTGCCGGATCGACGGGCATCATTTCGGCAACACCATCAGCCACTTCATCAGCCGCTGTCTTCGATGGGTAACGGAGGGCTCCGAGGCGTACCAGTTCATCATTGATGCCCCGAACGTAGGCGCGTTTGAAAAGGTTAGTTTGTGCCATGACGACTGTCCTGGTTTCAGACACTTGGACAAATTTACCCAAGCACTGTTCCGGCTTCGTAGACATCAGTTTCACTGACCAAATTTCGATCAGTCAGAGCTTCTATCTTCACCGGCTTAACATCGGAGCTACCTGCCCCTAGTCTTGAAAGGTTTATCGTATCGATGAACAAACCGCACTCCTTGGAGATTAGGCCCTCTAAATATATCCCATTCGAGACTGAAACCATGTCAACCTTAGTTAACACAAATGCTCAATTCCCAATCAAAAGGCAGTTTCGTTTTGATTTTTAAGGTCAAAACCAGAGCTTCCTTGGCACTGGGCTGTTATCGCATAGGCTGCGATCTTTTAAAAAGTACAGGGGATCAACCTAGATGTCAAGTATTCTCAATTTCCAAGTCTTTTAATAGCGATTGTTCGGCCCCTCGCCAAACTCCTCACCAAAGATGAAGGCCGGGATGGGGTGGGTTCCATGTAAATTGGACTGGTCGCCAAAAGCTGCACCCTCCAAAAGGGTGGTTTTCAGATTGCGGTGGGCCAAACGGGCCAAGAAGTCAGGGTGCAGTAGAGGTGTGCGGCTGATGGGTTTCATCACAGGTTCGTGGAGTATAGCACGAGCTGCGATTGGTACCGTTTGAATATTGTTCCGTGTGAATTCACGCAACATATCTCCCGTAACTCGGGTCCCTGCAACGTGATGTAGCACGTTGTTCCCCAACGTCTTTCCTCGGGCCTCGGCTATCGGAACTGTTTTTGCTGTACTGGCCAGATGTTTACGGAACTGATTGTAGTCCACAATGTCTCCACGTAGGACGCCCAAAGCGGAACTGTCACGATCCATTATACGGATGTAATTCAGGTCCGTCTTGGCGAGAAGCTCGATGTGGCGACGGTCCAGGTCAACCCCCTCTCGTTGGTAAATCCCGTGCAACTGCTCGGTCAAGTATTTACGTCCGGCACCCAACCCTTTGTACTTGATGATTTTATCAGGCTTCGGAATCCCTTCAGACAAAACATCTCCAGCCTGTACTTTATCTCCGAGGTGAACAGTCACACGCAAGTTCGGTGGGACATACTCTTGGTGATCTTGAACATGGACGTAGTAACCACCCTGTGGCGCTTTTTTAATCGCAGAGACCGTGCCACGTGCAGGTGATAACGTCGCCTCGTTTAAGAATGCTTGGGGGATTTCAGTGATTTGTTTGAGACCAGATAACCCCGACAACGTCGGTTTAGCACCGTATGCGACGCTTCCGCCGTGTTTAGCACTCAGAGCCATCTGTGTTACGGGTTCACCCATAGCGTGTGCTGCGATTATACCTACGTTTGTGCCCAACGCAGGGTTGTTACCTTTGGTGTTAAGTCCGTAACACTTTTGACAGATACCGTCCGGTGCTTCACAGGTCATAGGGGAGCGTACTTTAAACTGTGTTTTCTTCTGCGTGTCCTGTGGGGTGACCAGTTGCCCGGTTTCCGCTGTGTAGCGGTCTATTGCATGTGCTGCGTCTACAACGATGCCGTTCTTGGTACCACAGTCGGGGATGGTGATCATTTGGTCGGACATGTTGTTGACAATGATCTTGTTAATTTCTCCAGGGGCAGCGACAGAGGTGAAACTGGCAATCGCGTTACGCCGGGACTCAGTAAGTGCCGTCCAGGCGTCTGCGGGTTTCAACCCCTCGGCGTAGCTTTTACTGATGAGCCACGGTATCGTGCGCCCTGCTTCGTCTTGAGCTGCGGCGGGTGATGTTACAGTGCGCATGAGTGCGGCAATGTTGCCGCGTGCGCCGCTCAACGCCATGGGGGTCATTTGTCCCGGATGTTTCTTGGTGCTCTCCAACAGAAGTTTTTGTGTTGCTTCGACAATTTTGATTCGCTCAGCTACATTTGTTGTTTTCTTTATCCGCGCTAGAGCCGGTTCCAAAATCGCATCACGTACTTTCCGATCGGGTTCGATGTCGTCCAGCCCTACAGTTATGCCGACGTCTGTTGCAACTGCGTCGCCAACGCGTTTGAGTGTGCTGATCGTTTTGACGTACTGCTGAGGATCGGTTCGCGCCAGTTCGGTCATCATCCCCTGAAGTTGCTTCTTGGAGATGGATCCTTTGATTTGGTATTCTGCAGGTAGGACGTCGTTTAGTAGTAGCAGACCGAGGGTTGTGGGGGGCATCAGCTTCGAGGACTCCCCGGTAGCATGAGACCAGGAACGCGCTGACCGTTGTACATGTTGGAGATATTCGTAGGTGCACTCCAGGTAACCGGTCGGTCAAGTCGGTCCTCACGGTAACTACCCTTATTATCGGGTGCAATGTGCCTGGGTATGTCCGTTTCTTCAGACTTCTGTAACATGCGGCTTAACCGTTCCGCAGGTAACTCCGGATTTTTACTGGGATACGGAGCACGTAGCTCCTCCAGATTCATCCCGAGGTCGTCCAGCGCTCGAAGAGCACCTTGTTTGTACGAAGCTGTGTGGATCATTTTTCGCTTTTCACCACGGCGTCCAAACGTACTTTTCGGTCACCGCTGGTAGTCCCGATGCCTGCGTTATCGCTACGTTCCATGTGTAGGATGCCTTCAGCTAACATCTCCAGCTTATCACGTTGCCATTCTTTACTCCAACCACGTGCTGCGACGAAGGCTTCCAAAGCGTTAACTACAGACGTGATCTTCTCCGCACCCGGTGTGGGTTTACCATCACCGTTCAAGAGCCGGTTCTCTGCTTTCTCTTCTGCCCAAGCGAGTAGCAGCTGCGCCTGTATAGAGATTTGGTTCTCCACTGCGTTGGGGATATCGATACTCCATTTCCGCTCGATGAGCTGTACCAGTTTGCGTAGACCGACAGTCAGGAACGCGGCGAGCGCGAGGCCCAGCGCACTGAGAACGGGGAGCAGCAGTGCTTGCCACCAGGTTTGGGTTGTCTCAGCAACGGGAGCAACGACGGGGGTGATCGTGGCTACGGGTGCAGGAATCGGCGTAGGTGCGGGTGCCGCCGCGTCCTTGACGGGGGCGACCTGAACCACAGCGTCCTTCTTGGGTGCGGCGTCCTGTGCAAAAACCAGGGGGGACACAGCAAGGCAAAGGACGAAGACTGCGGCGTAGAACATTGTGCGTTTCATAGGTAGATCTCCTTGGTGTTGTTAAGGGGAAGCGTAAGGGTTTACGGAGTAAAGGGCAATGTTTATTACGGGCCTTTAATTAAGGTACCAGGGCGGTGAGAGTAACCCGTCAAAGATCGTAAAACGTCTCCACCTAACTGCCTCGGATTAGACACAGCTTCGCGAAAATGCTGTGTTAGTTCCGAAGGTGTTACGCCCTGATACTGTGGGGATCCCCGAAAATATTTTGCAGGAACACCGCCCTTTAAGACGACGTCTGTCGCGTAGGGCATCGCGGTTGTTTCCTGTAAAAGACGCTTCACTGTAGGGTTTGCATGCTGCACACGGGCACGGTAGTCTATAAAACCTGGGTTCAACCGCGCTTCTAGTGAAAGATGTTCAGCGTTGTGTATGTAGCTTCGGGGGACGTTAGCCCGAAGAGCTCGTTTTCCACCAGGGAGGATACCGAGGAGATTGATTGCGTTCATCTGTAGGGGAGACCCTTGTTCACCTAATACACGTTGTAGAGCTGTACCTAGACGATCGTAACGATCACGCCCTGCTTGTTGCATACCGTACGTTTTAGCTAAAGTGGGGTTGCGTGTAGTAAAGGCTAAATTGCGTTCAGCCATTTGCCACGGTTGCATGGCTTCTGCCATACCTGCAGATACGTTTTTAAGTACGTTTGCAGTGGCACCCTCCGCTGCTTGCGGTATTAGACCTTCTTCTAATATCTTCGCAGCGCGTGCTGTGGACGTGCCGTGATAGAGTGGCACACGTCCTGTGAATAGCGTACGCAGTGCACCGCCTACGCCTCCCAGTTTCTGCAATGCTGCGTCGCGGCCTTTGGTGTAGTATGTCATCGTCGCTTCCTTCTCCTGTTGCTGCGTCACGTTCATCAACAGCCACTTATCTTTATTAGTTCGTCGCAAGAGAAACTCTTCTTGCTTGAGGCCGAAACGAACCTTATTCTGTGTGGACTCAATAAGCTCAATCGGGTTCTTCATTTTGAGATGAACCGTCCCCGCACCGTATCCCTTACCGATGGTCGCTGGTTTTCCCTCTCCGAAATGAAGTGCGTATTCCGGTGTGTGCGTGAAGGTCTGCACTGCAAGGAGTTTCTGTCCCGGTTCAGGCAAACGTGCCTTGGGGATAGCCCAGGAGTGTGCCTTTCCTGCATCAGGGTCGACGAGGCGTAGGTCGAAGTGATGCTGCCGGGCCTTATGCGACTGCACCGCCATCACCCACTGGTTCTGTGTCTTACGGGTGATGGTGGGTAGCTTGGAGGTGGTGCGATTGGGGATGCCGGGGGCGAACCCCAACACCTCTAGCGCCGCATATTCCCCGTCTTCGAAGCTCATAACCCCAACACCGCCCACGCCACCTTGGCACTCATTGTAATCCCACCGTTAGGTGTTGCGCCCGCTGCAACGTTAGGTGCTGTAGGAGGAGGTAGCGCTTTTAGAGGTTTGGGTAGCTCCGGCACCTTGGGAATCTTCGGTGCGGTCGCGGTTGTAGGTGCCATGGTTGTGGGTGCTTTTGCCATCGCACCGGGTTGCGGCGGCTTGGCTACCTGGGGTCCCATGGGTTTTGGTATTTTGGGAGGACCGATGATGTCTTGAATAGCACTCCCCGCCCCTGCGCTGAAGGGGCTACCAAAACCACCACTGCGGTTAAAGCTAAACTTTACCAGGGGTGGTAGTGCATCGTGTATTTTCTGTAATCGTTGTAGTTCCTTGGCATTTTGTTGGGCGCGGACCGCTCTTTGGGCCTCCCACTGTAACAGTTCATCATCGAGCTGCTGTGCGTAGTCCTTCGTCGCTTTCTGGGTCCACTTCTCTAGATATGCCCGACGGACCGAAGCCCTGTGTTGCCGAAACGCCGTTGTGAGTCCAGGGGCTGCTCCGAGTAGCGCACCTGTGCCTCCACCGATAAGTCCACCTGTCAGTGCGTTACCCCCACCCACCTGTGACCCGATCAGCGCACCTGTACCGGCACCCAGTGCACTACCGATAAGCCCTAGACGTACTGCACTTGGAATACTGAAGCCACACTTCTCTAGTGTACTTTCTCTATTCTCGGCTTGCTTTGCTTGCTGCTCCAACCCAACGTCCTCCAGCGCTGCGATTTGACCGTCTTCCTTGGCTTTGGTGAGTGTTTTACGCAGTAAAGCGGTGGGCGCATCACGCCGACCCAAGCCTAAAGTAGTAACGAGCGTGTTGCGTGCGACGTCTTGTAGTACTTCGGGTGCGAGGCTCATCCTATTTCCACTTTATCTTCGATCTTGATCTCACCACGCTTGTACGCAGCGAGCGCGTCGGCTGTCGTCTTGAACTTCTGCAGTTTACCACCAGTAGCACGGCTCGCCTCGTGGATCCCAATGATCGCTTCGTGCTGTGGGAATACTAGCAGATCTGACTTGGTTTTGTCCCCAAATAGCTGGTTGGAGAGGGTGATGCTCTTGGTGTCCTTGATCGCACCGTCTGAGACGGGTACGTGGATTTGGAGGGTGTCGTACACAACGACCTGGTTGGACGTCATGAAAGTGTTGCTACCAGGCACCGTTAAATCCCACGCGGTGTGGCGCCCGGGGAGTTGGTTTGCTTCTTCAATGAAATCAAAAAAGATGTTTTCGTTTGTGACGAGGTTGAACCAGTTCTCCCCTCCCTCAGCGATGACGTGCTCCGCTCCGAGGCAATCAACGGTACGTTGAAGGGCGAGGCGAGAGAGTCGCTGGTTTTTCTTACTTTTGTGGAGTTGCATATATAGTGTTATACGTGCTCGTTTTTCAGGGGTGTCGCCGTGTTTGGGGCTACCTACAGCACATGCCAGCGCTAGTGCCGTCTCAGTAGATATAGGTACATTATCCCAACGCATGTTGTACACGCTCTCTTGGTCAAATTCGGTGACCATCTGTTGTAGGAGTTCACGTTTGTGTGTGCTAGCGAGAGGTATTTCGTGTCCGATACGTGCTAGGTCTGGCAGTGAGATTGTCAACGTATACGCTTGGCGTTTCCCCTCTCGTAGTTTGTTGTGGTTGATACCGCTCTTAACCCCGAGCATAGTCAGGAGTACCGCAATCTCATCGACTAAACGTTTGGACACGCTCGTGTAATTACACATCCACTGGGGCTTCGGTTTGGCTTTGGCCTGGACTTTAGAGATACTCCCGTCGGTATCGATGAGCCCACCCAGTAGGCCGAGAAGAAACGGACGGGGTGCGTTGACGAAACAGCGGGGGAGGTGTTTATTGTGTGCACCACGTACATCGTCCATCAGTTCGGCTACTTTACTCGCTAGCTCCATTGAATTTAAGTGATATTTAGTAGAGTCACCATAACTCCCCTTGTCCGTGGCTTTGGTGTCGTAGCGCAAAGCGTTCAACGGTTCGGACATGAGCGTTTGAGCGTACTGAACGTACGCATCTTTAATCTCAACTTCGGTGTTGGCGAGGCCCACCGTTTTCCAATACCAGTACGGGTTCTCACGGTGTTTTGACATTTCACCGGACACCCAACCATCGCCCACGAAGGTGCCCAAAAACTGACCTAACGCGGCGTCCAACGTCCATGTGTGTTTAGGGAGTGCCACTGTTTCAAGCGGCGTACGCTCCTGGTGTAGGTAACGAGGACGCGGTGTGGCCCAACCAATGGCGTCTTCTGCGTTAACACGTTCAAGAACCCAAGTATCTGGATTTACGGCGTACATACTGGCGTCGCGAGATACCTTGACGTGCCGCTTCGACGAGAGTGCGACGTCTAACATCTCCAGGTCGTGGTGTACGGAGAAGTGGGTCACGTCGCGTAGTACGGCGCGTCTAGTGCCTTCGTCGTAGCTGAAGACTTGGATTCCGGGAGGCACGGTGTATGTTTCTTTGTTGTCTTTACGTTCCATACTCGACTCCTGTCGGGGGAAATTACTAATGTGGAGTCGAATATACTCACTTTTTTGGTATGTGTCAAGGTCACAATCGACCGAATCCCCGTCAAAATCGAGGTTGAGCCCTTTCTCAATAAACGGATTAACCCTGATTGTCATCCCAGGGACAGGTACAGGGTGCGCACCGACCATCCCAAAACGATGCAGCGTAGGTGCCCTGTTGATGATCACCGGGCGCAGCTTCGTCTCTACCATGAGTGCGTCTCGGGCGACGGAGTGGCGGGCTTCCACCATCTCTTTGGCAAGCATCGCCTTGTAGCCGTTCTGCACCATGCGCCGCACAATATGCGGTTCGTAGGTGGCCCACAGCATCTCTTCAGGTAGGCCCACCTGATCCATGTCGAGGGTCATATCGGGAGCTGCCGTGCCGCGTCCCGACAAGTTCTGGGGCCGCTTGATGACCTTTCCGTGGAAGAAGCCTCGTTTGGGAGACCCCTGTCCGGCGATGGTCGTGATGAAGCCCTTCGCATCGCGTGCTTGTAGCTGGGGGCTTACCGGCGCTGCCAGCCCAAATAGCGCACGTGTAGAGTCGTATAACCCCATGCGTGCGTCACCCACTACTTCATCGGGTAGGTCTTTTTTGGCCATGGCCAGCGCGTCGTTGGCAAGCATCGCGTCTCGATACAGGTAATTAGCATCGGCGATGAGAAGGTCCCGTCTACCTTGGGAAGGGAGGATGGGACGCACTACAGGGGGAACAACCGCAAGTTTATTCACGACGTACGCTTGGTCAGGGCTGAGTCCGATCTTGCGCAACGCCCGTAACGCCTTGAGTTGCTTCACAGACTGGTCCAGGGTCGCACCGGTAGCCGTCTGGTTGACTGCACGAAGCTCCTTCTCTCGTTGCGTGACGTCAATGTCCTTGAGCTGCTGCTGGATATGGCCTCCCCCTTTACTGCGTAAAGTGTCACGGAATTGCTGTTTGGTCATTCCCAGCAACCGACGCACAGGGTCCTCGAACGTGGGGTTAATAAGGGGTTCGGTGAGAGCGATATGGCTCCACCTGTTGCCCTGTGTGCCTCCTGTGATTACAGGGTCGAAGAGCCCACCTCTCTCCGGTGTGAAATCCTTCTCGCGGATCATGGTGGCCTTGGTTAGCGCTCCGGCTGAGACTTTTGTAATGTCTGCGTCAGTCATAGGCCCCAAGGTTAGCTTCTCATTACTCTTGTCGATCTTGATCCCGGCACCTTGCAACATGTCTGTAAACTTGTTGTAGGCAAAAGACGTCTGCATCTTGGGCGGTGCCTGCCCTAGCTGGTAACGCGTCCAGAACTCATCGTTTCTGGAGCTCTTTATCGTAGATGCCTCACGCAGCACGTCGCGTGCGTTATGGGCGATGAGCGCGTCGATCTCCATGCGTCCTAGTGATTTAGCACCGGTTGTGCCTCCTTTGGACGGTTGCAAGTTGATATCGTAGTCTTGAATACCCCGAGCCGCGTAGTTTGTATCCGTCGATTTGAACAACTTATAGATGTACTGTTTCCCGGTCATTACCCCCTTACCGTCGGGACCTACGATGTTCTTTCCAGTGACTGGGTTGTACAGGATTTCTTTATCCGAGAGCCCGTGTTCTTTTAGGAGCCCTCGTGCCCATTTAACGTTATCGCGTCCAGACATCGACGGAACAACGATAGGTTTTCCGGTCTTCTCCGCTACCTTGCTGACGGCTGTTTCAATGATCTGCGCGGGATTAATACGTGAAACGATACCCGCCGAGGTCATTAAGATATCTATAGGTTTACCGTCGGGTGTTTGGACCATCTGATCATCGGGTATGATTTGAGAGATAACTCCTTTGTTGCCGTAACGTCCACTTAATTTGTCGCCTACTCCCGCAGCTTCTTCAGTAGCAACCGTAACAAGAACACGGCGCGGCGTCACTACAACGTCCATAACTGTACCCGGTGACTTGTGCTCCCACGTCACCACGTCCTCTCGAAAAGGCATCGTTAGGGACCTGTGCAACTTACCTAACATCTTTTGTTCGGCGGTGGGTTGTGTTTTACGCAATACAATAATGATGGGGTCTCCCGGCTGCACCGTGACACCGGACTTAGCTACGCCTTTTTCATCCAGGTTGTCATACTGCTTCGCAGTCCATTTCATACCGAAGCGAGCGCGGTGTTTGTTTTTATCCATCACCACATCGTCGTCAAGCGCTATGGACTCTTTATACATGTGTTCCGATGTCAGTTTGATAGCACCTCCTGCTGAGATAACCACTGCATCGTTAGAGTTCGCACCGTAGTAGGCCATATAGCCGACCTGGAGGTTCTTACCCAACGCTAATACCCCGTCCTTTGTGAAATTAGACCCTGCGAGATGCTGCTTCGCGTCAACGTGGTCGCCCTCTTTAACGATGATCGTGTTGTGTAATCTCGTTTTGGATGCGAGAGGGAAGTTCGTATCGTACGGGATTTTGATAAGAGGTACTCCTCCCACTTCAGCGTTCTTCTCCGTTAAAACACTCTGGGTCTCCCACCAAGGTGGATAGTCCGACACAGCAGCGCTTTTACGCCCGTCAGGCCGTAAGTAGATATAGTCCTCATCAATCTTTTTAATTTTGCCGCTGACCGGTGCGCTCGGCACAATACGGTCTGCCAACTCCTGTTCAAAAGTACGTCCAGGGTTGAAGGATTGTACCTGTACGAGAGGGGCCTCCCGTCCAACCAAAGGTAACGCCTGGGTAGCCATCTTACTTCCCAAAATGATGCGGTTACCTTGTAGGCTTTCAGGCATAGGAACCAGGTTTGTCGCGGGACTGAACTGGAACGACGGGTGTGGTAAATCATAGTCCACGTCTTTACGCGATACGGAACGTATTTCACCCATACGCATCGCACTAACGTTACGTTGCTTATCTGCTTCCCCTGAAAAAGCGATGGTCGAATGTTCCAGTGTACGGAGTGGTACGTCTTCGAGTTTCCCTGTGCGCGCATTACGCATCAGGGTATACATATGTCCTTGGTTATCCTTCTTCGTCCAGATGGATGTACGTAGATCGATGCCCGCGCGGAATGAGTTGCCTAACCAAAGGGGCGGTTTACCTTTACGGCGTGTATACAGTAAACCCCCAGGCACTTCGGCACAGTACACAAGGTCGTCGTAGGCTTGTTCGAAATAGCCGTGTACGGTTTCGTCGGTTACATGGGGTATTTTGTACCCGATATCAAAAACACGCGGTTTGTGGTGTATATCTTCAGCGTATTCGATGCACCAGGACGCTTTGTTTGGGTGCTGACACCGCATACGGTGGTTGGGTGTTACGAGATACCCCGTTTCTTCGGTTTCTAATCCCAGCATGGGGCCACAGTAGTGCATGGCGACCAAGTGTTTGGGTCGGTGAAAGCGTGGTTGTCCGTTGATTTTACAAGCGAGGAGGTCTTGTTCCGTGACCTCACTCCAGTACTTCCACCCTTGTTTCGTGTATACCTCGGTGTCACTGCTGTGGCACTCTGGCGTACGTCCGGGATCCAGCACCCCAAAGTGCGTATGGTGCAGCCTTCGCGCCTCACTGGGGACTGCGCGCTCCGACCCGATGCCGCCTTCTCCCAGCGACGTGACACGCACCGCACTGTCGAGAATCTCGATGGGGTTAATCTGCGCAGGGATCGCTGAGAGCGTCGCAGTGGTTAGGAAGTTGCGAAGTGACCGAGTGAATGGTGCTGCAGGCATAATCTTTTCGACTGTGGGGTTCTGTTGCTGACTGCTCGCTTTGATGCGTACCTTACGCTGTAACCGTCGTCCCTCCAACTGGATACGTTCTTTCAAGAAGTCTTCGACGCCGTGCAGTGTTTGGAACGCAAGACTGTCACGGTCGTCGGTATCTTCTCCCTTACGGTGTACGTCCAGGAGCTTCTTGGACGCGAGCATCATGGTCTCGGGTGTGACGTGTTTGAAACCCTTACCTAGCGTCTTTTCCGTAACTTCAGGGTCGAGCTGTGTATCTTGATACCTCTTCTGTATTTCCCGCCCCATACTGTCAGAGACAGTAGCCGTGCGTTGATACGCCGGAACCAGCCGCTCGTATAGCTTAGTAACTGAGGCGTCTTGTTTCGTTTTGAACGCATCACGATTGAGGTCAACCATCCCTGCGCCCCAGTGTTTCTTCAGCTCCGTGTCATTCACTCCCATCTGTTTTAGGATAGGGTAAAGGGGGATATTAGTTGAACCGTACTGCAGGAACATGTGACCTTTCGCTGGGTCCATGTTGATTCGAAAGTTCTCACCTTTACCCAGGTTAAACGCCGCTTCCAGCTGCTCATTTCCACGCACCCGCGTGTATACTCCAGGGCGTACGCGTTTTTGATTGGACACACTGTATTCGTTACCGTCCACTACGAAGGTGTGTCGCTGATTAAAGTAGGGGATTTGACCCAAGGTCATCGCTTTTTTTCGGTCAATAACTTTACCATCCCGTTTGATTAAGACATCTGCCCGCAGGGGCTCCTGTAGTGTGTGCCCGTGAAGGATGGCGTCCTTTTGCGCACGAGAGGAAAAGTCTTTGGCTTGGACGTAGGGGTTTTCGATTTCTACAGACAATTCCCCGGCTTGAATAGGAAATACGTCCTGTAGACCTTCCACTGCTTTGCGGTGGATGTCCTCGCGTTTAGTGACTGCGTCGGTGAGTGTGGAGGTCAATCGGGGCATGGGGTCACATCCTGTATGTGCGCTAAGTATACGGCATACCGTAAAAAACAAAAAGGTGCCCTTTTTTTGGTATAAGTAAGTGTCAAGCCCCTACTTACGGTGCTCTTTCCCCCCTACCTGACGGTGGGGGTTTGACAATCTTTTCAATCCCTTTGTTGTTTTTTTCTTACAAACCTACGAACCATGGAGGAGTGGATGGCACTAATTAAGTGGCCCAAAGGGCTGAGTTTGTTCATGTTGCGTAAGATATTCTACGCACGACACAACCACCGCCTGATCGAGGTCCAGGCGGAACTGCAAAACGAGGGCGTCGAGATGACGTCCGACGAATTATTTCAGTTGTGTGATGAGATCGAGGCGGCGTCCAAAGAGCTGGGTGTGTTCGTGCTGGATGGTCACCGCAAGCCCAACGCCCTGGACCTCCCCCGCATGCCGCAGTGCGTGTTGAGCACACGCGAAGCGGTCTACCTGGACTACCACAATATGCAGCTCCTCATCGCACTCTACGACGGGGAGAACCTAAACAAGGAGGAGTTAGGTCTCCATCGCTGGGGCGAGATGCTCGAAGCGCAGCGCCGGCAATTTGTCCTCTGCCGTTCCTGCAAGGGATACAAGAGGGATGTCAACGAGCAGAACGTCGGGTGTCCCCACAACAACGACGTGGTGGTCACGGTGGGGATGGCTGTGAGGGCTATCAGGAAGCACCGGTTGCTGGAGAAAGGGGACGTGTATGATCCCCCACGCCTGTGTCAGGCGTGCAGTAAGAAGCGCAACGAGGCCCTCGCGGAGAGCCGCGCCCAAGGGCACAAGATGGGCGTGAGCGTCAGTGAGATGTCTGAATGGAAGACCACTCAAGCCGCCATGGCCGATGTGTTGAAAGCGGCCAAGAAGAAGAAGAAGAAGAAGCTCACCGAAACTGTTCCCCCCAACCCCGTCACCCCGGAGGTGTAGACTATGTGGATTGCACCGTTTCTCTTGCTCCTCCTCTAGGAGTGCTTACGTAGACAAGAAACCGGGCCTTAGTGCTCGGTTTCTTTTTTTTCTTTTTTAGGGAGAGGTGTCATCCAACTAACGATGATAACAAGTGTGCCATTACGAAGGATATTCTTCTCCTCCCAACGAGGAATGGCTCGTCCCTGGAGCATGTCGTTCATGAGGCTTTCATACGCTATAGAGTCGTCACAGTCGTCCCCCTCGTCTCCAAACTTTTCAGCGGGTAGAACACCGATGACGAAACGTTTAACGTGTGCAGCCAAGTTGTAATTAGGTACACCCTGGGCGTGGTTAGGGTCGCCTCTTTTCGGGCCATGACGTAAATCATCGCCGTTAACCAGTGGTTCTCCTGGAGGCACTAACGATCCCAAAAGCCCTGGAGGAAGTTCGGAGTTGGCACCTTTTCCTGTATCTTCGGGGAACTGTCGTGCGCGGTTTACCAGTTCGGCGAATGTTTCATTTTCTTTGGCCACGCTTAACCGCCTTGTTTCGCTTCTTGTGCTTGTGATAATTGTGCTTGTTCGAGGCGCTGTACAACAACGGCGTACATAACTGCATCTTCCGTTTGCAGTGAGTGGAGCTGACTCTTCCGCATTCCGGTGTCCAGCTGCATGAGCTGTTGAACAATCTGATCCGCTTGAGCAATCACTTGCTGCTGGTCGTATTGTGTATCCGACCGACCCATCATCGCTTGACGCTGCGCCTGTTGTGCCAAGGAGTCTTGCATCTTGGTGACCTTCTGTTGCAGCTCTTGCTGGAAACGAACCTCATCCAGAGATTCCTGCATCCTCCGTTCACGTTCCTTCGTGAGATTGAAATCATGCAGTTCTGCTATGGTTGTATTCGAGATGGACTGATTGGTTTGGTTTAACGCTACCAGCGCTTGTTTCTGTTGAATATCGTCGATGAGTTTGAACTCGGTCAGCGCTACGTCGGTGCGTGCCCATCCAAGCATCTTGGTGCTTTTGTCGGTGATCCACTGCATCAAATCATTGAGTTCGGAGGTATAGGTGAGGAGCTGGTTTTCGAGCATACGTAAGGTGATGGCGGAACCGGTGAAAGACAATCCGCCAGTGAGGAATTCACGAGGTATACCCATGGCCATGATAATACTGTCTTCGGCTTCTTTCACCTCTCCCAACGTCAGAAGGGCACGACCATCACCACCTAATTGGGCGGTCCCAATAGGTACAGGTGAATGCATGATTGTTAAAGGGTCGCGTCGCCAAAGTCGAAGACCATCTTTAACGTTACTAAACATATTCGCCAGTGCGATGGTCTGCAGAGGGTCCGCGTTATTAGACGACGGTTGAGGGAAGATAATACGAAACGGTACGAGGTGGTCGAGTGCAACTGCCTCATTCGCTTTACGGAGTACAGCCGCGTAGAAGAAAAGTTTTAGTGCTGCGGTCAAAGGTGGAAACCCCCACTGTTGGTCAATGCCTGCGGGAGCCTCTACTTTCATGTGGTAGATTTGGTCTTTGTTGAACTGAAACATCTTGTCGTCGTGCGCTGCACGGATGAAGTTCAGGGGCATACTGTTCAGGATGTGTTTATCCCCCTTCTGTATCTTCTGACGTAAATCTCCAGGGATGGAGTAATAGTACACAGACTCCCCAGTGAACGGGTTGTAGTTAATGTCCATCTGTTTAGGGTCCCAGCGGATAATGTGTATCTTTTTGGGGTCGGTAACTTTGCGATCGATTACTTTTCCTGCCACTTCTTTTTTACACTTCGTGCATTTGTATTTGAACTGTAGTGTTTTTTGCCAGTATCTAAACCGGTAATTTACGTGTTCAATGTTGATGAGTTTTTTACAGTCGGGGCACTGAAGGAAACGCGCAAATGGTTGGTACACGGAGACGAATGCGTTGCCATAAATCCAACGGTCGCGGCCACATGTGATGAGGATGTTCTTGATCTTGATTACCTTCTCTAGAAGGTGTTTTATTCTCTTCTCCTGCGCACTGTTTTGTGTGTCGTACCGGATCTCGGTAATCGGGTATTCACTGAATTTCTTCAACGCAGCGAAAATCTGTGCGGAGTTGTAGTACAGGTACTCCATCCACAGGAACAAGTCTCGAAGACGTCGAGGTACGAATCCTGTGAGGAAATCGAACATTGGATTCGGATGGGCCGAATTTTGGCGGAAAAGCGATTCTAGGTCTGATGTAGATAATCCACTCATTGCGTCACCTTGGTCACAAAGGGAAGGATAACATGGCTGAAGCCAAACCAAAATACAAGAAGAGTCTCTGCGCCATGTGCCCTGTCAGACTCGACTGTTTGTCGATTAAGATGGGGGTTCCTTGTGGGCAGTGTCAACACGCACTAATGTGCGCGAGCAAGGGGGGCTTGTTACAATACACCGACGCGCAGATGACGTGTCGGTACATCAAGGGGAAGTGGGTAGGTGTAGGTGCTGATTGTTTGGTCATCACACGGTTACTCCGTGAACGCGCTGAACTGGAGGGCGCTTTCGGTACGAAACACACACCACTGTGTCCACGGTGTGAAGTAGTAGAGGGTGCTTTGCGTGTAAATCATCGATTCCTTCTACCTTCGGAGCGTTCCCACCCCAGACGACCTCGGGCAACGGATTACATTTTTCGCTGCACCAATTGTTCAGTTGACGTTACGCTGACCATAAAGTAGAGTCAACCAGATAAACATCATGATACAACTCAAAGTCACAAAAGTAGCAGGAACTCCCGCTTTCGTCACCGCTGGAACGGACATGCGCTTGTCTCGTGTCTACGGTGCCACGCGGTTGGACAACGGGTTGTGGTACTATCCGGCGTACCACCCGTTTCACCGCATCGTCCTGAAGGATTTCGCGGCACTCAAGCTGGAGGTTGCCCTTTCTGAAAGTGCGAAACGGTTGGTGCTGGAGGCGGATAAATTCGAGGGGCATGTCAAAACACAGAGGCTACCTCCGGGTTTCGTGTTTCGTACACAACCCTACGCGCATCAGTTGTTGGGACTTGTACATGCGCTGTACTTTTTCCGCGCTGCACTCTTTTACGCATGCGGCTTAGGAAAAAGCAAAATAATCATCGACTGGCAGCGTGCCCTGGGTTGTTTCCCCCTCATATTGTGTCCCAAGGTCGTCCTCAGCGTATGGGGACAGGAACCGGCTATACATGGGATAAACCAAGAATTTCGGGTGGTGGACGGCGTTACGAAGAAGAAGAAATTCCAACAGATCGAGGACACTGCGGGGTACGCTGGTACGGTGATGACGTACGGAACTGCGTCGCGTTACTATAAAGAAGTCGCAGCGTTGGTGCCGTACGACGCTATCGTTGCTGATGAATCTCAACAGATTAAAGGGATTACTAGTACACGGTCGAAAGTGGCACGTGAACTCAGCAAGAAAGCAGGGCGACGAATCATCATGTCGGGTACACCTTCTTTGGGTGACCCCCGGGATATGTATCCGCAGCTTCGTTTCCTGGCACCCTACTTCGCGCCTGAGTCAGAGTGGGCGTTTAAACAGAAGTTCTGTGTAACCGCACCCCTCAATAAACGTATTGTGTTGGGTTTTAAGAACCTACATATCCTACGTCAGAGGGTGGCGACAGTAGCGCTTAGCCGCAGTAAGGAGGAATGTCTGGACCTCCCGAAACAGACTATCCTGGATATCCTCGTACCCATCACAGGGTCGCAGCGTCAGATATATAACGGGTTGGTCATGGCGAAGGAGTACGTGGAAGCTGCAGCCATATTACAGGATGAGGGGCTGCTATCCGCTTTCGGTACGCTGGAAATTCCTAACCCAGGGATCCTTGTCTTTAAACTTCAGCAGGTGACATCCGGGTTCGTCCTCAAGCGCCCTGACCTCCCAGATATTTGTGATGGATGCGAGTTTGTGCGTGATTGTGTCGAGGAGCAGATTCAACCGTACACCTCCTCTTGTCAAAAAGATGAAGATATTCGGGTACAAGCAGTCGCTGATAGGTTTAGTTCTAATGCCAAACTTGACGTTTTACGCGGTAAACTCTCCGAAATTTTAGTGGAGCCGACACATAAATGCATCGTGTGGGCGCAGTTTCACGAAGAGATGACGATCATCGAGGAGGCGCTTCAGGCGGAGGGTTGGGGGTACGTCAGGGTCGATGGCACCACGTCGAACATGGGTGCCAGGGTCGCCCAGTTCAACAGCGACAGTGCGTGTCGTGTGTACCTCGGACAGGTATCTATGGGGGTAGGTATCACACTCAACGCCGCGACCTACATGGTCTATTTTAGTTTACCCTTAAAGCTGGAATCGTATCTACAGGCCCTGGACCGAAACTACCGCGTAGGTCAAATGGAGCCAGTGACGGTGTATCGCTTACTCGGTAAGGGCACGGTGGACGAGAACGTGGCGTGCGCGTTATCTCTCCGTAAAAACGTAGCTGAGACGATTGCAACGGTGTTAGCGTGCGCAGGTTGTCTCCAACGACAGACGTGTTTACAAAATAACGTGGTGCTATTTGACGTTAAGTGTCGTTACGCTAGACGCGTCACGAAACACCCCATAAGACCAGAAGAGTCAATATGAAAACAAAAATTACGTTTGAGGAAGAGGATATCCGTCAGTTCGTTAGACAGCTCTTATCCCTACGTGGCCTACAACCGACGACATTCCCCGACGGTCAAGAGTGTATGACGCTACGTAAGGTGGAACCCGACCAGTTCGAGATTGAGGTTGAGTGCACCGAAGGTACGTATCCCGATAATTGCCCTCAATGTAAGAAGCCCTGGGGTGACCCGCTACAACGAATTGCACCTACACCGCCTGCACGAATACCTGTGTCCAACGAACCATTGGTGCATGAAGAAGAAGAAGAAGAAGAAGTGGACGACGAAGCGGAAATCCTCTCTATTTCAGCGCTCACGGGACAGAGTAAATCACTGCAGCGAAAGGGTCCTCCTGTGGACTACACTCGACAAAGTTTGATGGACGGTGAATCGTTTGAACCACCGACACCTAAAGGCAGGCGGTAAATGAAAGGTCGCGAAGATGAAGGTCAATCCCTTATCTCCCCTGAAGAACTGGCGGATATTACAGCACGACTGAGTGAGCATCCTTTTTTAAAACTCCCCAAAGGACGACTCAGTGTGTCTCAGATAGAGATGTATCTGCGCTGCGCTCGACAGTATATGCTCCGGTATGTTCGGGATGAGATACGTCCTCCGGGTGTTGCGATGATCCTTGGGTCTAGCGCCCATAAAGCAGCGGAGCATACTCACCACCATATCGTGGATCATAAGGTCCCTGCGTCCGAAGAAGAAGTGCTCGCAGCGTATTCGGACTGCTACGAGCTAGGGTTAGTAGATGTGCCAACCAAAGCGAAAGAAGATGCGGAGGCATTTAAAGTCAAAGACGTAGGTGTCGAATTGGTGAAGCTGTATAATAAACACCACGCGCCCACAGTTCAGCCCCGTGTGTCACCTGACGGTACCCGAGGTATTGAGCTGAAGTTCGAGCAAGATATCGCAGGTGTTCCGATGTTGGGATACATCGACCTTATCGACGTGAATGTTCCTGTGGGCATCTCTGAAACAGAGTATCACATGTTACAATCTCGCGGTGTTACTGTGCCGGAAGATATGCGTACTTGTGTCACGGACCTTAAAACCAAAGGAAAAGCAGCATCTGCTGGAGAAATTCGTGACTCTCTACAGCTAACAGTGTATTCCTTTGTAACGGGGATTCTCGCAGTACGTTTTGACCAGATGATAAAAACAAAACAACCCAAGGTTCAGCGCATCACGGACTACCGCTCTCCAGCGGATCACCTCTGGATGCAGGAGATCGTACGAAGTGTGGCGATGTCTATTTCCGCTGGTGTATTCCCACCCTGTAATCCAGTTGAGTGGATCTGCAGTGAGAAGTGGTGCGGGTATTACTCTCAATGCCGCGGAAGGAAGATGTAACCGTGTTTGAAGCGCTGCTACAAAACCAAGAACAGATTTACAAAGATTGGAGTGTTGCGTGGGCACAAGCAGGTGCTGGAGCATTGACCCAAGCAGAAGCAAAATATACCCTCGACCTCCTGTGGCAGCGGTCACACCTGGATATCGCGTTACTGATGCCAAGTTTGAAAAAGCATTTCCCCACGAAGCAGGGTTATCGCAAGCGGCTACAGAACGTTAAATCGTTGGGGTGGCTTGATCACGCGACCGCCGGTGTTAACGGCTGGGGTACTATGGGGTGGTTCTCTTCTGCACCTCGTAAGCACACACGTCGCTTTGACACAGCAGTAGAGGCGGCAACCTACGCGAAACGCCGCAAAGGGGCGACGGTGGAAGCTCGGACGGTGACATGGAAAGGCTACGCAGGCGCCTGCACCCATTTCGTGGCCTTTACGGATGGAACTCCCTTTATGATCCTTCCGTTGGAGGATGCGGCGTGGGGAGAACCGAAACGTAATGGCGACAGCATTCAGATTGAGACAGTAAACGCACTACTTATCACGCGTCGAAACGGGAAGTGGTGTAGCTGGGCGGGACCTCTCCCTTCGAGGATTCTTGATGTACAGAAACCGGTGAAGCTTGACGCCCCGTTTCGTGGTGCGCAGTACATGTTGCCCTACACCTGGGAACAGGTGGTCACGAATATCAAGCTCAAACGCCTCTGTATCGCCGCGACTGGACGTATGGACTCCTCACGGATGAGTCAACACACCGACTGGCGTACAAGTAAATACGATATGGGTCCGTTGTGGCCGTACGCGTTGTGCAACAAGGCCGCGTTCGAAACGTATCCAGTCGAAGAGTACTCTTTCATACAGTGGTTTGTGCGTGCTCCCGGTATGGACCCTGTCGTGGACCTACACGAGTTGGAGCAGTCAATTCTTTATGCGGAGGACCCAAACACCACACACGACCTATATGACGAAGACGACACGATTACGTCCGTGACGGACGTTCAACAAACACTACTGACCCTGTACAAAGACCCCCTACCGAAATACGGAGCAGACGGGGACTTGGGGCCAGAGACTACCGAAGCAGTACGTATCTTCCAGCAAGACTGGAACGTACGACACAAAGACGATGTCCTAACCGTGGATGGCATTCCCGGTGTGGAAACTTGCGCTCGCTTGGAGCGCGCTACTGCGGGGGAATAACCCGCACCAGATAAGTCAGGAGTCGAGAATGTTGGTAACAGTGACTGAACAGTGTGACCGCTGTAAACGTGAAGCTCCGAAGCAAGTGGATAGCAGGGATATCGCTGACCTGGAGGCGGCGGAAGTACTACAGCAGAGCGTCGAGGAACAAATCCGTGACTTCTTCAGCGCGCTCGACGGCCCCCTCCCCAGCGCGTTGACCATGTGCAACGGCAACGTGCGCATGATGTTCAACGTGTGCGACGCACACTGCATCAAGCCCGTCGAGAATGCGCTCGCCACGATTTACCGTGAGGAGCGCCCGCACCAGCGCAAGACGGCAGAGGGGGTTAACTCTGTTGAGGGTGCTGAGCCTAGCGATGAGGAGCCCAAGAAGAAGGGAAAGAAAAAACAACAAAGTCTTGCGGTATAAGTTACCGGCACGCGTGTAGATTTCGTACGAGGTGAAACATGTCTATGGATAAGTTCGCTGTTGTGACAGACGACGTAAACAACGATAAACAAGCGGAGCTCGATAAACGTTGTCCTGTATGTGGGAGTCTTTTAGACTCTCGGTCCAACGTCCCCAAGTGTCCTATCCATGGCACGAAGCCTTTTGAGAAAGACAAATAACATCTCCTAATTGACGCTCTTACGCGATGAGTATCTTTTAAAAGGGAAACAATTACGGTCTAAACGCGCTCGTGCGTTCTTGAAGGAGATCCGATGAGAAGAGCTCCATTAACCATTTTTCTGACTGCGGTACATAATTTTTGCAAAGATACTGCACGGCTGACAAAACCACGTCGTCGTTGGAAACGAGACGACGTGGTAACCGCCGTAAAGTTGGGTTCAATCGTGGCCAACATTGCAGGGGCGATCCACCCTGCAGCAAGGCCCATCGGTGTGATAATAAGTAGTGCACTGAACCTGATCCCAAATGCATCGTCTCCGCAATTTGGCGGCAACACACCGGAGCAACGACGCCTGTGGATAGAACTACAGACCCTTGAGTTCCGCATGCAAAAAGCGACAACACCCGAAGAACTAGCCGAATTACGTGGACAACGAAAACTGTTGTTTCGCTTACTTGACACACAACCAACACAACACATTGGAGAAAAAGATGTCTGATGCTGTAGAAGCGAGCGTGCTTGAAATCACCAAAGAAGCTGCGCCCGAAGAAGCTGCTTCCGAAGAAGCTGCTCCCAAGAAGGTAGCTTCCAAGACGCCCAAGAAAGCGGCTCCCAAGGAATCGCCTCCTCCTCCGGAAAGGAAAGAAGCTGATGCGGAAATCCCCCTTTCGGAGATTAATGTCATCGTGGGTGACAACCCGCGGAAAGACTTCGACCGGGAGGAGCTGAAAAATCTAATGAATTCCGTCCAAACAGATGGGCTTCTACAGCCTCTGATTGTGCGGAAAGACCCTGAGGATGGGTACATCTACCTCGTGGCAGGTGAGCGGCGGCTCCGTGCATTGAAGCTGCTCAAAGCGAAGACCGCACGTGTGTGCTGGTTCTGCGGCACAGCGACCGAAGCGATGGTTGCCCGCGTGCAAGAGAACATGCAGCGCGCGGACCTCAATGAGCTGGAAGAGGGAGAAGCATTTAAATCTCTGTTGGGGCAAAAGACCACCATCAAAGGTGTTGGTAAAGCGCCGGATAAAGAAGTCCCTTTCACCGCTAAAATGTTGTCCGAGAAGTTTGGTAAAACGCAGGGACACATCAGTCAGCGGTTGAAGTTGCTGGAGTTGCCGTCTGAAGTGCAAACGGAGATGCGGAAAGGTGGATTCACGTTCACCCAAGCACGGACGCTGTTGGAGATTGAAGGTACCGCAAAACAGCTGTCAGTTTTTCGTCAACTGATGAAGGGCGGCACCATCCAAACGAAGGATGTAAAGGCGGCTGCAGAACAGACCCGAGCTGCTGCAAGTACAAAGAAACCACGCGGTAAAGCTGCGAACATCGCTAACGCTGAGGATGCTGCAGGTAAACCCAACTTGGCACGGCAAGGACTCGACACTGCGTTAGCGAATCTGCGCAGCGCTAAAGTAACACCCATGAAGGTGACGGCGTTGAAGGACTCGTTAGCAACGGTCTACGAGCGTCAATCTCGGGCGAAATCCTCGGATAAACAAAACTACTGGAAGGGTGTTGCTGAAGGGTTGGAAATCGCTTCCGGCCTTAAAACCCTGTAGACCCCCCCTCCTCAAGAGTTATCCCATTCCGCACGTCTGTACTTATTATAAAACAAAGTAGGGAATTCCCTTCTATGTTTTTGTCCCGAATATGCGTGGTCTAGGTGGTGGTGATATACGTAGACCCTCACGCTGTATTCGTCGTTGTGTGTAGTGCAAAGTTAATTTAAAAAACATTTGCACTGGACATGATCTCATGGTTAAATCTAAGCTCACTTTAGGAGCTACGTTAACGATGTCCGACAAAAACAAAGAAAGTAACGATAACCCGCCCACCACTGCTTTAGCCGTCCCTGATGATGAATATAGTCAGATCGTGCAGCAGGCCAAACTAACGTTGGGTGACCGACTCACCAGTATCGTCGATGTGTTGGATGACGAAACCGCGGAGACTCAAATCATCGCACTCCAACAGTCCATGTCTCCGGATGTAAAAGGGCGTTCCGAGATGAACACCCGTTGGAGTATCCCAGTAATTCGTGTCATTCAGAATATGACACGGGAACGCCCGGGGGGTGCCGCTGTTGGACAGATGTACACTGACAGCGGCGAGGTCTTGGCGGTGGATAAACCGTTCAAGTTTGTGCCGCTGTACATCTACGAACAGAACCGTATGTTCCAACAGGGTGAATTCAAAGCACCCACCTGTGCGGCTCCTGATGCCAAACTGGGAACCGCATTCGGGGCTTGTAACCAGTGCCCTGAACTTCCGATGGGTAAGAACACGACGGGTGCCGGAACGCAGTGCGATAACGGTATTTGTATGGTTGTTCTCGCGCAGAACATGCGGCTGTACCGTCTGGAGTTCTACAAGACCAGCAAGAAAGCTGGGCTGAAGGTGGACACAACAACGCAGCGTCAAGGAAGCCTCTGGTCCAAATGGTTCGACCTCAAGACCAAAGGTCTCAGTAATGCGAAGGGTGAATATCACGTCTTCCTGGCTTCTAGTACAGTCGAAGAGACGCTTCCGCATGTTCGCGAGGCCGCTGACGCGCTTTGCGATATGATCATAGCAGAACGGCAAGCGTTCCTGCGTGTGCATTACGAGCAGGTGAAGCGTGCAGCAGCAGGGATGGGCGACGTGGACGAACAGGTCAGCTTCGACGTACAGGGGACCAATCCTGACCTGTCGGGCGACGGTATGTAGAGTAAACTAAACAAGGGGTGTGTAGTCCGTACACCCCTTGTTTTTTTAGCAAAGGGAACCTACCCCATGTCCAAACAAATACTTCGTATCCCTGATTCCGTAATGGAATACGCTCCGTGGTCACACACTAAAGCCAGTTGTGCTTTATCCTGCCCTTATAAATTCCATTTACAGTATCGTGTTAAACAAAAGGGGGTGGGACCAGAAGCATTTGGGCAACGTATTGGAAAACTGGTACATATGATTCTGGAGTGGGTCAGTGGTCGGGGTATGTCTGTATCTCACGCGTATACCCACCTGGTCTCGATTGTTGAGTTAACACATGAAGAAGAGACGGAGATACAGTGTTTTCGGGATGCAATCGAAGATTACGTACGTGGACTGGAAGTGTTTCGGAAAAAACATGGCGTACATAAATCTCAGGTGAAGGCCGAAGTACATCTTGGTATGCGACCTGACTTTACGCCGACTAAAAGTAAATGGGATAAAAAAGGATTTTACGTCGGGTACATAGACCTTATGCTTATGACGCCTGAACGTGTAGGTATCGCTATTGACCATAAGACCGGGGTGGTAATGTCAACAGATACCTACCGTGCGCAGTTAGAATCCTACGCTGTACTTCTCCAATCACATCACCCGAGAATCAACGCTGTTCAAGTCGCTGTTCATCACGTCGGTGCAGACTCGAACGAACGCGGTACACGTACTACTTGGTTCCCTTCGTTCAGTGCGCGGGAGATCCGCACTACATTACGGGCCAATCTAATCGACTACTTGACAAAAGCAGCCGAGAATGTCAAAGATCGAGATCCTTGTAAGGGTTGGGTATGTGCGTTTTGTGATTACAAACCTACATGTCCCCTCTTCGGGTAGCAACCAGGATCAAAGGTAAGGAACGTGCACACACATGTCTGGACAAGGCAGTCGTAAGGCCAAGAGCAAAGATTCGTCTACATATATACCCATCGAAACGGTTAAACGTATCTGGAATCAGATTGATGTTGCTGATTGGATGCATTTATTGCGTAGCACCCATCAAGCGAACCGTTGGTCCTCATCACATCAAACCATAAAAGGTTTATGTCCTTTTCACCAAGATAAGAACCCTTCGTTTCATATACATTTAACGAAGCAATACGCTAAATGTTACAGCACACAGTGTGGTAAATACTTTTTTGACCCTATCCGTCTTTATATGGAGTTACAGTCCGTACCTCTTGGGTACGTTGCTGCATTAAAAGAACTCAAAACACGATACAACATTAAAGTATCTGTTGCTGATATAAAGGGCCTGTCTGCGCAACATGAACACTTAGAGATGAAGCGGGCGCTGTTCGCGGTAATGAACGGGGAACTGTGTGACGCGTCGACTTTACTACGTAAACCGAATCCGCCCCCAGATCTCACCTACGTACAGAATGCCCTCCGTTATCTGACACACCGTAAAATTCCCCAGACATATCACCACTGTCCAATAGGTGTGTTGCCGGGAGAGCACCGCCTTCGGCACCTCTTATCACTGTACGCATCTACTCACGGAGGGGACGACTACGGGAACGCCGCGGTCAGATACCTTGAAGATGTCCTTGAAGGGTCACACTGGATCGGTTCCTTGGCGTTCTTTACAGGGTTATCTCCAACTGACCCTTGTAAGATTAAACTACGCCGTATCCCTCAGTTCGTAGGTAAGTCGTATGCTACGACCAAAGAAATGCGTTTTATTACCGATGAGATGGTTCCACATAATGGGTTGTTTGGTCTCTACGGCACCCCTGTTTACCACCCATTATTCGCTAGTAAAGAGATGCGTTCGTTTATGTTGGTTGAAGGGGAATTCGACGCACTATCTGTCTTTAGTAACCAATTCACTACTGGGAATATTAACTTTTTCATTTTTAGTGGTGGAGGTTCCAGCACTACAGGTTTGGACGTACTACACCCGTTTGGTTTCGAACGGGGTTACATTATTGGGGATTGTGACGAAGGAGGGGAGAACTTCATAAAAACGGTTCTAAGCCACACAGCAAAAGTAGGTGCACGGATCTTTGTATGGCCTCAAGCGTTACGCCTAGCAACATCTATCTCAACACCCACCGCAAACGGGTTAGATTTAGATAAGGCGATTACAACATTCGGGTCGCTGGTTGTGGAGAAGGAGGTGTGTCGTGAAGATAACTACCTTCTACCACATGCATGGGCAGCAAATAACGCAGCCAAGAACATGCACGGTGTTCCTCCGGATGACGTACGTATATTGACGAACATCGCAGCGGAGTGGGGGAGATACGTACGTAACCAGGCGGAGCAACAAGCTTACACCTCAGAGATTATCCGTCAGTTCCCAGAGGTAAACCAGGGACAAATCATTAGTGCTATTCGTACAGGTGATGAGTACGAAGAAGCATTTATTGAACGTCTCAAAAATGTTTTGGCTAGTCGATTACATATTTTACGCATGGTAGTTGAGCGTTATCAAAACGTACTAGAGTGTTGGGACACCGAGAGTAAGTCCATAGTACGTTTACCTGTTGCAGATATTAAAGCTATCCGTTCCAACCTGGAAGTCGCTGTTGGTAAAGACTTTTTCAAATTCATTCTGGACGATGTAGGTGAGCCGGGGTTTCTTCCAAAATACGAAGATACCAAAGATGCATTAGTGTACCAAAAGAATACCGCGATATATCTCGTCTACCTGGATAAAGCGGTTTCTCGGTTAGCTGGTATGCTCCCCAGGACGTCACAGATCCGGTATGCTGGTGCGGGTCTACATTGTGTAGCACCCATGATTGACCCTGCTGCAAAAGACGGCGATTTCCGACTTTACTTCGTAAACGGTCCCAAAATGTATCGTGGAGATTTCGAGCGCGATGACCACCCGATATGGCGTGAACTTCCCGGTCCTGCAGATGAACATATGGTCGCGTGGATGACACCCAGGGTGCCAAAAATCGTATGTCCGCAAATTCGAACAGCTGCGGATCTAAACGCTGAACCGCTCTACTCTCCGCTGGAGATACTAAAAATAATCCAAGAGATGCTGTACTACGGGTGGGAATTTAAAAACCACCAGGTGACGTGTGAGTACTTATCTGCGTGGGCTTTCTCTCTATGTATTGCAGATTGTATTCCGATGCTTCCCATGTTGATGTTCACCGCGGACCACGCAAGTGGTAAATCGAGTATCTTGGGTGGGTTCATAGGTAGGTCCAAGCAGCCACGTATAAACATAGTACAGCACGCTATTTTCATGGATAACTACAGTGCAGCTGGTGTACGCCAAAGCATGAATCACTGCCACATGGCGCTGTGTTTGGATGAGTTCGAAGACAAGGGGACCAACGATCGCCGGAGCGTACAAGCACGCCACTTACAGCAAGAGTTTCGAGGTATGGTGCACGAATCTGTTACTACGGTTTACGGTACAGCGGGGGGATACTCTCAGGAGTTTGTAGCTCGGTTCCCTGTATGTTTAGCGGGTATACGTACTCCCCGAGATGCTGCGGATATTTCCAGGTATCTCATGGTTGAGATGGCTACACAAAAATATCGTAAAACACCGCAAGACATTTTACTAGAACGCTACGGCGACAAAAAGATTACAGAGATACGTCATCAGTTGACGTTGGTTGCCTTCCGCCTCGCCTATAAGGTGTACAAATGCTTCCAGGAAATACAGGACGAGTTCAGCAGTGGTGGGGGTTTGGAGTTTGGTGAAATTGCACGAAGCCGTGTTAATCACTACGCTGTATGGGCGGTAATGAAGGCGTGTGGTTACGACTATAAACGGCACGCAAAAGACTTCTTCCACGCTACCCGTTCTGATTTAGAGCGTATCTCTCAAATCTCTTTGAGCACGGATCTCATTGACACCCTGTTACACACACCCGCAATTGATACACAAGACATCGACGACCCTCGGCCCAAGATGTTAAGCAGTATTTTGGCGGGGAACGATCCTGGAGAGTTAAACCACTCTAATAGTGGGTTCTACTTTGATACGCAAAACCAGTGGTTGCTTATTCGGTGGACAACGGTGCAATCTACACTTTTACAACGCACTTCCACACCTTTCCGGGGAGAGTCACCGGAGCGCCTTAAACAGCAGTCCAAGAGAAGTCCGTACCACATATCTGATGAAATAGCGCGGACCAGCGGTGTGTTGGATCGCTTGAAACCGTTCATAGGAGCACACGCTAGTTGGCGAGACATCAGTGCTTTTAATATGAATGAACTAACAGCGTCCATGGCTTCTGGTTACGACGTGCGCCCAAAAGGGCGCGAAACTCCCGCCTCTTTCGGTGACATGGAAGACGAGTTTCACGTAAAAAGTACTACATTTCCCACACCCCCTACTTCTATACAAAAGAATAAACAAGGTAACACGTCCACTTTAAAGATTGTTAAGTCGGGTGAAGGAGTAGACGGGGATGATTTCGACTATTAACACCAACAATAAACCACCTACGTGTTGTGTATGTCCGAACTATACACAACTACGTATAGCCTCAGCGGGAGCTAGTACTGCTGCTGTTCTACTGGTAGGTGATTATCCACAAACCGCATCTCCCACGTTGAGTAAGCCGTTTACAGACCGTGCAGGTCGTCCCATACAGATGGCGATTCAACAACTTCGAGGGATGTACTTCAAAACACCGGGAGGTCCCGAACGCTGGGCCTCACTCCCACTACATGAAACATACGCGGCGCAGTGCACGTCGGAAAAAGAGCCCCCACAGGCTGCGGTCACTGCTTGTGGGGTACTTCTGGACACCACCATACAACAAACACGTCCAAAAGTTATCGTGAGTTTTGGGGCAATGGCCACCAAAGCGTTGCTCAAACACCCGGTGAAGTTTTCCGCTATACGTGGGACTTTCATTGATTACGTACAGCGAAGTTCTGACCCTCCACACCTCTGTCAGCTCTTTGTAACGTATTCGCCGCGTGCCATTCTAGGTCAACCGGGACTGTACCAGGAGTTAATACGCGACCTGCGTAAAGCGTTTCTATACGCCGAAGGTAAACGTGCGGCAAAGCAGGTACTCGACGTTACTGCGTTGTCGCAAAACTACATATTCCCACACACAGTGGAAGAGGTGCGTCGCGTCTGTGAGATGATTATTAACTACCACCATGAGGGAGCACCTCCAGAGCACCACCTAATAGGTGTTGACACTGAAACGACGATGTTGGAGATGTACGATCCTACATCCAAGATGATCGCTATCTCTTTCTCTTGGGAACCGGGCTTCGCTACCACTATCATATTGGATCATCCCGACGTGTGGTGGACGCCTGAAGAACTAAAAATCGTATTTCAGTGTGTACGAGAAGTAGTGGAGTGTCCGAAACCCAAAGTGCTACATAACGATAAATTTGACCGTCAGGTTTTAACACACCGGTATGGTTGGCGTTTACGAAATGTAGTTTGGGACACTATGTGTGGTGAACACCTGTTGGAAGAAGATAAAAAAGGTGAGTACGGTTTGAAGAACCTCACCAAGTCACGTCTTCCTAAATACGCTGGGTACGATGATAAGGTCAATGAAGCGCGGGAGAAACACGGCAACGTGACGCGTGCATCGTCTCGGAAAAAGTACCGTAAGGATTTACGTAGCTACCAAGAAGCACTCACAATCTTCTCAGCCAAGATGGACGCCCATGACCGAGAGTACGTCGCGTATACCGCTGCGTTAGATAAATGGACGGAGAAACGTGCTGCTGAGAAAGTGAACGCAAGAGCAGAAAAACGGCGGATGGCTGTGAAGCAGAATGTTGGGCCGAAACCACGTAAACCAAAACCCGTTAAAGAACCAAAAGAACCCGTACTGCAAGAGCCGTTTGACTTCACGAAGATTCCTATCCCGGAGCTGGAATTGTACGCCGCCATTGACCCGGACGTTACACGGCAGCACCTATTACATCAGAACCAGCGGTTTGACATCGAGTACAAGCAGGACTTAGCCGCACGCAAGCGTTCTCCAGTTTACTACGCTGATGTACGACCTGTGCGTAGCCTGATGCCTTTTCACATATTACCGACCAGTAAGACGTTGGCTCAAATGGAGTATTCGGGGTTTCCCATTGACCTGGAGTACTTGGAAGAGGTGGACCAGCTTCTTGGTGAGACGATCACTGCTACGCAGCAGAAACTGTACGATTTGGCAGGTACATTTACCATTGCCAGTTCAAAAGATGTGGCTACTGTTCTCTTCTCGCGTGGGTTCCACGATGAGGCCACAGGTCAACGAGGGGTAGTCCCCATCAATGATGACACGCGGCGTACTAATAAAGGGTCAATTCAGACGGATGAAAAGGCGCTGTTGTACATCGCTAAAACATACGCCTATGAGTTCCCGAGAGTTCTCTTAAAATACCGTAAGGCGACGAAAGCCAAGGACGCGTTCCTCGCTAACATACGTGATAACTCCCATATTGATGGACGGATGCATGCGTCGTTTCATATACCGGGTACGTCTACCGGGCGTCTTTCATCCTCGAATGAGAATATGCAGGTGATTCCGAAGAAGTTAGCTGGGCACAATATCAAAAAGATTTTTGTGCCACCACCCGGGATGGTGTTAGTTAATACGGATGCCCGTGGTGCCGAGGTACGCATCTTCTCCGCGTATTCTATGGATGAGAAACTCATCGCTGCGCTCAACGACGGTCTTGACGCGCACAGCTTCTTTACCTCAAAGGTATTCGGGGTGACATACGAGGACGTCCAGAAAGCGCGGGACATGGTTGACCAGTGGTACGCGGTTGCAGCCGACGCGTCCAAACCATTTGGTGTGGACCTATTCAAATGGGCTGACGCTTTAGTCGCACAAAGGACCAACTGTAAGCGCGTTGTTTTCGGTACACTCTACGGTGCCATGGCTGCAAAGATAGCGGATACTGCGGGTATTAGTTTGACGGAAGCGCAGAACGTTATCAATTTAATGTTCCACATGTTTCCGTCCATCCCTGCGTATATTCGTTCTACACAAAATGAAGTAACGTTTTTCAAAAATGTGTTCACGAAGACGGGGCGTAAGCGTCGCTTTCCGATGGCGCATGCACGTACTTTGGTGAACAGATTCAACCGTCAAGCAGTTAACTTCAAAATACAAGCTACCAGTTCGGATATTGTTTTGTGGGTGATGAACGCTATTGCCCCAATCATTACGCACGACATGCGAGGAGAACTCCACGCGACAGTACACGACTCTGTTGTATTTTCTGTACCGCCGGAGTATCTCCCCCAAGTAAAACCTATGATGTATGAATACGGGACTAAACGCGTAGCTGTTCAGTTCCCCTGGTTACCTGTGAAGTTTTTATGGGACGTTGAAGCTGGTCCCAACTACGGTCAAGTAACAGACATTGACCGCTACCTACAAGGACAACACCATGCCACAGAAATCCCTGAGGACGAAATCCTCTCCGACGAAGAAGTTCAAACTGAATTCCGCGAGGACAACACATGAAACACGTGTGCGCAGGGTGATCATTGAAGGTATGACCCTGGAGCTGCGTGAAGTGCTCACCGGGAAGAGGTCCATCACTGCGGATATGCCCATTAGTGTATTAAAGCAGATTCCTGAAGCAGATGTGATCACCGTAACGGATGTACCTCCACCTGAACCTGAGGCTGCGATAGAAGGCGTCGAAGCTACAGAGCCGCCTATGGAGCTACCCGTGGCGGAGGATGCGCCTGTGGCTGATCTCCTGCAGCGTGTGACCTTCTGGGAACCGGTGACCCACACCCTCGACGTTAAACTCGACGGTCGCCCCCTCCGTATCTTCCATACGCTCCGAGGACCCATTATCGGACAGGTGCTTACAGAAGACTCTCTCAAGGTGACCCTGTTCAGCCCTGCCATGATCGACCCCAACATTCAAATCGACCGCATTCACTACCTCCCGATCGCTTTCGCCGGTCGAATTTTTACGTTGTACAAATCCACCAGCATCGGTGAGTCGGTGCCGGAAGAGGCGGAGGCGTCAGGATACCCGATGTTCATCAAACGCAACGCCGACGGGGACTACAAGTTCCGTATGCGTGCTGCGTATCACCACATTGAGGGTGGGTTCCCTGATGCCGGTGTGGTGACTGTCGGCCCTGAGACGGTGCGTCAAACACAGAGGGGTCTCATGCCCACATCGAGTACAAAAGAACCCATGATGATCGACCGCGCCAAACGCACCGAAGAAATGCTACGCACACAAGCCGCCGCTGCTCCCGAAAACTAGGCGTAGTTGTGTGGTATAAGAGATAGTATCGGTTTAGTATAAATGCTAACAGTGAGTGCAACGCTCACACTTTTTATTTTGCTTCGCAAACCAGGGAAATTCCTCCTCCGCGCGCGGCGCCTCGTCGTAGCTAAATCGTAGTAAATCGATACCTATCTATTTTTAGTTTCGCATCAACGCAATAATCACGCAATTCAGTCTAAGAAGGTAGGTACGGCGTAACGCCGTATAGTTTGTTTTATCTACGATAAGGTACAACAACACCCAAGATACCCACGGGTACCGGGGGCAATGGCAGTGAATTGCGTAAACACATTCTTGGAAATTCAGTGCGCGGAACGGCGTTACGCCGCTCTTTACTGCGTAAACATTACGTTTATGCGGACCCTTGTCTTCACGAGCTCCACATCTGGAACTCAGAAGAAATTAGCAAGAATGTGAAGTAGTACATTTTCTGCAGACTGCGGTCTCGCCAAGAAACCGGCGCGACCGCAGTCTTCCGGAAAATGAAGTGGAAAAGCCCTCTTGCACGTGCAGTGCTACGCAAAATGCTCCGCACCTGCAGTGCGTCGAGGATCGAAGTGGAATGACTTCGTGCACCAACAAGGTGGTGCATGAAGATCCAAGTGGGTGATCCCAGATACGTGGGGCTTAGTGTTCTAGGCTTCCGACGGTGCTACGCCGTCATTTCTTTTTGGTTCTAACTGTTGTTCCGTCTTCGCAGCGTGGGCCAAAGGTACGGCTTTTGGACCATCTGCGAAACTGCACTAACAGTAGATAAGTGGTGTCATTCACCTTTGTCAAAGAGACCCTCGCGAGGGAGGATGGCGTAACGCCGTCACAGGAAATCTGTGCCCCAAGGCACGGTAATCTTTTTACTCGCCCGTTCTCGGCGATGTACCGCGCCACGTTGAATAGTGGAACTCCACTCTGCAACACGCACATCGCCGAGAACCGCACGTAAAAAGATATCTAAGAAAGGTGTTTGCTACGTCACCCCGTAAACGTCAGGTCCATCATTACGAATTTAGCTGCAAGCCACCCAAAGAGTTGTGCATGGTACGCATCATCGCTGAGGGTAGGGTCACAACGCCAAACCTTCCTACCCTCACGCGTTACTTCTTCGTAGATGTTTAATACGTCTTTGATAGCTTCAGTCATGTACGTAATGCGTGGGTACACTATGCCGCCGCGCTTCAGTACCATGAAGTAGTTATCCATCAAGATAGTACGGTCCCCGAAGTAACAGAGGGCTTTCTCGTTCCAAACGATGGGGCTCGCTTGGGCACCGTATTTAAGTTGGTAAACGCGACTTTTACCTAGACGGTCAGCGAGGAGTGTATTTGCTAAGTAACCCTCACCGCGGTCGCCTACGACCAACTCAACGGTGTAATTATTCAGTACCTCAACGATATCGTCAACAACCTGTACAGGGTTAGTTACTGGGTAAATACGGAAGTAGAGGGTGCGTAATCGCTGGTCTTTCGTGATACCCCATACCCACACGACAGTACGGCTGATGCCTTTAGTACCACCCCCCGACCAATCTATTCCCGCCACGACGTGACTGTAATTGTCACGGAAGTTAGCTGGAGGTTGACGGAAGAGGTCATAGTCTTCACACAAAGCCTCCAGTTCAGTTTTACTGATCAAACGTGCGCCGATAGCATCTGAAACACCCAACACTTCGTTTTTGAATTTAGTGTCGGAATAACGGTCCAGTTTATTGCGGATACGCTTCCAACGTTTAGGGTCTTCAGCGTTCCGTGGGAGCATCGGTTGAGAGATGTGAAAGCCGTGTAGGTCCGATTTGGGGTTGAATGCATACCAACGCCCGTTACGTGGGTTGAGTGCGTGTCCGCATTTCACACAAATAGGACCATGCAGCCCGATGGATCGTACGCTAGTGATGAAGTTGTGCTTCTTACAACCCTCACACTGCATCAACCATTCGTTCTGTGTGGAGATACCCCACAGAAACTCGATGGTGTTCTCTAGCGTCTTGGGTGTACCTGCGTAGGTTTCGTAGCCATACTCTGAATTGCCCATTGACTCGTTGATAACCGGGATAACTTCATTATACATAATATCCTGGCATTCATCAAAGGCCACTCGGTCAGCAGAAGGACCCCGTGCACGGTCGGGGTCATCAGACGCGTACGTCAATGCGACCTCAGAACCATTTTGAAACATACGGAGCATAGACCTGTCAGTAAAATCCTTGCTCACGTAGTATCGACGTACAAGTGGTGAGTAGTGGACCACCTTACCTAAACGTGTGTTAGAGAACCGCTGCGTTTGTTCTTGAGACGGCGATACGAAAAGTGTTTTAAAGTGGGGAATACCGATACATTCAGTAATAATGAAGTTACAAAGTGAAGTACTTTTTGCTACCTGTCTTCCGCACTTTAACAATAATCCCTGATAATCACCGTCATAGATAGCTTTAAAAAAGGGGTAGTCCGTCAATCTGAAGGGAGCACCATCCAGATACAACAAACGCTGCGCAAGCGCAGAACGAGGCAAACTTGGAAGTTCCTGATACACAAATAGAGGATACAGAAGAAATCCGGTTAACGCAACCAGCGCGTATTGAATTAGCTAAGCAGGCACTGCAGGCTAAGGGTGCGCTTCTCCTCATCTTTGCGGCACAAAGGACCCGGTACCAGGTCCTCCTGGTCAACGATACTGTTTTACATATGGGGGGTGGTGTACACGATTGTAAGGGCTACTGTTATGTCAGCCTGGTTGAGTTCGGAGGAAGTTACCCTCTGAAATTGGCGGGCTACTTGGACCCGGGATACGTAGCAAGTAAACTTCGTACACGTGGGGAGGCTGACGCCAACAATGTAACAGCACTTCTAAACGCCCTCGGACATCCCGACGGTGCGTACCATTATTTAACCAATATTCCCCTGTTTGGGGATCACGTAAACCACTCCCGTGTGAGTGGTGGAGGTTTTCATGTCCAAAGGCGTTGACAGCTCCCTTTCAGGAGACACTTTCTACTCAAAATTGGGTATAGGGCTAACCGGCTTGGCCGGTGCCCGTGCGGGCATCGACGCCGCACGCTTTACCCCGTATGTCGTCCCGTGTCTGGTAGGTGACGCGGGCATCGGCAAGACCCACATCGTGCGGCAAATCGCCGCGTCCCGCACCCCCGTTGAGCCCTTTGATTGGCATGGACAGCGCTGGGAGACCAGCGTCCCCGTCATCGCCCTGTACCTGGCGCACATGCAGGCGGAGGACATCGGGGTGCCCTACCCCTCTCGCGCACGCAGAAATGACTTACTGAAGGAGTGTGACCTCTTCATGCGGATCGGCGCGGCGAGTAGCAACGGCTTCGGTGAGCATGCTCGGGAGCACGCACTGCAGCTGGCGGAGCAAGCGTTGGCCGACAACAATGTGCTCGATGAGGACACTTTTGAGTTTCTCGTGGAGCGCAACCTGCGTGACCTCCCGCCCGAGGGCATCCTGTTCCTGGACGAGTGGAATCGGGCCGACAAGCACGTTATAAAAGCGTTCTTCACCATCCTGGAGGACCGCAGAGTGCACGGAACCGACCTGGTTCCTATGGGTGTTCAGATCGTCGCTGCGATGAACCCGTCCGACTCCGCCTACTCGGTAAACGAGGCGGAGAAAGACTACGCCTTTCGTCGGCGTTTATCCTTCATCGCTGTCGCGCCCAACGAGCAGGCGTGGGTTCGCTACGCTGGAGATGTCGGGCAGGGCGCGTTCCACTTCCACGTGGTGGAGTTCATCAAGGCGCACCCCACGGCGCTGTACGACAGAAAGTTGCGGGACGCTGGAAAAGCGTTCCCGTGCCCCGCGACCTGGGAAAAAGTCAGCGACCTCCTGAAATCTGCTGAAACACACAAACAGCCTCTCGACAACGACGGTCTGTTCTGCGCTATCGGTGGGTGTATCGGGATGGATACCGCGTCCATGTTCCAGGCGTACGTCACAAACAATGAGGTGGTCATCGCGCCCAAGGACGTCATCACCAAATACACCGAGAAGTCCAAGGTGCGCTCCCGCGTGCGGAAGCTCATCGAGGCCAATCGGAACGACGCGTTGGGCGAACTGTGTGCGGGTATCGCACTGACCCTGTTCTCTGAGCAAGCCGATCCGCAGACCTACGCGGAGCACGTGGTGCTCTTTCTCGCCGACCTGAAGCCGGAACTAGCTATGAGCATGATCGAGCACCACTTCGGGAACCAAGCGGAGCAGGCGGAGAACGGCGACGCGTATCTGGGGGATATGAGCGTGGTCATGTGTGCCTTTCCTGCGTACCAGAAGCTCTTCGACGGTATCGGGGAGGCAATGCAGCGGGTACGGGCGGAGCTGGACAAGGACGCCAAGGACCCGGTAGTTACTGCGAAGTAAGCAGCTCCAGGTCTGCGTTCAAGCGCTTTAAGCGCTTCTCCATATACGCGTCCACTGTAGCGAGATGTGTAAGTTGTACGTCCAGTGAGGAATCCGTGAGTTCTCTTTTCGTTTTCTCTTTTGTGTAATCATCCCAAGCTGACCGAACGGCATCTTCTGTTACGGAGGTGCCGTCTCGGTTTAGTTTGGTTAATGACTCCTGTGCAAATGACAGGAACTCCGGTGCTTGTATGAACCCAGCTCTGTGCAACACAGCCGCAGCGTATCCCATAGGTTCATAGTCGAAGGCGGGTGTGTCAGAGATATCCCCCAGTGCATTAAAAAGTAGTGACGTTTCAAACACCGCCCAGTTGAGTTGTCCGGGTGTAGCTTCTTGGAGGATTGTTACATCGACGATGGCGCTGTTGAAAGCTAACGCTGTGTTTTCAAATACAGCAGCGTCCCACCAGAAAGCAGGCACCATTAGGAGTGTTTTAGCGGCCAGAGCCTTCTGGCGGTTTTTGTTTGAAAGATTTACGCCGCTTTCTTTTAGCAACGTAACCCAGACGGTTTCGTGCTCCCAAAGAAGCCAGTTCTGTTTGTAGAGAACACGAAGGGCTGCGTAGATACCGGAGGCGGAGCTGGCATCGTCTTGTAATAGACTCATCGCCGCCCCTTTGGAACCTTTGAGGGCCTTGGGGAGCTTCGCCAGTACGTCTCGGACAGTAGCGTCTAGCGCCCTCATGGAACCTGATGCCGTAGGATAATCTTGAGGTCCAGGGGAAGGGTTGGGACGACCTCACGGATGCGTTGTGCATCAATAGCGCCGGTCTTGTCCATCAACGCCTGACCGAAGTCAGGACCGACAATGTCGTTCCAGAAGGACGCCGGTAACGCTGCAAGTTTAGCGACTGAGATAGCCCGACCGTTAATGTCCAGCGTTTCTTCCGCCACCTTGGTCGTGTTAAAGATGGTCTGAATGGGGTCGTGTACTTTCTTGTCGTACAGCTTGTCGACGCCGGAGCGTTGATCCAGTTCGGCCAAGACTTGCGCCGCCGTTACCAGAGCATCGCGGTCCCGGATTTCACCGCGACCACGAAACGCGTTGGCGAGCTGGGTATACGCGTGTTTGAAGAGGGGTTCCTTGGTAGCACAGCGGCGGGCCTCGATCAGGTCGGCAGCAACTTTACCGGTACAGAGGGTCATACCCGCCTTTTGTAGTGTCACCGGTTGCAACTGAACCCCAAAATCTTGTGCCACTTTTGTGAGGTTTGTGAAGCCGATTACACGGTCTTCAGTGCCCAGGCGCCGGTACTCGCATAGGAGGTGTTGTTCGGCCAGCTTCGCGTCCGCAGCAGAGTTCACGCGCAGACGCTTGTGTTGGGGGAGCAAGTATTCCCCTTCAAGTGCCGGGGGCGTAGCCGCTGCTTCCTTCACTTGGTCCAGTAGCGGTTGTACGCCGTAAACTTCAGCTGCACGAGTCAGTAGGTTATCGACCTCTGTCGGTACTTTGGAGGCACACTTCGTGCGGAACAAGCAAGAAAGCACAGTGTTTTCCGCAGTGTCGATAGGGAAGCGCCGCTTGGCAGGCCACGCAAACATCCGGTCAGACAGCTGCTCCGCTGTATCTGATTCGAGTGCCGCGTGTTTGACGAACTCTTCGACCGCGGGATGTGTACTTAGTAAGACAAAAAGTCCTGCACTTCCGGGGTCATGGTATTGGTCATGTATTGTGGCCACAGCATTCTCCTGTTGAATTAAACTCTAGGGGAAATCACCAAAAAAATCAAGGAGGCGTCTCTTTGGGACACGTACAGAAACCGACTCTGTCGGATACATTCACCTACTTGGTGAGTGCACAACAGCGAAACTTCTACGCTCGACTCATCAGTTCGATGGTTCGCGTCCAAAAACCAGGTCTCGGTACGATGGCGGTGGGCATCGATAAGATGGGGAAATTTATCCTCTTCTTCGACCCTGAGTTCATTAAAAACAGCTCGTTTTACCAGCTTGTCATGGTGTGTCAGCACGAAGTACTACACCTCCTACTGGGGCACATTCCCCGGTTCTTGAACGTCCTTTCGGGGCTCACCGACGCGTTGGAGCGGGCCAAGTTTCGGTCTGTGATGAATGTGGCGACGGACTGCGCAGCCAACGAACTGATTCGTGCAACCCCCAAGTTCAAAGACCAGCCTGAGTACCCCTACTTCATGGGGTGTCAAGAAAACGACTTCCGAGGAGCACTTCTACCGGATGAATTCCAGTTGCCGGTGGATGAGTCCATGGAGTTGTACCTGTACACCCTCCTGTCGAAGATGGAAGACCACATCGACACAGCGCCGGATGGGAGCAAGATGCACACCCTGGCTGTACCCCATGAAGACCAGGGGCGGGGGCCGCAGGGAGAGATCACCAAAGGACAGACCGGGATGGTATCGCTGGACCGGATCTTCGAAAACCGTACAGGCAACCCACACAAAACCTGGGAAGAAGCACTGGAGGGGTTGTCCCCTGAGGAACTGCAAGGTATCGCAGAGAAAGTTAAACAAGAAACACGTAACATTATCCGTCAAGCAGTGTCCAGTATTAAGGACCGAGGCACTGTACCGGGTGAGGTTCGTGACCTCATTGAATCGTGGCTTCGTCCCCCCACCATCCCGTGGCCTGAGGTGTTGCGGGCACTCTGTCAGCGTACACGGCAAACCAAGGTGGGACGTGGTATGGCGCGGCCAAGTCGCCGGTCTCATGGTATCCCGGGCATCCTACCCTTCCCGGGGCGTGCACGTGATCGTAAATTCACGATTGCATATGCCCTGGACACCTCTGGGTCGATGAGCACGGACGACCTTCAACTGGCGCTGGGCGAACTCCTTGGTATCGCATGCGCTGACTCGGATGTCAGCATTACTGTCATGTACTGTGATGCTTGGCTGCATATTACTTACGATGTGAAATCTCCAGGTGATGTGGACTGGGGCGTCGTAGGCCGGGGCGGCACAGATTTTAACCCGCCGTTTCTCAAGATCCAGGAGTTGATGCACACGGACAAAGCTCCGGATATCTTCATTTACGCTACAGACGGTTTCGCTCCTGCACCTGCACCCGAAAACCGCATCACTATTCCCGTAGTTTGGTTGTTAACACCTGACGGTGTTGTCCCGTCGCCGGATTACGGTATTCACATCCGAATGGAGCCGTTTACAAAGTGACCACCCTACAACCTCCAGTGCATACACACCAAATCATCAAAATAAAAGTCGCAGCTACCAAGATTCGCGTCTTCCCATTTGATCTCATCTACCTGGTGCCGCACGAACTCAAGGCGCACATACTTCATATGTTTAATTATTGTCTCGTGTTAAGCGTCTCTACGCCTGTACAGCAAGCCCTGGAAAAACTCGATGTACATCGCGTGGAGCACTTGACCAACAAACAGCGTGTCCACCCGTTGCTACCGGAACACTTCTCCGGGACAATAATGGGACAAAGAGCGATGCGGACATACGTCCCGCAGCTCAACAACTATTTTCTCGTGGTCCCTATCTTCAGGACCTACCAGGTAGAGTCTAAACAATACGGACCAGCGTACATACACGCGTCCCAGCACGTATCTCCAGCTGCAGCCCGTCGCGTATCTACGGCTACGTTACTGGATGACTACACGGTGCTGTACGCGTTGGGCAAAGCAATACGTCCCATCTGTAGGGCGTGTCCGCGGCATCTACTCCACATAAACGGGAAATGTAACCTCGGGGATGAAGAATGTTACTCCTCATTAGTGCTTCACCGAGACCAACAAGACGACGATACGGGAGAGGCAGATGAGCAGCTATAAACAAACCACCGTTCGTTACATCGATCTCCCCGAGGATGAAGCGTACCTACAACAACCCTTCCCCTGGGTATTTGATGACTTTTCTCTAGCACTGCGTCTGGGTGTTCGGTGTAAGACCCTCTGGTACTGTGTGAGGCGCAAAGAATATATGTATAAACGCTTCACTATCCCAAAACGTTCAGGCGGTCGTCGCCCCATTCACGCGCCGGAGCCGGTTATCAAACACATCCAAAAGAAAATTCACGAAGGTCTTCTAAAATCGTTCCCACTACTGGACTGTGTAGGGGCATATGTCGATGGGAAGAGTTGTGTCGACAGTGCATTGTTACACGTAGGTTCAGGGGTGTGTATCCATATGGACCTGAAGAACTTCTTTCCGTCGCATAGTCGTGCGCGTGTACGTCAGTTTCTCAAAACACACTACAACTACAACCATCCTACTGCGAGTCTCCTAGCGGACCTCTGTACTGTACAAGAGGGGACTCGGCACTATACCCCGCAGGGGAGTCCCGCCAGTCCCATGCTCTGTAACCTGATGGCACAGGAGACGCTGGACCGCGCTCTCTTGGAAAGCTTAGGACCATTGGGCTGGGTGTATACGCGATATTCGGATGACATTGAGTTGTCTCACAAGGACGATTTACCGAGTAAAGTGGTGAACAACACCATCAGGACGATAGTACAGTTGGCCAAGGACAACGGTTACCGTGTGAATTCAAAGAAGACCAAAGTCCAGCGGCGTTGGAGACAACAGAAGATGTTAGGAATCGTCATCAATGAAAAACCTAATATCCCACGTAACGTATATCGCCGCTACCGTGCCATTCTACATAACTGTCTCCATAACGGGGACTCTGTCGCCGAAGGGTTGCTCATCAACGCCATCCGATTTCAATGGGACCCGCCTGAATCATTCCTCTCACACCTGGAGGGGAAGATTAGCTACTTCGCATCAATATCGGATGTACGGGGGGCGAAACTCAAGAAGATGTTGGGCGCGGTGAAACTGGCCTTGGCGGCGGAAGAACAGGCAACAACAGAACTAGCTAAAGTAGCGGAGGCCGACGATGCCACACCCAATCCCTGAAAAACTAATGACGATGTGTGAGGCCACCATAGACGTCGATACGCCTTGGTGGCGTTATCAATCACGTCATAGTGTGAATCACGCAGGGGTGTTGTTTTATCCTCCCCCACAAACACACGACGCTGTTGTACGTATATTACGCGACCCCACCGTGGTTCAGCTATTTCAGGGGACCCGGTGGGGTATTTTACTTGCGGATAAACTCCATGTGTCCAACTCGTTTAAGGGTTTTCCTGACCCTAAAGGTTGGACTGAACGTACACGTATTTATATGGACACAGGTACGGGTATACACACCATCACTGTAGGTCAGCTCTTTGACTCTTGTTTGCAGCTACGAAAGTTCTTGGAGTGTCGGAACTGTGAGGAGGACTGCTTCATATTTAACTCCCCCAGGGTGCCTTGGCACACCGTACCGTGCAACACTGTACCGCAACTAAGCCTCCCGTTGATTGAATACCCTGTAGCCCACATAGAACATCTTTTCAGGGGAGGTGACGTGGTTAAAGAGGAATTCAACGCTGAATACGTCACCACCAAGGGAGACCTCGAAGCTGAGGAGTGGGTCGCGTGGAAGACGCAAGTAGCGGGGCATACATATGTTTCTCCACGCCTCAGTCAGACCGCGATGGACTATCTACGTCCCGAAGCACCCTTTTGGGTCGCCTCAAATAGACATGATTTTACGCAAGTTGAGGTGGCACACAGTAATTTCTCAGACCGATCCAAGGCCGCAGGTAAAACACGCAACATGTTGCGGACACAGTGTGCACACTGTTGTGTGGAACAGCGCTGTGGAAATAAAAACTGGGCTAGCGCGTGTGAACACGGGGCGTGGACAGAGGAACAGGTGACGGATACAACCTTGATGCTGGTACAGCCTCTCCTGGAGAAAGCCAAGGTGTCGCTAGACGAACTGTGGGGTATAGCAAATATCTGTGGGGTGTATTTCACAGTTAAACGATGCCTCTACACGGTCGCGTGTGTTGCACTGAAGGACGATAACATCCAATTTCGTGTAACACGTGTAGCCAAGAAAGCGCGACATACCGATCGGTTCTTCACGTACCAACAGTTATTGGAGTGGCTACCCGAAGAGATGTTGCAGTTAACAACGGAAGCGCCTCCACGGTATAACCACCTCTTGTGTATGTGGTTGCAGTTCCTTTACCGGTCCTGTGACGTAAGCTATAACTTCTACGTCCGTGCCGCCAGTTGCGTCTGTTCATGCGAACCAGCAATAGGCTACGTCGCGTTAAACACACACTACAACCACTTAACCATCGGCGTTTGGGGTAAAACCTTTGACCGAACCACGACTCTGCGAGATTACGGAGAAATAGCTGATCGCTACGAAGACCTTTTATTCCATACACAAGGGAAAGAGCCTGAACTCTACAGGAGTTGGTATCATTAACTAAACTGTCGCAGGGTCGAAGCTAGGCTTCAGCGCCCGAACAGAAGCGAGCGCGGTTTGGGTAGTAGCTTGTGCAACGGCGTACGCCGCTTGCTTGTCCGCATAATCAGTGCGTTTTGTAGCAACAGTTGTGTTTGCTGTGGTTTCTGCAGTTACTGCTGCTGCTAGTTCAGCAGCGCGGTTGCTAGCGAACCCGGTCATGCGTATTAGATTTGCTGCGGCTGTAATCTTCTTCGCTGCTGAGATTAATACGTTACCACGGAACGTGCCGAGGGTAGTTTCTAGTGACCCCAGGTTAGCGTCCCAGGCACCCTTGGCTGCGTTGAATGTACTCCTGTCTACGACGAAAACTAATTGTGCAGCAGCGAACGTTGTTTCAGCCGCAGGTGGTGGGACCGTCGCTACCGCAATACGAAAGGTTTCTCCCGCATTATAGAACGTTCCCGATTGTGTATAAAAACTATCCGCCGCAGCCTTGAACGTTGTGCATTGAGTATCGAAGAGACCTACACCGGTACCCGCTGCACCAAACGTATTTGCTACACCGTATAACTCGTCCAATGCAGCGTATGCCGCATCAAAATAACCCTTCGCAGTAGCAGCATCATCCGAAATGATTTTCGCACTCGCAACGGTAGCAGCAGCGGTAACCGCTGTGACAACTGCTGTGTCGTAGGCTGTTTTAGCCGTATCCCGCACCGTCTTGGCGGCGGTTTCCGCTGTCTTGGCTGTAGAGTACGTGGTAACTGCAGCGGTATATAGATCATCACCTGGACGAGGGTGCTCCGTATCTTCTTCGGAACCTACAGGAGCTGCAAACTCCTGGGCGTATGTCGCCCAGTCCAGTACCAACTCGTCAACACGTGCTTTTAACGTGTCTTGTGCAGCTACGGCTGTTTCCAGGTTTGTGTAGTACGCGGTGTAGCTTAGCGCCCGGAAGTACATTGTGCTAGCTGCAACGGTTTGCGCTCGATCTTCTTTTAGCTCTGTGAGATCCGCGATGGTCGCGACACGTGCAAGCGTGTCCGCTTTTGGGTCCAGCGGGTCATTGATTTTCATCACCAAAAGGTATTTCGTGGGAAGGTCTCCCGCTGCAGTAACGAGAAATCCAATCATATATTTATTTACACCGCTTATTGTAACAGCGGAACGTGTTTGTTGGGTGTCCGTGGTGGCCATGTTACGTCGTCGCCTCGGTTAGTGTATACGTCGTAGCACCCGTAAAGGATGCCGCTACGATCGGTTGTGCAGTTAACAAGGAGCTAACGCGTTGGCGCACAACCAGCGCATAGTCAGCTGCCGCCGCAGCCGTGGTAAAATCAAGAGTTATACTCCTTTGACGGTAAAAGGCGTGTCCTGCGGATACTGCTTGTGCGCGGTCTTCCAGGTACACCTGTAAATCATTTGGCATGGCGATGTGGCTAAACGTGTCCAGGGCAAGGGTAGCACCCAGTTTGAAGACAAACAGACTAAGCGTGATGTTTTCGGAGGTTTCGATGACACTCTTTACGCGGTAAATTGGGGCCTCGACTGTCACACCCGGCTCTACCGTGTTTGTCTGTGTCAGGGTTACTTGCAGTGTTGTGCTCATGTATATACGTCCGTGACGACCCCGGTAAATGTTACGCCGTGAACATCAGCTGCGTTGACGACGGATTCGACGCTGGCTTGAATTGAAGCGAAGCGACTCTCAGCTGCAGCAACGGTGGCCAACAGTGATGTCCAACGACGACGAAGGAATGTGGTTTTGGAGGTGTCTGCTCGTCGACTCTTGGCTCCGGTGCCTGACAATGCACCCCCGCTTACACTCCACGCTAAACTTCCAGCGGCAGTGGGAAATTCTTTCGCAGAACTGACGGTTAAAAACGTACCAGTGCCGTCAACAGACTCCACTACAAAAGTAGCCGCAGTGAAGTACGTATCGAACCACTCAGGGACTTGTGTCGTTGCGTTGGTGATGGTGAGTGTCCCAGATGCTCCAGTGAACTGGCCTACAACCGCAGCCTCCAACACCGTCGCCTGGACCTCGACGTATTTGTCCAGGTCTTCTAGCGTCACAACCCCTTCGTATTGTTCGTCTGTGTCACCCCCCACCCCAATAGACACCACAAACAGCGGGTACATCCCCACCGGATCGGCTAGGATGATATCCGACACCACACGGTAGGGGTTTACGAGTGCGGGAAGATCCGTTTTTTCTTGTCGTAGTGTTACTGAAATGGCCATATCTAAAACACCTCTGAGCGAACTGTTTTGATGGTATCACGCTGTTAATTATCTAACCAGAAATCTTCAAATTGTATCTTGACGGCTAACTTACCGGTTGGTATACTTCTATCTATGGCACCACCAAAAAAACGTGAGAAATTACAGCGCCTGGAAATACACCTCCCCCCGGCGCTGTTGGTTTGGCTCCGATTAGAGGCACAACAACGGGATATTCCTATGGGAGAAGTCATTCGACAAACGCTACGTGCGTTGATGGAGCACCCTAAATGACTGTTTTGTCTCACCGCATCCGACTGGATTTGAACAATGTTCAGGCATCGTGGTTCAACCGCTGTGCCGGTGCGGCGAGGTTCGTCTACAACTTCGGTCTTGCTAGGTGGCAAGAACTCTACAAGGCCGGGGAGAAAACGTCTTGGCAAAACATCAACGCTGAGTTGAACGCCCGTAAAACTGTCGAGTTTCCATGGTTGCGAGAGTTGCCATGGAAAATTCCAAACACCGCGCTCTCTGATCTCGGTCAAGCCTTCTCCAATTTTTTTCGTCGGGTAAAGGCAGGACAAAAACCGGGATATCCAAAATTTAAAAAGCGTGGTCGTTGTCGGGAATCTTTCTGTATTGAAGGGCGTGTTGTTACTTTCGATGAACGCAAAGTAAAACTCCCCAAACTCGGATGGGTCCGCACTCGCGAAGCTCTGCGGTTTCCCGGCAAAGTTCTCTCTGTCCGCTTTACCAAACAAGCGGGTCACTGGTACGCCTCGGCGCAGGTCGAGATCGATGAATCCCGCTGGTCCTACTCCCATCGCTGCGAAACCCAAGCTGCAGTTGGAGTAGACCTCGGAGTCGTTGATCTCGCAGTTTTGTCTGACGGCACCAAAGTCCCGGCACCTCGCATTCTGCGAAGGCTTGAGGGTAATCTCAGGATGCTCAACAAACAGCTTCACCGACGAACCAAAGGAGGTAAAAATAGATTCAAGACACAACAACGCCTCGCCCGACTCCATGCGCGCATTGCTAACATTCGGCGCGATGTGATACATAAACTCACTGCGCGACTCGTGTGTGACTACGCCTACATTGGGATCGAAAATTTAAACATCAAGGGGATGATGTCCAATAGTCGCCTGTCCAAATCCGTTGCCGATGCTTCGATGGGTGAAGTTTCTCGTCAACTTCTCTATAAGGCCCCGCTTGCTGGTTCGAGTATTGTCGTTGCAGATCGTTGGTATCCATCTTCCAAGACATGCTCCGACTGTGGGCACACAGTTAAAAGTCTGCCTTTGGAAATTCGATCGTGGGTTTGTCCCTTTTGTGGTGTTGTTCATGATCGGGACATAAACGCAGCGATTAATTTGAGAAATATGGCCGTGGCCTACACGGTTACAGCCCCGCGCCTGGGCAGCGCTGGCTTCGTCAAAGTTGACGGAGTGAAACTGCCCTTTGGTGGGGAACCGAGCATCCGTGTTAACTAAACTTAATGCGGTTCAAGTCTCGGAACGGGATGGTGATATAATAAGCGATTCGGAGAGCAGGTACAATAGATGCGTTATTTCATCGGGATCGATCAAGCACTCCAAAAAATAGGGCTCTGTGTCCTCTCTGATCAGGAGGAACCCCCTCTTTTAACCCTCATCCGTCCCAGCCCCAAACTTCGAGGGACGCCGCGTCTCTTATACCTCAGGGATCAAATGACTGAGGTGCTTTCTCCCTTCAAGAGTAGCGTGGCACACGCCGCGTTGGAGGGACAATCCTACGGGTCTCAAGGGGACCTGGACCAGCTCGGCCAAATTAATGGGATAGTGCAGCTGGTCCTTGCGGACCTGGGTGTTGATGAACCGATGATTGTGCCACCGGCAACGCTCAAGCTCTTCGTCACGGGTAGCGGCGCTGCGTCCAAGCCCCGAATGCGTTTGTTAACACAAAAAACCTGGGGCATCGACATCGACCAGGACGACCTTTGTGACGCACATGGTTTGGCGCGTATGGCTCAAGAATATATTCTGAAACGCTCCACCCTGCGGCATCAAATCCAAGCCGTATACAGTGTGTACCACCAAAAGAAACGGAAGCCTCCTGTTCGGAAGGTACTTCCCAAAGCCCTTTAGCTGAGGAGTTCAGATGAGCAGTGACAAGCTGACTTATATACCCGTGTTTTTTCAAGGGGAAGACCCCTACGAAAGTGTTATCTGGACACGACGGGACGCAGTCATAACTAACCAAACAACCGGCGAGGTTATTTTCAAACAACTCAACGTAGAAGCACCGGACTTCTGGTCAACACGTGCAGTACGTGTCGTCGCACAGGAATACTTCAGGGGTCGGCTGGGCACCCCGGAACGTGAAAACAGTGTCCGACAGATTGTATCGCGGGTAGTGGAGACCATTGGTCTGTGGGCAACAGCGCAGAACTACTTCAACGAAGCTTCTTCTCAACGCGCCTTCCTCAACGACCTGACATGGCTTATCCTACATCAAGCCGTGTCGTTCAACAGCCCGGTTTGGTTTAACTTGGGGGTCCCCGACGAACTGCAGCAGTGCTCGGCGTGTTTCATACTCTCTGTTGAAGACGATATGTCTTCTATCTCGGCACTCCAAACCACAGAAACAGCCATTTACAAGTTGGGCTCCGGTGCGGGTGTTAACTTGTCCAAGATTCGTTCCCAGAACGAACTCCTTAGCGGCGGAGGTACCGCGTCCGGTCCTCTAAGCTTCATGCGTGCGCTGGATGCCTGGGCCGGGGTCATCAAATCGGGAGGAAAAACCCGACGCGCAGCGACGATGCGTATCCTGAACATTAACCACCCGGACATCATGGAGTTTATTACATGTAAATCTAGAGAGGAGGACCGTGCGCAGGCGCTAGTAGCGCAGGGGTATTCCCCAGACTTTAACGACCCCAACGGTGCGTACGCATCCGTCGCGTTTCAAAACGCTAACCACACTGTCCGAGTGACACGTAAATTTATGCGTGCAGTACAAGCGATGGTGGGTGGGGACTCCGAGTTGGTGCATGCACTGATACCTATTGTAACGGGAATTATCCCAGGGGTATTGGTGCGGGATTTGTGGTCAGCGATTTGTGCAGCAGCGCATCGCTGCGGTGATCCGGCGCTGCAGTTCGATGACATGATTAATTACTGGAACACCGTAGCTAATGACGAGCGCATTAACGCAACAAATCCCTGCGCGGAAAGTGTGTTCCTCGACAATACCGCCTGCAACCTCGCTAGCCTCAACCTGATGTCCTTCAAGTCCAAGGACGGCTTTAAGTACGAACTGTTCCAGTCCGCTGTCCGCACCATGATAATCGCCCAGGACATCCTGGTAAGTAAAGCGGATTATCCTACCCAACAAATCAAAGACAAAACACTCGACTATCGCCCCCTCGGATTGGGCTTCACAAATATGGGCGCTTTTCTAATGAGTGAAGGTATGCCCTACGACAGCGACCAAGCCCGTACACGCATATCCCGAATCACGTCGGTCCTCACCTCCACGGCGTATGTAATGTCCGCAGAGTTATCTCGGGCGTTGGGTCCCTTCCCGCGCTACGAAGAAAACAAGACGTCGCTGCTTCGTGTGTTGCACCAGCACAAGGATTATTGCAAAGATGAGTTTACCGCTGCTGGTTGGCGAACAGCGATTGCGGAGATTGAGCAACACGGCTGTCGTAACGCACAAGTTACCCTGATGGCACCCACCGGCACCATCGCTTTTATGATGGACTGCGACACCACAGGTATTGAACCTGAGTCCAGTCTTATCAAAACCAAATACCTGGTGGGTGGGGGGAGCATGAAAATCCCTAACCGCATCATTGATACGGCGTTAAAAAGCCTACACTACAAAGACGCTTCACGTGTGCAGTTATTAGCGTATCTCGCCAAGCACGGCCACTTCGAGGGCTCTGAACTCCGTAAAGAACACCTACCCGTATTTGACTGCGCCATCCCCTCCGCAGGTACACGCATGCTTTCCATCGACGCGCATCTCAAGATGATGGCGGCTATTCAACCATATATCTCGGGAGGTATGAGTAAGACCGTCAATCTACCAGCCAACGCTACCGTTGAAGACTTCTCCGAAGTGTATCTGAAAGCGTTCGAACTGGGGTTGAAAAGCGTGGCTGTTTACAGAGACGCATCCAAACTGAGTCAACCCCTGGTGACTGCGGCGCTTGTAGAAGAACCTGTGACATCCCGGGAACACGAAGTCCGTGTCTACCCCACGTATACACGCCATCGTTTACGTAATCATCAGACCAACGGACACCGTATACGTCTCAAACTCGGAGATTATAAAGTGTACCTTTGGGTCACACCATACGAGGACACTGGGTTACCAGGTGAGTTCTTTGTGGCGACCTCGAAAGAGGGATCAACCGTAAAGGGCTACATCGAGGCGTGGGCACAAGCAGTCTCCTTCGGTTTGCAAGCGGGTGTCCCGTTGGCTTTCTTTGTGGAGAAATTCAGCCACACCCGTTTCGAACCCGCAGGACTTTGTAGTGACCCGGATGTTCGTTTCGCTACGAGTCTACCTGACGCAATCATGCGTAAACTGGATGCGGTGTTTCTAAAGGGCACACTTCCGCCCGCACCTGTATCTACTAGTTCAGATACTCACGACACACCCCCGTGTCCCTTCTGTGGCGCACTACTACAGCGTCACGCCAACAACTGCTTCAGTTGTCCCAACTGCGGCACTTACAATGGATGTGGCTAATGCTGAAATGTTCTAACTGTGGAATCGAACTTACCGAGGAAGGTTACCCCGTTTTCATTTACCACAGAAACAACCGCGTCGCAGTGATATGTGATGAGTGTCAGAAGGCACGCAAAATCTCAATCGTGCTCGCCAAAGTAAACGATGCGTGGTTCTTTGAGCAGTACCGACCTGTGGAGGTTTAATGTGGCGTCAAGCACAAAAATCACGCACGAGCTTATAAGCGAAGCAGTCGCAGCCCAAGTGGTGACTTCCGCTCTCCTTATCGGCACCAAGGAGGATTTCTGGTATTACGGAATCCTCAACTGGTTCCTTAACCTGGTGTACTCCAAAAAGAACAAGGATATGTTCCTGAGGGACTTCTGGACCACGATTGGTAGCAGCATCGCTGCGCCGGTGTCAGCCGTGATAGGTGTGATACCTCAAGATGTAGCGCTCCGCCGCACAGCCCTCTACGTTAGTGACGCGGGGTGGTCACTGAATCAGTGGGATACCATCCTGCACGAACTAGAGCACGTACGTCAAGCGAGCCGGTGGACAACCCCCTTGTTCGCCTTCCTGTACCTCTTCCCCCTGTCCCTGGGGGGTCTCCTGCTGCTCACCTGTTGGCTTCCGGTGTTCTGGGCATCAGGGTGGCACCTGGCGCTCTGGATCCCCGCCTGGGCTATCCTGGGTGGTCTCTGCTTCATCCCACAGCTCCCTGACCCATGGCGGACGTACTGGGAGCTCCAGGCGTATACCCTGAGCCTCTACTGCTACTGGCTTCAATGGCATAAGATCGACGATGCGTACATTGAACGAAGGCTCCAGAACTTCACGGACATGACCTACTACATGATGGAGCCGCGTAAAGCGTGGATGAAGAATAAACTAACCGCCATCGCAGACGCTATCGTAGAAGGAACACACCCCGTAAAGGACCACCCTTTGGTCAAGGTGTTGCGTAGTGTCAGGCAATAGTGTACGGCGCATCGGCCTTACACCGGCGTTCCTTCGTACCGCGTATTACTACCTGTGTTTGGGTTTTGGTACGTACACACCTGAGTCCAGCTCGTACGACAAGGTCGTTGTCAAACCACTCTACGAGTTTGGAGGGCACCCTGACCGACCCGACGTCATCGAGGAACATGCGGGCGGTGTAGTAGTGGAGTTCTACAAGGAGGGAAGGAAGACACGCTCCCTGGACTTCCGATGTCAGGTTGTAGGTTGGAGCGGTTTTCCTGTGCTACGACCTGTCAGCGATGAGGACGCCAGTTAACACACCGAGTGCGACGAGCGCTACACCCCCACCAACAACCCAGCCCAGCCAACCGTACGTAGGTTTGTACTTATACTTGTTCTTCTCAGCGATTTCCTTTTTGAGGTCATCGACGAGTTGAGCGGTGCGTGCCGCTTCGTTTCGTAACTGAGTCGTCATCGAAGCGAGCACGACAGTATACTTCGCCGCGATATCTTTGTGCAGCGCTACTTGACGTTCCAGATTCGCGGCTGTTTCACGCCACGTGTAACAGTCCGAATCCCGCTTCTTGAGGGTGAGTGCCCCCTCTTTGTCGTAAACAGCCTGGAGCACGTGTAGCTTCGCACCAACGGTGCACAAGCGCATGGTCCAGGGCGGTAGGATTTGTAGGTTCTCTGCAACCTCTCCTGGTTGAGTATCCTCAGCCAGGAGGGGGAGTGGGGCCAACACTAACGCTAACGCCATAACTACGGCTATTGTTTGTTTATGTCGCCCCATGATTTCAGACTCTCCAGTTTTATTTTGCGCTGCGCGTGTTCTTGTTCAAGTTGCGCCAGCTCTACTTCGTCTTTTTTTAGCTGTGACTCTTTGATGACCACACTGGCGATAATCGCTGCGCGCTTTTGTTGTTGCTGTTCTTGTAGTGCGACGTGTCGTTGCTGCTCCGCGTCTATCTTTTGATGTTCCAGTTCGGTACGTGCCTCAGCGAGTTCCTGTGACCGACGGTTAAAGTAGTACCACAGGATTCCAATACCAATGAGCGCGATGAGCGCACCCCCCACTGCAAGAAGCCACTTCCACCACGAGCCGGAGGTCTTACTCTCCTGCGTCTTTTCGTTGCGGGTGACTAACGTTTTGATGGCTTCGTCAATAAACGCAGCGAGGTCAGTTTCTTTTTTAGGTTCGACAGGCATTTTAGATGGCTGCTTGATAAGTTATCACGTTCAGCGTCCCGATATTTGCACTAATAGGTACCATATTAGCCGCTACGATTGAATTAGTGTACGCGATGGGTGTGTCTGTCACCCTGGAAGGACGTACCGTATTGCCTATGACGGTCATACTTGTAGTGTAATCGAACAAAATCAACGTATGGTCCGACGCTGGAGCAGCTAACATATCTAACAGATTGTTATTGAATTGACAGTGATAGATCGCTTTGAGCGGATCAGCCTTGAAGCTAATCATATGGGATATAGTATCCCTTTGCTTGTAACAAACGAATGTATTGTCGTTAACTTTGACACCGTGTACACTCATCGTGGAAGTAGTTAGCACTACTAGAACGGCTCCCGTCTCTGCGTTAACAGCAGTGTTGGTGTTATCAAAGTAACAACCCAATACATGTGTGTCATTGGAGTTAACGAGT